GTGGGATACAAAAAAAGAAGTAAAAGAAGTAGCGAAAAATGTTACTAAAAAAGTAATGAATACTTGTCAAAATAATGATATTAAAGATTTAATAGATGTAATAGTAAATACAATAGAAAATCCTCAAAATGTTGGTGAAACATTATATAAATTATCATCTACTGTTTTTGTACAATCTGTAGATAATCCAACTTTATCTATAATTGTACCAATATTAATAAGAGGATGTCATGAAAAAAAAATAGAAAGTAAGAGACAAGTATGTGTTATAACAGATAATATGTGTAAATTAATTGATTATCCACATGAAGCATCAACATTTTTACCAGAATTAAAACCATTAATATTAAAATTATCAAATGAAATGTCTGAACCTGAAGCACGTAATATGGCAAATAAATGTTTAAAAACACTAAATAATATAGATGATTATGTTAATACATTTGAAACAACTAAAATAATATCAGAAAGTGAATTAAAAAATATAATAATTAATAATACAAATAATATTAATAGTGAAATACATATAAATTATTTAACATCTGTTTTGTTATCTATGATAAACGGTAATTTATTTGATAAAAATAATTGGAATGATATAATATATTATTATCTAGCACCTTTTAATATTACAAATAGTGATATTAATAATATTTATAATGAATGTTATAAAACATGTATACCAAAAGAAATACAAGATGATGAAAATGAAGAAGGTGAGGATTTATGTAACTGTGAATTTTCATTAGGTTATGGAGCAAAAATATTATTAAATAATACAAGATTACATTTAAAAAGAGGTAAACGATATGGTATATGTGGATATAATGGTTGTGGTAAATCAACATTATTAAAAGCAATTGCAAATGGACAAGTAGATAATTTTCCGCCACCTGAAGAATTAAAAACAGTATATGTTGAACATGATATACATGGCAGTTATTCAGATTTAAAATTAGTAGAATTTATTAAATTATTTAATAAAAATATAGATGATAATGTTATTTATAACAAACTAATAGAATTTGGTTTTTCAGATGCTAATATTAATTCTGTAATATCTAATTTATCTGGAGGATGGAAAATGAAATTGGCATTATGTAGTGCAATATTAGAAGAACCAGATATATTACTATTAGATGAACCTACAAATCATTTAGATACAACAAATATAAAATGGTTGGAAAATTTTTTAATATCTCAAACAAAAAAGACATCATTAATTATATCGCACGATACAAAATTTTTAGATAATATTACAACAAATATAATACATTATGAAGATAATAGAAAATTAAAAAATTATAAAGGAAATTTAGAACAATTTGTAAAAAGAGTACCAAAAGCGAAAACATATTATGAATTATCAGATGAAAATTTATCATTTACATTTCCAACACCAGGATTATTAGAAGGAATTAAATCAAAAGGGAAAGCAATTATTAAAATGGAAAATTGTACTTATAAATATCCAATGCGAGAAATTCCAACAGTTATGAATATAACATTGCAAGCATCATTAAATTCACGAGTTGCTGTTACGGGACCTAATGGTGCTGGTAAATCAACAATAATTAAAATATTTTGCGGAGAACTAAAACCAACTATTGGTAATGTATGGCGTCATCAAAATATGCGTATAGCATATATTGCACAACACGCATTTTATCATTTAGAAAAACATTTAGATAAAACACCAAATGAATATATACAATGGAGATATTCATCTGGTGAAGATAGAGAAAAGGCAGAAGATAAAGAAGATTTAACAAAAGAAAAAGTGTTTAAAACAGAAGATGGTACAATTGAAAAAGGTGTAATAGAATATTTATGTTCTAGAAGAAAAACAAAAAGAACATATGAGTATGAGGTAAAATGGTTAAATAAAGATGTAGATAAAAATACATGGTTATCAAGAGAAAAATTAGAAGAGAATGGATATGCAAAATTAGTACAACGTTTAGATCAACAAGAGGCATTACGTTCTGGATTAGCAACAAAATCATTAACAACTAAATTTATAGAAAAACAGTTATATGAGATGGGTATAGAATCTGAAATAGCAACGCATTCAAGAATACGTGGTTTATCTGGTGGACAAAAAGTGAAAGTTGTATTAGCAGCATGTATGTGGAATAATCCTCATATATTAGTTATGGACGAACCCACAAATTATTTAGACAGAGATTCTTTAGGGGCATTAGCAGCCGGAATAAAAAAATATGAAGGTGGTGTAATATTAATATCACATAACAGTGAATTTACAAATAACATATGTAGTGAAAAATGGATAGTAAATAATGGCAAATTAATTAGAGAAGGCGATGAACAAATTGATGAAAAAATAAATCAAAATATTGAAATAAGCGACACAGTATTAGATTCTATGGGTAATGAAATCAAAGTAAAAAAAGAAAAGGTATTAACTGCTAGAGAAAAGAAAAAATTAGAAAAAAAGAAAGCAGAAAGAAGAAAAAAAGGGTTACCTTCGGAATCAGATGAAGATTATTAAAAAAATGGATTATATTTAACATTAATATTATCATTAACAACACTATGTGAAAAAAAGCAGTTACATTTAATATGACAAAATTTACTATTTTTATTAAGATTTGTATTTAATTCATTTGTAATATTTTTAAGTTTTAATTTAGTTTGATTTGGTAATAATAATGTAGTATTATTATTATTTGATGATAATAATAATTTTTTATTATGAATTATTGTATGATATTGTAAAGTATTTGCAAAATATAATATAATTGAAAATATAAAAAAATTATTCATTAATTATATTACTTAATTTATTTTTAAGTAAATTATTTTCATATAGTAAATCGTCGTTTTCTTTTTTTATTTTTTGATAAATATCAATATGTTCACTACGTTCAGTTTCTAATTTATTTTTTAATTTATTAATTTGTCTATTCATAGCATTAATTAAATTATTTGTTTCATTTAAAGTAAAATCTTCATTATTCATTTTAATATTAAAGTAAGATTAATTTATTTAATAAATAAACACTTATAAAATATTTAATTTTTCTCTTAATTGTGCATTTTCAATTTTAAGTTTATTATACATTTCGCGATATTCTTTTCTTTCAATATCTAGTTTATCTTTTAAAGTACTAATTTGTAATTGTAAAATAGAAATAGTATCTTCTAAAGTTATTTTATTATCAGTAGAATCCATTCTTAATATATAAAAATAATTAGTGATATTATCATTTTTTTTTTATAATATCAAAAAAAAGTAAATTATATATAACTAAATTATTCATTATCCTCTTCTTCATCTGTTTTAAATTTCATACCTTTCCATCCTTTATCAGAATAAGGACCAATTAATTTTTCAAAATATGCCTTTAATTGATTTCTATCTGGTTTCTTTTTATTATTAGGAACATTATTAATACACCATAATCTAAAGTCATTAAATAGAGTATTAATAAGAACTCTATTATTATTATCATCATTATTTAATAATACAATTCTATCATTTTTATACTGACCAATAATATCATTATTATTTTTATAACTCTCGGTGGCAATTCTAACTTCCATCGGTTCATGTATCGAATTAGGATTAATATGTTTATGCCTTTCAATTAACATACTCATAAAGGTTTCAGACCATCTATCAAATTTTTCAGATAATTCTAAATCCATTGGAAATTCATTTGCTTTTTTAGGATTTTCACAAAATTTAGAAAGGAATTCTATAACTCTAATTCTTCTCCAAGTACCACCATCATCACTTGGAACTTCTGGTAATTCATTACAAGTTAAAATCATTTTAAATTGTGGTTTAAATTCAAATGGTTCTTTATATAATCCTCTGCATAAAATTCTATCATTACCAGATAATTCTTTCATAAATCCTATATTGATTTTATCTTGTTCACTAGGTTCTTGCATAACAGCAAATCGTCTACCTTTAGTTCTTTCTAGTTCACTTTGAGCACTATTGGATGCTGCTCTTTTTTGTGTTAAAAGAGCAATGGGTAAAATACTATAATAATCGCCAATAGTTTTTTGAATAAAATCTAATAATCTACTTTTACCATTACTACCATTACCAGTAAATACATAAAATCGTTCTTGAACAATACTTCCATCAATAATACATGCAATAATATCTAATACATAATTTCGTACAGCATCATTTATAAATATTTTTGAAAAGAAGTCATTAATTTCCTCAATTTCTGGTGATTCTGGATTATATGGTATATAATTAATTTTAGTAGAATATGAAATATAATCATCGGGCATACCATCACGAAATATATGCATTTTTAAATCATACACACCATTTGCAAAACCAATTAAATGCGAACGACTATCTAATAACTCATCAAATTTTTCATCAATAAATAAACTTTTGCATTCTTTCATAACACTATCTTTAAAACCTGCATTTTTTAGTTGTCCAGCAATTTTTAAAGATTTTTTAGCTTTTTCAGCATTGGCAGTTTTTTGATCATCATCTTCTAAATTAATTTGTAAACTATTCCAAAATTGAGTTCTTTCAACAAATTTATTACAAATATCGGTACTTAATATAATACGTAATAATAAACCTTCACTTGTTTGACGCCATCTATGTTTATCTTTATCATAATAATACCAAGTTGATTTGTTAACTGCTTTAATTTCATCTTTATAATGTGTTTGTACTACTTTGGCAACATCATAATGAGTACCATCACCTCTGATACATAAATCAATCCAGGGAAATAATGATTCATCAATAATTTCTTTATATTTATTTAAATTATCTTGTTTCGCCCACCATCTTAAAGTACCCATACCCATATGATCTTTTCTCATTTTATTCCAAAGAACTTGACATTCTCCTTCAACATACGATGAACTAATTTTAGAAAATTCAATCCAAGTTTCAAGAAGACGATAATCAATATTTCTTAATACCCACCCTAAATTAATCCATTCTTCATAATTATCTGCTCTATTACAAGAAATACAATCTAAAACTAATCTACGTGATAATAGTAATTCAGCATCAGAAGTATTATTTTTATTAACATTTAAAGATTTAGCAAAGATATTATTATGTAATTTATTTTTTTGTTTTACATCAATTGATGGCAAAATATGTTTAGTATATTCATCAATTTCTGATATAAAAATATCTTTAACTTTACATATATCAGGATTTATTTCTGTATTTCTCATCGAAAATAATTTAATATATTTTAAATTTTGTTCTGCAGAAACTGGTTCAAAAATTTCTATTCCATTTTTAAATATTTTAGTAACAGCATATGCTTCACAATCCGGTTTTCTACTACCATACATTTGCCAACAGTTGACATCAATAATTGCTTTATCTATAATATCTTCATTATTATTACAAACAGATAAACCAGAAAACATTTCACTAGCAACATCAAGTATTTTTCTTCTAATAAAATGTTGTTCATTAAAAGTTAATTTTATATAAGGGTAAACTATATGTATTCCATCTTTTAATTTATTTCTACAAACAGTTGGATTCGATTTTTCCATTAAATACGCAACATTATAATCTTCTTTAATATCAATATATTTAGTAATAACAGCATTATAAAACTCAATAATTTTTAATATATTTTTATTTGTATAAATGCGTTTATATTTAGGTTTTAAACTATCATCATCAATTTCGTGTGATGTAGGACTTATTAAAAATCGAAAATCTAAATCAATTCTTAATGGACTTGGGTTTAATGGTTTTTCTGTAAAATGTAAATGAATCCCATTTGTAATTGCTAAACTATAAATTCTAATAAATTCATCATATTTATCATCAGGAATAAATAATGATTTTTTTGGATGTCCAATACTTGTATTGGTGTAAGGACATCCTTTTTGTACACTATATTTATGTATAAATGAATTTAGTTCTTCTTGAATACCACCCATTTTAAATATATATTAACCTTAATATATATAATCAATTTTTATTTTATATATTTTACTTAGCATTTTATCATTTTTTTATCCTTATTGTTATGGTGTCATAAAAAAAATCATTCTATCATTTTTCATTATTATTGTTGTAATATTAATAATAATAATAAAAAAAATATTTTAAATAAAACAGTAAGTAAGACAAAAATAATGACTGAATTAGATCTTGCATATGGATATCTAGATGAAGAAAAAAAAGTAGATAATAATTATATGGATAATTTACAAATATCTCAAATGAATAATATGGAAAATAATATTCAGGGTGATAATAAAATAAATTTTGAAGAAAATAATAATAATAATATAGTAGATAAAAAACATAGAAAAAAGAGAATGTCTAATACAAATTATGATGAAAGACCAATAATACAAAGAGAAAGTGAACAATATACAATGCCCCAAGATATACCCGTAGAATATCCATATAAAAAAGTTAATAAACAACAACAGCAACAAGTTGTATATTATAATACTTCATTTTGGGATAAATTAAATTCCAAAAAGACCGAAGTATTTAAATTAATAATGTTTTCATTAGTTATACTTTTGGCTATTTCTTTTGATAAACTTTTTACATTTTATTTATCAAAATATATTAATGAAAATGTATTAACTAATAATCAAGAATTATTATTAAGATTAAGTTATCCGGTATTAATTATATTATTACTTTGGATATTTAAAGCTTTATAATTTATTTTTATTCTTTTTAAAAATATAAAATATTTTAATTATTAATAATTAGGATATGAAAATTGAAAATCAATATTGCAGTCCTTCGGCTATTTCTAACGGCCCAACATGTTTATCAAAAGAATCATTAAAATTCTTAATTGATAGTTATAATAAATCAAAAAAATATAAAAAATCACAAATATTATATTATGATAATAATACTCAGTTTGAATTATTTAAAAAATTAGATAATAAATTGAAAAAAATTACTAAAGGCTCGGGAAAATACTGGTTTTGGCCGGATATTATTAAAAATTTAACCCCGGTAGAAAATAATACTATATTACAAAATATACAAATGAATGAATTAAAACCAGAAAAACCAATTGAATGGATTAAAAATCCCAAGGAATGGTTATCAAACTATGATATTGATAAAATAATGTATCAGTATAGTAATTCAAAAAAATATAAATATAAATATATAGGGACATTTTCTATTGATTTTGCGGTTAAAAATAAAAAAGGTCAATGTTTATATAGTAATATGTGTAATATCAATATTAAAAAAGATTTAATTAATAAAAAATATAATTATTTAGGATTTATAACTAATTTAGATAAACATGATGAACAAGGATCTCATTGGACATCTACATTTATAAATTTAAATTGTAATAGTAAATCGTTTGGAGCGTATTATTATGATAGTGTTGCTAGAAAAACACCTAAATTAATTATGGAATTTATATTAAATATAAAATCTCAATGTAATAAAATTTATCCAGACAAAAATTTTAAAATACGCTATAATAATCATCAACATCAATATTTAAATACAGAATGTGGTATGTTTTCAATGATTTATCAATTAAGATGGATTAATTATTTATTAAAAAATATGGATACTACATTTAGAAAAGTAATAAATAGTAAGGATTTAAACGATAAAAATAGTAATTTATTGCGTAATTATTTATATAGACCAAATTATTTGACATTATTAGATAAGTAATTTATTTAATTTTATTATAATATCCATTTTAGATATACTACATGCAGCCAATGTATTATTTTTTTCTGTTTTTAATAATAATTTATTACTTTTTATTTTTTTATTATTTAATAATTTAATAAAATAGTGTGTATTTGTATTTTTTAATTCTAAATTATTGTGATAAATATATCCTGCCTTTGAACCCACACGTCTAATAGCAATTGTTGGATTATCTATTTTATTAACAAAAATATAATTTTTATTAGGATATATTTTTCTTATAATTTTTCTATTATAATTAACTTTTTTCCATATTTGAAACACTAATTTAATTGGTAAATTAAAACTATTATCAGGTAAATTATATGATTTAATTAATTTAAAATTTAATGGTACTGTTTTTTTTAAAAAATACTTATTGAAACTTCTTGGTAATATAAAAGAAAAACTATCGCAAAATTTTGAACAATATTTTATAAATTTTATAGCCATAGATGATTTTTTTCCAAAAGGTGGATTACCAATTGCATGAATATTATTATATTTTTTTTTTATTTTTTTGTAATTAAATTTAAGAAAATCTTTTTTTAATATTAACTTATTTTCTGGTTTAATATCCATTAATAAATTATTTTTATTTTTTATACAAGGTATAAATGCACCATCGCCCGCACTAGGTTCTATAATTAAGTCTGTTTTATTAATTTTAATATTTTTTTTAAATAATTTACAACATAATTTTATAATTTTATTATTTGTATAATATTTATCCATACTTATTTTTTGTTAATATTTTTTTCACATTTTTTGAATTTCATAAATATATGATTACATAAATTAGTATTCTTATATTTATGTAAGCATTGTATATATTCATATTCTATATTACTACAATCATCGGATATATACGTTTTATCATTAAATATTACAATATTATACAGAGACATAATAATTAAAAGGTTATATATTTTATATAAATAAAATAAAAATAACGATAATATATAAAGAGAAACAAAAAAATGTTTAATAAAATTAATATTCTTATTATTGTTTCTATAATTTTAATATTTATATTAAATTTATTATCCTTACATAAAATAATAGTTAAAAAAAATTCTAAATATATTGAACAATTTACAAATAAAGATATTTTAAAAGTTTGTCCACGAGGTTGTGGTCATCACTATAGTGTTCCGAATTGTGATGAATGTATTTTTAATACTAAAGAATATAGTAAAAGTTCTTTAAAAGATAGAGAATGGATAGATAGTTATCATATTAAGGGTGATTACAGTGAAAAATATGCTAAATATTTAGTTGAAAAATGGAAAAATATAAATAAATCTGCAGTGTTTCGGTTTAATTTAATAAATAAAAATGTAATAATACAAACTAATATTCACCCTTTATATCAAACTTTATTATATGAAAAGTATAATCCGGAAAAAGATAGAAATAATGTTAATGATATAATTAATTGGATTAAACAAATTAATTATACTGGTAGCACTGATAATTTAGTTGTTGTTAAAAAAACAAACAATTGGAAATATATAGATATTAAACCTGAAAATGATATTATTGATATTATTAATAATATTGTAATTGATAAAAATTTGGCATCATTAAAATATTATAAAGATAATGTTTTACAAACATCTCAAGATACAGATGATAATATAGATATTAAATTAAAAAATATATGTGATGTTAAAATTGATATTTTTAGTAATAAAAATTATAAAAAATCATTTGAATATGCAAAATTAAGATGGGAAAAGATAAAAGATATGAAAATAGAAGAATATGTTAATTACATTATTAATAATATAAATAATGGTGAAGGATTTCATGTTGATGATATTATTTATTTGTTTAGTTTTCAACAAGAAAAGGGTTTACAATATATTGATAAAATAATAGAAAAATTAAAGGAAGCTGAGAAAAAAAGGGAAGAAAAATTAAAAAAAATATTAAAAGATAATAATGGTATAATTGATATGTTATTAAAAGCAAGTTGTCAAAATAAAGATAATAAATATTTTACAGAATTATCAATGACAAAAATGAATGTAAATGATTATATATGGCCAATATTTAAAAGAAAAGACATGTTAGATACAAATTTAAAAGAATTAAATAATATTCAAAATATTTGTAAAGAATATACATTATGTAATAATAATAATGATAGTGAATGTTTATTTGTAAATGATCAATAAATATTATTATCGCTAGTTTCATTATCACTAGTTTCATTCTCGCTAGTTTCATTCTCGCTAGTTTCATTCTCGCTAGTTTCATTCTCGCTAGTTTCATTCTCGCTAGTTTCATTATATATTTCTCTATTTACATCATAACCATTATCAAATATTGAACGATTATATACTTCTTCTTTTTTTTTATAAATATTATAGGAAACTTCTTCGTCATCATCATCATTGTTTAATGGTTTATTATATTTATAATCAATAAAATTCATATTGTATTCAGGATTAATAATTGATTTATTTAAGTAATTTGTCTGTACAGCACTATAATAATGTATTGCAATTATCATATCATGATTAATCCCTCTAAAATTATATAATTCATTATTGTAATCAACAAATTTAAAAGTCATTTTTGATAATTTACCAATTGGATGAAACTCTTTTAATTTTAATTTATAAAATGTATTTTTTTCTTCATTTAAACCACTTGATGTTAATTTAATTTTACCAAGTCCCAATGTATTTTTTGTATATGAAAATGAACCATATAAATGGTCTTCTATTTCGGGTGATTTTAGTATAATATATTTTGTTCCTAATAAATTTACCATACCAGGTGCTATAATATATTCATTCGTATCATATATTGAATGAAAAAATTTATTGTATAAGTTATTATTGTTTATATTAATATATTGATAATTTATATTATTTTTATTTGTAATTGAATAAAATCCTAATATTTCATCAATAGTTGAATTATTCATATCAAATATAATTTTACGGTCTGATGTAAATTTAAGTATATTTGTTAAATCAATGGGATCACTTGCACCTGTACAATTTAAATTTAAATAATTATATTTTTCGTTAATTACAGAAAATTTATTATTTATAGCAACAATTAATTTATTAAGTGTATAATTACCTTTTTCAATATTAATAACTATTTTTGCAAATTTTTTATTAAGAAAAACATTATAATCATCTGTATTATTTAAATCATATACATCAGTAGGAGTTTTATATTCGATTAAAGGTTTATATATATATTCTGGTTGAAATTTATAATATTTATTATTAACACTAATAAATGTATCACTTAATATATTATTATATTTAGGAATATAATATAATAAGTTATTATTTATTGTATTTATTTTAATATAATTTAAATAATGTAAATTATCTATATCAGTAATATTAATATTTAAATATTTATTTTCAATATCAATTAAATTATAAGATTCTGATACATTATTTGAACTAATTAAACTACTTTCGTCTATATTAGAATATGTCCATAATAAAATATTTTTTGTTGGAAAATAAAATATATCATCTTGTTTAATATAAGATTCTGCTGTTATATTACTGTGTATAACCGCATTAATTTTATCAATACTATATAACAATGTTTTTTCTAAATTATTACTTATATTATAATTTATATATTCAATATATTTATCATTATTATTTATATGTTGCCAATTATTTCCGGATGGAAATAAATTAAAATCTAAATCATTGTATGATAAATTATGTGTAATATTACTATTAAAATTATTATTTATTATTATATTATTTAAACTTTTATTACTTATCCAATTACCTTTAGATTTATAATATAAAGTAACAGGTTTCCATAAAATATTATTAAAATTAAAATATTTATCACTGTAATTATCAAAAATATATTCAATATATGGTTTATAATAATTATTATTAACAATTATATAACTATATCTATTAATAGTAGAATTATTATTTTCTATAATTTCTAATTCATTATCTGTTATTTCTATATGATATAAGTTTTCTAATTTATTATGAAATATATTATCAATATCTGATATTCTATAATAATTGCTTTCTATTTTTTTACATCTATACCATAATTTTTTATTTATTTTAATAACTGTTTCTTGAATATATATATTTAACTCATCATATGTTAAAATTTCTCTAATATCAATATTATCAGCACTTATATTATTTACATAATTTTCTAATTTATTAAAAATATTAATATTGTTTTTTAAATTAAAACCTGTTATAATATAATTATCACTTTTAAAAAATTTAAATGGTGAATTAAAAAATACATAAGAGTCATATTCTAATAAACTTAAATCAAAATTAATATCATTTAATTCTCTATTATTAAACTTATATGTATCAATATCTAATATATTAAATGTATGTAATAATCCTAAATATTTAGTTATATTATTATCAATAAGTATATAATTAGTAATTTTACTTATGTAGTCATTTTCTATATTATTTGTAAAATATATCCATTCACAACCGAAATTTATGTAATTAACTGGTTTATAATAAAAATCATTAGCTTTAATATAATTGTTATATTCAATATATTCACTAATTTCATATTCATAAAAATTTATGTAAGAATAATTATCATAATAATTTGAATGATTAACATTATTTCTTTTATCAATTTCATTTGATAAATTTGAATTTATAATTTCTATTAAATTTAATGGTTTATTTATACCTATGTTTTCCCATATTAAACCTAATTTATTATCAAAAATATCTGTTTTATTACTTGTATTATTATTAATACAATATATATTAGAAATATTATTATAATTAAGAGTTGCAATAAATTCGTCATATTCAATATTATACATATAATAATTTAAAATATTACTGTCAAAATATATATTAGATGATATATATTTAAAATATGAAATATCATTATAATCATTAATAATATTACAAGTATTAACAAAATCGTGTTTAATCCATTCTGTTTGATTTAATGTTTTAATATAATTAATAGTATTTAAATTGTCAATTTTAATATTATCATCTTCTAATTCAGTTATGATATTTGCATTTAATTTATTTATATTTTTTTCCAATAAATGTCTATTAATAGTGTTTTTTAATTCTATTTTATTATCATATTCAGTTATTGTTTCCCATTTTTTACCAATTACATTATTATCATAACTAATCAATGGGTCAATATTAGAATTAAAATATAAAATAAAATTATTGGTATTTACATCAATATTATACATAGTTTTTGGTATTGTTATATCTAAAATTTCAATACCAAAAACATTTTTAAATGGTATTTCAAAATTGATAACATATTCATTAGGTTCAGGATATAAATTTTTATCACGTAATCTACTATCTACTAAAAATGTATAATTTTCTTTATAACTATTTTTTTTCATATAATCTACATCCTCGATACTCATTTTTATATAAAATAAATTATATATTATTATTAATAAATATATAATTTTTTAAATATGTTTAATAATTCGTATATATATAATAAACAATTTGATAAAATATTAATAATTGGAGATATTCATGGTGATTTAAAAAGACTAAAAAATATATTAATTAATGATAATATAATAAATAATAATTTACAATGGATAGCATATAATACGATTGTTATACAATTAGGTGATCAAATTGACAGTTTAAATCGTAATGAACATATTAATAATTGGGAGATAATATCAGATGTTGAAGTTATTAATTTTACAAATATTTTAAGTAATTTAGCATTAACAAAAAACAGTTTTTTCATATCTATAAATGGTAATCATGAATTAATGAATATATTAGGTAATTTTAGTTATGTTTCAAATAATAGTAAATATTCTAATAGACTAAATTCCTTTAAAAAAAATGGTATATATAGTAATATTTTAGCAAATAGACCACTTGTTGTTAAAGTAAATGATTTAATATTTTGTCATGCGGGTATTACAAAAAAACATTTAGATTTATTAGATAAATATAATAAAGATATATTTTATATAAATGAAATATGGAAAAAGTTTGTTCTTTTAAATATAGTTGATGTAAAAGATAAAGAATTATTTGATAATATAATATTAGACAATGATGGAATTGTATGGACAAGACAACAACAATCAAAAGAAGATGTTAAATATATATTAAATAAATTAAAATGCAATTTTATATTTATTGGTCATAATACAGTTGATACTATATCTTTACATAATAATACTTGGTATATAGATAATGGAATATCGAGAGCATATGGTAAAGAAAAATATCAATATTTAAAAATAGTTGGTAATGAAATAAGTATAGTACAATTATGAAATTTTTATTTAAGTAATAAATATAATAATAATTATAATGAATTTAAAATATTTATTATTATTAATTAATATTATATTTGTATATGCGGCAGATATAATAACATTAAATCCCAAAGTTGCAATAATTACTAGTTCAATAAATAAAATAGGTTACGGTATAACATTAACATATGCAAAAAAAGGGTATGATTTAATCTTAGTTGATAATACTAATATAAAATATTCTTATCGTGTAAAAGAATATTTAAAAAAAAAATATAATATTAAAGTTGATTTTGTAAATGGTGATATTACATTATTAAAAACACGTCAAGATATATATAATATATATGATATATTATATTCAAATACACATATTTTATCAATATTAATATTTAATTCAGAAACATTTATAAACAATAATAATAATACTATATATAATACTTATTCTGATTTATGTAATAAATTTATTGAAAGAGTAAATAAAATAGATGGTGCTAGTATAACAAGTATATTATATCCAGGTATAAAATCACAAAATAAAAAATTTAATAGTTTATTAAATGTTATGAAAAATGTTATGGAAAAATATAGAAGAATTTGTATATTAAATAATATTAATATAAATACAATAATGCCTAAATCAGTTGTAGATGATAATGTTGAACTAAAATTAAAAGAATTTATAGGTGAAAATTATGTAAATTATATAATTAAAAATGATAATATAATTAATTTTATAAAATCGCAAGATATTGGTTTATTAACAGATTTTTTATCAACAAAAATCGGTAGATTAATAACGTGTGAAGTTATTAAAATTAATAAAAATGTTTAAAAATCACTAAATAACATTAAAGTAAATTTTTTATCATTATTATAATTATTTATATTTTTAAGTTTATAATTATTTATTAAAAATTTAACAATTTTATCACCATTATAAGGGTATTTTATTTTCATAAATGTTTTATATTTAATTAATAATATTAATTTAAATACTATATATGAAAATGTGTTAGTATATTCGTGCCATTTATAATTAAAATTATTTATAATTTTATTATATAAAATAAGTGAATGGTTTATTTCTTTTTTTATTAATAAATCAAAATTAATTGAATAATCAATGCTGATAAATAATAATATATATATAGTTGCCCAAAATTCTATAATTGCTTCTATGGGAATTAATTCAGTTGATATTGATATATTAAATTTTTTTTTTAATAAATTAATATTACTATTACTGAAATGAGTATTTTGAATATCAGAAACATGATGTAAAAATTCGTGTATAATTACTTTTGAATATTCTTGTTTTCGAACAATATAAATATCATTTGAATGTGGATTTGTAAATCCACCATTAATATGTTTTGGTTTAAATACCTCGTTTTTGTTTGGTATATATCTTAACTGGGATGAAAATGAGATATGGAAATTTATATTTTTATTTATATTATAAATATCTTTTAAAATAAGAATTCTTTTATAGTTATTATATAATTTAATTAAATCATTAGTATCTATTTTGTTAGAATAAATATAAAAATTTATATTATATTTAGTTGAATATAATAAAAAAACTTTTTTACATTTATTTAAATAATTATTTATACAAAATTTAGTATCTTTGCATATATTTATATAATTATTTATATAATAATTACTGTTTGATAAATATTTAAAATGTAAATAATTTTCTAAATTATCATATTTTTTAATTAAAAAAGGAACAGTCTCCATTTTCAAATAAACTTTTAACTTCTTTTATAATTGTTAATATATATTTTTTATTTTTCAATTTCATAGAACATCCTAATAATTTCTGAACTTTTAATTCGGCATCATTATTTTCTGTATTATTCCAATATTTAATACGTTTTAAAAATTCATTATTTACTATAGTTTCAATATCTTTTTTTAAATTATTACAATTATTATCGATTATCCAATTATTATTTACATAATATTCTAATTTATTATCTTCAGATAATCTATATTTATTTTTTAATAATGTATAAATAACTAGAGATATATTATAATCGGAATAATTAATACAATTATCTATTAACTTTTCTAAACTATTTGATTTAATCATTTATATAATATAAAATATTAATTATTTATATATTTAAAAATAATAATAAAATAATAATATAAATAGAAATATAATAAAATGGATGAATGGGCTATATTAGATTTATATTTTAAAAATCACAAATATCCTTTTACAGGTCATCATTTAGATAGTTATAGAGATTTTATTAAAAATAATATTCCTAATATTATAAAATCTTCTAATCCCATTACAATGATTAAATATAATGATGTTGGAGAAATTATTATGAAAATCGATTTATATATTGGTGGTGAAAATGGTGAAGATATTTATATTGATAGACCTATAGAATATGAAGAAACTTCACCAAAAATAATTACTCCATATGATGCAAGACTTAAAAATTTAACTTATGAAACACATTTATATGCAAATATATTAGTAAAAATAACCGATGATAAAGATTATAATTTTACTACAACTTTTAAAAATATTGCTCTTGGTTCATTGCCAATTATGCTTCATAGTGATATATGTGTTTTAAATAATCAGGGTTCAGAAGTCTTAAAAAATTTGGGGGAATGTATTTATGATAGTGGGGGTTATTTTATAATAGATGGTAAAGAAAAAGTAATTATTGCACAAGAAAGAATAACAACTAATCGATTATTTACATCAAAAATTAAGGATGATGAAGTATTTTCACATAAAGGGTTAATAAAATGTACAGCGGATGTTGGTGAAACAGTTTTATCACCCAAAAGTATAGAATTTTATTTAGTTAAAAATGATACAGATAGTAAACAATATTTAACAAAACGGGGTGCGATTTTATGTTCTTTTAAGGGTATAAATAATAATAAAATCCCTTTATTTGTATTATTTCGTGCATTAGGAATGGAAAGTGATAAAGATATTTATTATTCTATATTTGGCGATGATTTAACAGATAGTGAAAAGATATTTTTTGATAATTTTATAAGACCAACAATATTATCATCATCTATATTATATACACAGGAACAGGCATTTGAATATATATCATTTTTATCAACTTATAAAACAATTGATCACGTTAAAAGTATATTAATCAATGAAATATTTCCCAACATATCAATATTTGAAAATAAGGTTAAATATTTAAGTTATCTTGTTAAACAATTTATAAATACTTGTTTAAATATTTCTTTAGAAAGTGATAGAGATAGTTATATATATAAAAGAGTAGATATAAGTGGTTATTTATTATCACAGTTATTTTATGAATCATATTCGAAATTAACAAAATATATTAGAGATAGTTTAGACAAAACTTATAATTATGGGGCGTGGAAAAGTTATAATAATTATGATTATTTTATAAATAATAATAATATTTATAAAATTATACCTTCACTTATAATTACAAAAAGTTTTAGTCGTTCATTAAAAGGTATGTGGGGTTTAGATGATACTGATGACCCTGAATTAGGTATGGTACAAGATTTATCTAGAATAAGTTATATTGGATTTTTATCCCATCTTAGAAATATTAATATGCCTTTAGATAGAAGTATTAAGTTAACTAGTCCCCATCGATTACATTCACAACAATATGGTATAATTTGTCCATTTGCTACACCCGATGGTGGTTCTGTTGGTTATTTAAAAAATATGGCATTATTAACTAAAATAACTTCAAGTTCATATGTTAATTATATTATAGAATGTTTAAATGATATTGGTATAATATTAATGGAAAATTTCAATGGTTATTTAAATCGTAATATTTGTAAAATATTTGTTAATGGTTCTTTATATGGTTTAACAAAAAAACCAGAATATTTAATAAGGGTATTAAGAGCATATAGACGCAATAATTTGTTTAATTTGTTAACTAGTTTAGCATGGAATATTAAAGAAAATGAAATAAGAATAATAACAGATTCTGGTAGATGTTGTCGTCCTTTAATTATTTTAAATACAAATTCAAATAAATATACAAATTGGTTTGATATGTTAACAGGTACAATTAATGTATTAGGTGATAATGATAAGAATGATGATATATATTATAAAAGTTTTTATACATCGCCTAAAACTTTACCACAATTTGCAAATAAAACTGATAATGAAATATTATTAGAACTTGAAAAAAATTCGGCAATAATAGAGTATATTGATATAGATGAACAAGATACTTTGCTTGTTGCTATGACTAAAAATGATATAACGCCATTTCATACACATTTAGAAATACATTCATCTACTATGATGAGTGCGATAAGTGCAAATATACCATTGGCAAATCATAATCAATCTGCAAGAAATGTTTTCCACGCTGCTCAAAGTAAACAAGCGATTGGTATATATGCAACAAATTTTAATAAAAGATTTGATACAATGTCTTATGTTTTACATTATCCAGAAAAACCTATAGTAACAACACGTTTATCTCATTATACATCAAGTAATAATATGCCAAATGGTTTTAATGTTATAGTAGCTATCATGTCATATTCAGGATTTAATCAAGAAGATAGTATAATGATAAATAAAAATAGTTTAGACCGTGGTTTATTTTCATTATCATATTATAAATCAATTACTGCTACAGCAAAAATTGAATCACAATATGAAAGAACTATATTTGCTAATCCGTTAGAATATAAAGAAAAAGGATATAAGGTTAATAATTTAAAAACGGCTGATTATACTTATATTAATTCAAATGGTTTTATTAAGGAAGGTGTTTATATACCGAAAGGTAGAAATGTTGTTGTAATTGGTATGTTAAATGAAAAATGTGTATATAAAGAAGTTAAAAAAGGAGTTTTTACAGAATATGTTAAAGAAATAATATATACTGATTGTTCAACAGTTACAGATAATTCTTTGTTTGGTAAAATAGATAAAGTATATGTAAATAATAAAATTAATAATGATGATAGTATTATATGTAAAGTTAGATTTTTAAAAATAAAACGTCCTGAATTTGGTGATAAACATGCATCTAGACACGGGCAAAAAGGTGTAATTGGTATGATTATACCTGAAGAAGGAATGCCATTTAGTAAAAATGGAATTAAACCAGATATAATAATTAATCCGCACGCAATACCATCAAGAATGACAATTGGTCATTTAGTTGAATGTGTATTTGCTAAATTATGTTGTTTAGATGGTTATCGTGGTGATGGAACTGTATTTTTACCATTTAATGAAGAAAAAATATATGAAACTTTACAAGAAAAGGGTTTTGATGCTTATGGAAATGAAATATTATATAATGGGTTTACTGGTAAACAATTAGATTGTGAAATATTTATAGGTCCAACATATTATTTTAGATTAAAACATATGGTTGCTGAAAAAATGCATTCAAGAAGTACAGGACCAAAAGTATCATTAACTAGACAACCTACTGCTGGACGCAGAAAAGGTGGTGGTTTAAGAATAGGTGAGATGGAAAGAGATAGTGTATTAAGTCACGGTATATCACAATTTATGCAAGAAAGTATGATGGAACGTTCAGATAAATATGAATGGGTTGTATGTAAAAAATGTGGCACGTTAGCAACATTTAATGAAAATGGAAATAATAAAATATTACATTGTAATTTATGTAATACTGATACATTAGTAAAAATACAAACACCATATTCCTTTAAATTATTAGTACAAGAATTAGAAGCAATGAATATACAAATGCGAATAAATACGGAAAAGGTAAACTTTCCTATATTAGATTATGAAGATTTAGAAGATAATAGTGATATAGATGATATTGATGATAATAATGAAAATAATAATATTACATTTTTAGATTTAAAAAAAGGAGGAAATAATAATGAAAGTGAAGATGAAAGCGATGGAGAAAATCAAGACGATGATGATGATGTTGAAAGTGATGATATAGATAACGAAAGTGGTGATGATATGGATGAAGATGGTAGTGATGACAATGATAGTGATGACGATGGAAGTAATGATATTGATAGTGAAAATGATGATGAAGATGAAGATGAAGATGATTCAGAAAGCGACAATATAGAAGAAAATAATACGGATAGTGAAGAAGAAAATAATACGGATAGTGAAGAAGAAAATGAAAGTGATAGCAACGATGAAAATGAAAGTCATAACGATGAAATAAAACAAATTATAATAGAATAAATATATACATAATTTATAGATAATATGAATAATATAAACTTTGTATTAAGTTTAATACTATTATTTTTAATATTATATTATATTAATACTAAATTTTTAATAGAAAAATTTAAAAATAGAATCAAATAATTATTCATCTTTAATAAATTCTAATTTTTTCTTATTTTTATATTCTATTGGAAGAGATTTACATTCAATTACTTTATTCCAAAATAATTTTATTTTTTCTGGTATATTTTCCCAGAAATTTATATTATATTTTATTTTTTGTATATAAATATTATCTAATACCCATCTCGTTTTTGTTTGAAATACAAAATTTTCTTTATTAAAATTAAGAATTTTATTATTAATATTTTCTATACACTCTTCTGTTGTTAAATTTTTATCACTATAAATATAATAATAACAGTCATTTATTTTATCTAAATATTCTGCTATAATACCGTGATTTGTATTTGTAAATTGTTTTTCTTTTACTTCATTAATATATTCTTCATCAGTATCATATCTTTTAAAATAACATTCTACGTAATCACATTCTTCTAATTCACATACTGCCAATTGACCCTGTATTTGATAATAATATTTTTCAGGTACATAATCCTTTTTTAAAATTCTTTTAAAAGGACATTTAATTTCAATCATAATACCTAATTCAGTTATACCATCAGGTGATGCACCAAAATTTGATATATTGTTGTTTGTTATTAATCCAAATTCATATATATTAATATTATTATTTAATTGCGAATAACATCTAATTGCCATATCTTCAAACATTGTTCCCCATTTTATTGCTTTAATATGATTAAAATTTGTATCATCTATATAAACACCAGCCTTCTTTTTCGCAAGTAATAAACTATTTGAATTAATACCGTCATATAAATCACTTGCTGTTAAACAAGTATTTCTTAATTCATACCATTCTTTTGTACGTTGTTCAATGAGGGGATATTCTTTTAATTTATTTAATTGTTTAATATAATTAATAATTTTATGTATACGATTTTTTATAAATTGTTTGTTAATATAATTATTACATAACTGTTTATAATCGTTTTTATCTAATTTAATATCATGCTTAATAAATTTTAAAAGAAAATTATCTAGGCATCTATTAATATCATTTATTTCATCTAAATTATCTTTGATAATAATTTTATTCATATTATTATTACACATTTTTTTTAATAATTTAATTAAATAAATAAATTCATTATTAATAAACATAATAATCTTTTAAATAAAAAATAATCATTATTTTTATGCCGCCGAATTTGAAATAATATTTAAAACGTTATTCAATTCTTTATTTTTATTTGCTTTAGAACTTGCAATTCTTTTTGATTCATGACTTTTTTGTTTAGATAAAATTTTTTTTACATCATATGATAAATTTGATGTATCAGTTATAATATTAGATGAAGAATTAGACGATTTTAACTTATTTTCATAGTTTAATTTTAATTCATTTATTTTATATTCAATTAGTTTATCAAATTCATTAAACAAATTATCATAATCGTTAGTGTCCATAAATAATTATTATTAATATATATAAATCAATTTTTATATAAAAAGTACATTTCTTAAAAAAAATAAAAATCAAATTAAATAATTATTATAATAAAAAAAAATTTATATTCATAATTATATTAATTTTATTAAAAGAAAAAATAAATACCTATTGGATGCAATTTCTCGTTCATATAATTAAAATAAATTATATATATATGCTATTAATACATCATCATCGTTGTTTTGTCCTTTTAATGTGAAAAAATTATATTTGTTATTTATTGTAAGTATTTTTTCTTAATTTCATCTAAAAATATTATATAACCATAACTTGTTTCACCCCCAAGGATGTTTTATTTTCAGATAACGTATATCATCAATTAATATTATATTATCTTTTCTTTTACACCTTTGCACTTTTAAAACGCCGATTTTAAGGCAGGTAATTTTTACAATCATATTTTTGTCTTATTTCTTCTAAATTAAAATTTATTAGCATATTATATAATAAATATATAAGAGTTATATTCTTTTTTTATATAATATAAATGAATATTGGTTTTTGGGATAATTGTTTATGTGAAAGAGGGACTACAGTTAGTTTATATGATTATGCTTATTATAATGAAAAACTATTAGGTAATAAATCTTATATATTTTATGATAAAAATCGTATTGAAAATAATTTAAATGTTATTGAAAAATTTAAAAATAAATTTATAGTTCACGAAACTGATAATTTTAAAGAAATTGATGAATTATTATTAAAGTATAATATTACACATTTATATATTATAAAAGCAGGTGGATTAGATTCAAGATTAAGTAAAGTTGCTAAAAATTGTATTCATTGTGTTTTTACTTGTAATCAACCACATGGTGATATTTATAGTACAATATCACCATATGTTGGTAATAATAAATATCCGGTTGTTCCTCATATGATTAATTTACCTCAACATAATAAAAATATGAGAGAAAAATTAAATATACCATTAAATGCAGTAGTATTTGGTGGATATGGTGGTAAATATAGTTTTTCAATTGATTATGTAAAAAACACAGTATATAATATTGCGAATAATAATAGTAACATATATTTTCTATTTGCTAATTTTAATAAATTTTGTCCTAATTTACCTAATATTATTCATTTATCTACAATTGTCGATCTAAATGAAAAGGTTGAATTTATTAATACTTGCGATGCTATGTTATGGGCTAAAGCTGGCGGTGAAACGTTTGGTTTATCAATTGGTGAATTTTCAGTTAAGAATAAACCAATAATATGCACAAAATCTGGTGATTTGGGTCATGTACAAAAATTAGGGGATAATGCTATTTGGTATAATAATCAACAAGAATTATCAAATATATTATTATCTTTCAATCCAGAAATAGAAAGTAAAAAAGATTGGAATGCTAATGCTTATAAAGAAAATACACCAGAGAATGTAATGAATATATTTAAAGATATTTATCTTAAAAATTAAACTGTATTTATTTTTATTGGTTTTTTTGTTTTATAATTATATATTTTTTCATCTATATATATAATTTTTCCTGTAATTTGGATTACTTGTCATTTCTTCTGTAACAAATTCTTCCCAAAATTCTTCTGTATCAGAATCTAATAATTTTTCCTTATATTCTTCTGTATTTTTTCTAAAATAATTTTTAATTTCATTTAAAAGATTTTTAGGAATAATCATTATTATTCTAATATATAATATATAAATCATTTTTTATATAAAAAAGTACATTTCTTAAAAAAAATAAAAATTTATAAAAAGTTTTATAAAATTTAAAAAAAATAAAGAAATGTACTTTTTTTGTAATTAATATATAGGTATGGATAAAAAGGAACAAAAAAAAAAAGAAATAAAAAAAAAAGCTGTTATAAAAAATAAGTTTGTAATACATCTTAAAAACAGTCCAATTAATGAAAAAAGTTCTAAAAGTGGAAATAAAAATCCGTGTCCTGAAGGACAAATAATTAGTCATAAAACTGGAAAATGTATAAAAAAAACAGCAGAACCAAAAAAGAAAATATTTACTTCTGAAGAAAATAACTATTTTAAAGCAACTTATAAAAATAAAGAACCAACGGAAAAACAAATACATTATATTAAAACTGTAGTTGCATATAATAAAAGAATAGAAAGATTAGAAAAATTAGGAACAGAAAAAGCACTTAAACAAATTAAAAAAGAGGAAGAAGAACATAAAGCATTTTTAAAAAATTTATAAATTAATTAAACTATGATATAAAATAAATAATATCGATATTATTGCAAAAAATACAACATATCTAACAATATTTTTTTTATTACTAAAATATTTTTTATATTCTAGATATAACTTATCATAAAATAATTCATATTTAACAGCATTTTCGTGAATAGAAAATATTAAACCCTTTGTATTAGTAATTTTAAATGTTAAAATTTTAAAAATACTTATTAATGTAGATATAGTCCATATTATACCCATTATAATATAATTAATTACATTTGAAAAAGAACTCCATGTAAGTAAAATTAAATTATAAGATAAATATAAATATAATATAGTTATTAATAATATGAAAAAAACATTAATATAGACTAATATTTTACTGGATATGGAATTATTAATTAAATTAATATCAATTATATCAATTAATTTTTTTTTCTTTATATTCTCATTTGAAATTATATCATCGAAATTTTTATATATATCAATATTATTTAATTTTGATACATCCTTATTAACTTCTGTATCATAAATATTTTCATTATTCATTTGATATAATTTAATTTTGGAAGAAGAAATTTCTTTTAATTCATCATAAGTAAAATTATTAAAAGAATTACTACTATCTAATGATTTTAATATTTGTGATTGTGTAATGTCTGGGAACTTTATTCTTGTATAATCATTACTTAAATTATCAAATAAATAATTATTATAAATATATAAATTTTTATAATTTTTATCTTTTGAACTAGGATATGAAAAACAATTTACACACGCTGATTGCAAAAGTAATAATAATTTATTAAATTCCCAAGAATTATAATTTTTTATATTATTTACTTCAGATAATTCGTCTAACCATAAATTATATTTTTTACTCATATCTTTGGGATTTGATAAAAAATTATTAAAATTATTAGAAATATTATACGCCTTTTCTATAATAAATTTATTAGTATATATATTATTTGGTTCTAAATTAATATTATCATATAAGTCTATTGGTGGTACAATATTTAAATGTGATATTGGTTCAGTAATAATATTATTTATACTTTTTTGTATTATAATTTTTAAGTAATTAAAAATATTATCAAATGTTTCATCATCATTTTTAATAATATCTAATAATTTAGTATTTAATTCTAATTTATAATCCTTATCATCACGATTATTATAATTTTCAATTATATTATTTAAATAATTAAATTCAGAATAATATAAATCTTTTAAATCTTTTTTAGTAGAACCTAATAAAATTATTAAAGCTAGTGGCGTAAAGGGAAATGTATTTTTTATTAAACCATTATCAAATAAATCTCTATTTATACATTTAGTTAATTTGCTAGTATCTGATGTAGCAGGCACAGAACCAAATAAACAAGGCATAAAACATTTTGTTTCACCATTTTCAAACTCTGACATATATTTATTACCATTATGATAATCGGGGATAGTAAACCAGTCATACCAATTTTCTGAACATATAATATCGTTATCATTATCAGATATAACTAAATTTTTTAATATATTATATGGTTTTGGTTTTAATAATGTATTCACATTACTAGTATTCTGGTCAAAACCTTCGGGAACTAAAGTTATATTACTATTTATTTCACATTTATTATTGCTATTTTTAGTTAACCATATATTTTTATGATCAAGTGCACAATTATAATAATAATCATCATTTGATTTGTTACATAAAGAATATTTTTTTTTATCACTATTTTCATATAAATTAATATCATTTAAAACATCTTTTGAAATAATATCGCCTTTAAAAATTTTCTTATTTTTATCATATAAATTATTTTTAGTAGCAATATTAATACTACATTTATAACCGTTATTCTCTTTTTTGCTAAGTGAAATACTTGGACTATTATTTGAATAGTTCGTTTGAGATTTAAATTCAGTCATACTCTATTATTATAATTTAATATAAATAAAATTAAAAACTATACATCTTTATTATAATTAAATTCTTTTGAAATACATTTTTTGTTATCTGTTGTACTTTCCATATACATATTTGTATCTTTATTATTTAAAAATTTACTATTACAATCTACTATAAATTCACCTTTTTGTATATTATATTTCCAAGGAAATACAATTTTTTTAGTATCATTTAAAGATGAACTTTCTTTATCATTGACATTTTTATAATTTTTTATTTGTTCTGGTAATTTTCCAGCATCAGTATCACTATTATAATCTAAATAAGAAAATTCCCATTCTATATTTTTTGGTTTTAATATTGATATTGATTTATTTTTAACATCACTACCAAAAAATTCTTCCTTTATTTCTTTATTTAAATATTTACTATCTATAACCGTTACATTATCTATTCTATGTAAAATATTACCACTTTCATTCATATAAACCGGACGTTCAAATTTATATTTATCATTAATTGATGTACCGGTAAATGTATTTAAAATACCATTTGATGAACTTTTAATAGTATGTATTACATTAGAAGGTAGTTTTATTTTATTACTAATAAAATTATTAGTACATTTTATAGGATCAGAAAATATATCATACCAAGAACATTTTTTATATTCACCACCAATTGAATATCCATTGCTATTATTTATTTTTTCATTATTATTAAAACTATAATTATTATTACTATTAAATGAAAAATTAAAACTAGAACCAAATATCAAATAAATTATCAAAAATACAAATATAACTGCTGCAATAATACCAAAAATTAGTTTAAAAAATAATACTAATGGTTCTGAATTTATAAATTTAAAAAAAATATCAATTAATTTTAAAATTAAATCTTTAATTGTTTTTAAAAAAGCTGTAATATTTTCAATAGTAAATTTAGTCATTTCATAAGACTTATTATCAATAATATTATTCGTACGTATTTCCTCCTTTTTTTTTTCATTTCTAGACATATTTAATAATTCTTGCTCTTTATTAACTACATAGGACTGTTGTTTTATTTTACTTTTTACATTATCAACCATATTTTCTAATTCTTTTAAATGCATATTATATGAATTGTCACTTTCTTTAAAATTATTATGAGATTGAAGTGGTAAAACTTGTAATTTATTTGGATATGATGGAATAGTTAATATTTCACCGCCTGTATTAACATTGTTTTCCTGTAAACTTTTAGCAGTTTCATTATAATTTTTAAAAAAAATATCACTGATTTTATCGGTTTCTAAACTACCGCCTTTTTTTTTTAAACTATATTTTTTTTTACTCATTACTATAATAAAATAAAATTATTCGTATAATATTATTATATACTAATATTATAATATAATAATAAATGTTAAAAAAAATATTATATTATATTTTAATAATTTTAATCATTTACTCTTTATGCTACTATATATTTTCGGATGAAATTATTATATTACAAGTAGAAAAAAATAAATTAAACATAGATAATTTACTTAGTAAAAAACCTATAGTAATATATGACAAAATAGATAAAGAATTTATTAATAATACTTTTAAATATAATTTAATTTACAAATACAATAGTGATAAAATATGGGAAAGAACAAAATATAAATACACTATATTATATGCTAAAAATAATACTAATATTTTTATAACAAATCCAGATAAAATAAAAGATAAAATACCTGATGAAAATGATACTATTATTGATATGAAATTAAACAAAAACCAAAGTATTATATTACCATTTAAATGGTATTATTCTTTAGAAAATAAAAATAATGTAATTGAATATGGAATACACGATTATATAACTTATTTATTAAGTTTTATTTAACCTTTTTCTTAGAAATAGCAGTATTATTTGCATCAGCTAAATAATCATCTTCTATTATTTTTTTATGTTCATTCCATTTATTTTGTAAAATAACTAACTCATTTAACCAATTTTTCTCAATATTAGTTTGTTTTAATTTATCTAATTTATTTTTAAGGTCTTCAACCTCTTTTTCTAATATAATTTTTCTATCCAATGTTAATTGTGAAATAGGCATTTTAATTAAATAATTATAACCTTTTATTAATTCATTATCATCAATACTATTATCACTATCTTTATAAATTTTTGGATAATTTAATTCATTTAATTTTTCTGCAATAACATCTAATTTAATATTCATAATTTTAATTTTACCTGCAATAACATCTAAAATAAATCTTATTTTTGCAGATAATATATTGTATTCTTTTTGTAGATTTTTAACTTGATGATTTTTTCTTTCATAATATTTTAAAATACGCACTTTTGCCCATTCTTTAATTATATCACTTGTTCCTTTATACTTTTTAATTGCACCAGAACTACTATATAGATGCATATTATTAACACTTAAATTTTTAGATGATACTAGTTTAAAATTATTTTGAAATTTATCACTATTACCATAAAGTGTTCTAGAACCAGGCGTAAATTTTAATATAAATTTAACATTCTTAGCAGTATAATGACTTTCAAATGATTTTAAATTAAATTGATTATTTAATATTATACTTTCTAAAAACTCTTTATAATCTTCTGTCCAAAAACCAACAGGTAATTCACTAATTTCAACAGTTGTATCATCTAACCAAGTATATACACCTTTGCTTTCATATATATCCTTATCATTTTTTTGAATTGTTCCTTTAAAACCTAAATAATATGGTACATAATTTTCAATGTCAATATAATTAATTACATTATATAACTTATGAATATCATTTTCAGATGCTATATTTATATTTTCATCACTTATTTTATTACAAATGTTAATGCAACTATCAATAATATCATTTGGATTATATTGAGGAATATTTGTTGAAAAACCAGTACCAATACCAACAGCACCATTTACCAAAATCATTGGTATAATTGGAATATAATATTCTGGTTCAATTACTTGACTATCTTCATTTAAATAATTTAATGTACAATTATCTTCTTCTTTAAATATTAATTTTGTTAATTCTGATAATAATGTATAAATATATCTCGGCGATGACGCATCACTGCCACCTTGAATTCTTGAACCAAATTGTCCATTTGGTGATAGTAAATTAATATTATTTGTTCCAACAAATATTTGTGCCATACCAATAATTGCTTGTTGCAATGAATTTTCACCGTGATGATATGCCGTAACTTCACTTACATTACCAGCAAGTTGGGCAACTTTAATTTCATTATTATATAAATTTCTTTTAATACAAGCATATAAAATTTTTCTAGTACTTTCTTTTAATCCATCACATATATTATTGATAGAACGTTCTAAATCTCTATTACTAAAATGGATAAAATCATTATCAATAAAATTATCATAGTAAACAGATGATTTAGTATAATCTAATACATTATTTCTATCATAATTAATTAACCAAGTTTTTCTATCATCACTTCGTTTTTTATTAAAAGCTAAATCTAATTTTTCATCAGAATTTTCATTATATTTATAAGTTATTTTTTTCATATTTCTAAAATAATCTTTGGCTTCTTCATCTTTACTTGTACCAAGCCCTTTATAGTATTTGATTTTCCAATTTTTTTTAGATATATCTGTTTCTAACCATTTTTTATAATCAGTCATATTATAAAATTGAATAACTTCTCCCTTAGAATTTGACGCTTTTATAATAGGTGTTAGCATCGATGTTAAAAATCCATCTATTTTATATAATGAATTCCATAATGATTGGAATATATTAAATAATAATCCTTTAATATGACTACCATCATGATCCTGATCTGTCATAATCATAATACTACCATATCTTAAATCTGAAACATCTGAATATTTTTTATTTTGTTCTAAACCTAATATCTTTTTTAATGCTGTTATTTCTGCATTATCACTAATTTTTTGTAATGTAGCATCTTTTACATTCATAATTTTACCACGTAGCGGAAATACACCATATTTATCTCTGCCTATAACACTTAATCCAGAAATAGCCATAGTTTTTGCTGAATCTCCCTCTGTTAAAATTAATGTACATTCACTACTTCTTTTAGTTCCTGCAAAATTAGCATCATCTAATTTTGGTATAATTAGTTTAGATGTTTTTTTACCATCTGTTTTTACAAGTTTCTTTTGCTCATGAAATTCAGTTAAACTTAATGCTTTATCAATTATACCAGATTGTTTATATATTTTTTCAATGAATTTATCACTAACTTCACATTTTGAACCAAACTTACTAACTTGTGTTGTTAATGTTTCTTTTGATTGAGAATCAAAACTGGGATTAACAATTATACTTTTTACAAATACAATTAAATTATCTTTAATGTGTTGTGATTTAACAGTTTTCTTCTTTTTTGATTGAACCATATCAACAACTCTTTTAATAATATTTTGTGAAATATATTCAACGTGTCTACCACCACGAATTGTATTTATACCATTTACAAATGAAATTTGTTCATGAATACCAGTTTTTGATAATGCTACTGCAACCTCCCATCTTTCATTACAATTTTCATAAATAATTGGTTGTACTGTTTTATCTACATATAATTCCGCATATTTTTCAAAATCTTTAATTAATAATTTTTCATTATTAAAATAAATAGATACTTCTTTTGATGTTGTAGCACACGCATCAATTATTCTTCTTTTAAATAACTCATAAATATCTTCTGTCATACCTTTTAATAAACCAAATCTTTCATAATCTGGTAAGAAACGTATTAATGTATAGGGTTGTTTAGTACAAGTTTTTATACTAGGTTTACTTCTTTCACGCATATTATTCGTAAAAGTTTGTGTATAAATTCTTTTGGTATAATGGTCTACAGTTTCAATAGTAAATTCTTTTGAAAATATATTTGTTAGTTTAGCACCAAAACCATTTTTACCCCCCCAAGTTTTTTCCTCTGTTTTATCATAATTTGTTGATGTTAATAATTCGCCAAATATTAATTCAGGCACCCATACATTATTATAATCCTTATGTTTTTCAATATCAATACCATTACCATCGTTATAAATACTTATATAACCACTTTCTTTATCAATAGTAATTTTAATATTTTTAACATTTTTAACATCAGTTTTAGTTTCTACTTTTAATCGCATAGAATGATCAATAGCATTGACTATAACTTCATCAAAAATTTTAAGTAATCCAGGAATATAAGTAATATCTTTTTCAACCATTTTTTTAGTATCATCACAGTATATATATGTTTTGATTTTTGTTAATTCAGTTGAACCAATATATGTATCCGGCAATGATTGTATATGTTCTAATAATTCATATTTTTTATACTTTTCTTCAATATTTTTTATACTCATTTTATACTTCTCTAATAATTAAAATATAAATATTATTAATATCATTTTTTTTATATAATATTTAAAAAAATAATAAAAACAACTATTTAATATACTAATGTTGTAATTTCTGATACTATATTTGAAATACTTTTACCTTCTACTTCAATAATGTATACTTTATTTATTTTTTTTAATTTTTCTACATTCTCTTCATGTAAATCATGCAAATCATTTAAATATTCTAATGTTATATTATTTTCACTTTGTCTATTTCTTTTTTTTATTCTAGTTAAACACATATCTGGTTTTGATTTTAAATAAATATATATATTATCTAACCATAAAGGGTCCGTTTTTTTATGTAAATCTAATAATGTATCATAATCAACATCCGTTATTAAATTGTTTTTTTTTGCTAATTCAATAAAACAATTTTTTATAAAATAGGGACTCCTTTCAACAAATATATTTTTATTTTCTGTATTATGTTGTATCCAACATCTATCTAACCATATTCTAACTTGAAAATTAAATAAATTACTTTTATTATTATATATATTATTTAAATACACCTGCCAACTATCAACCGGTTCTAAATCTACAGGATTTTTTAAAGTTTTATGCAGATAATTTAAAATACTACTTTTACCACTACCAATATTACCATCAATAGTAATAATCGGCATTATTTATGTATCTTAAATATATAATATTTATATCATTTTTTAATTTAAAATTTTTCTAATTTTATTTTTCATCAATATTGTTTTTAATTTATCATAAGTTAATTTTTTAGTTTTATTTTTTTGTTTTAATACATTAACTATATAATATAAATACATTTTTATAATATTTGCTAAATCTTGTTTAATAATTGATGATGCTTTTATTTTATGTTCTTTCAATATTTTACCTATTTCTAATAATATTTTTTTATTAAAACTACAATTATTACAACCACCTAATTGATTACGTATTAAACCACCATCCCAATTTATTCCCTGAACATCATTTCCAACATTTACTTCATTATAAGCTTCTTCTAAATCACCAAAATAAGTTGCAGGCATTGTTGTGCCTGCATTTCCACCTTTCATTGACATTTTATTTTTTTTCATACACATTTTTTTAATATAATTATTTGTATAATTAAGAATATTTTTATCTAATTTATTTGAATTTGATAATAAAGTCATTATACATACAAGTGTAATTATATTATAAATTAATTTATGTATATAAACGGCAAATTTTTTAATTACAACACTATTTTTATCAACTAAATTTTTTGATAATAATAAATATTCAGAATACTTATTAAATTTATCAGATTTTATCATTGTTCTATAAAATAGAATGAAAATAATTGTTTATAAATTTTTTTCTATAAAATTAATCTATATATATTTTAGAGATAATGAATAATAATTGTAAAAATACAGAAAATCCAGCGAATATTTTATCTAGAACATATGGTTCTAATAAATTAACCGGACTTTATTTTTCATTTGATAATATTAATTTATTAGAAGACGAAATACAGAAATATGTATATTTTAAAACAAATAAAGTTATTGGTAAACAAAGTATAGATGATTTAAAAATAATAATGAAATCAATATATTTATCTAATAGAAGTAAATTATCTGATCATATTAATATAATTGAACAAACTAAAACACTTAATAAATATGTAATACTTGAATGTTCTCGAATAATTATAACAAATTTAAATCAACATTTACATTATGTTGAAGAATTAAATAAATCACCTTATTTTCAAGAATTACCAAAAAATTTATCTATTAAAGGAACTAAAACTTTAGAAATGTATAAATAAAAATATATCTTTTTATATTAATAGAGAGTTTAATAAATATAAATCAATGATATCAGAAAATTTTCATGTAGAAAAAATTGACGGTAATGATTGTGAAACATTTAAATATGATGATAATTATTCATATGAAATAAATTTACAAAGATATAGAGAATGTTTATCTTCTGAATATGATAAAAAAAAATTTGATACAAAGTTTTATTACAAATACGCAACAACTTACTTTATATGTATATGTTATATAATTATTGCTGCAGCAATTTTATGTTTAGGCATGTTTACTAATTGGGGTAATAAATTATTCTTTAACGATTTATACGTATTTACTATATCATATATAGTTGGTACTATTATAATTATAACTTATATGATATACAGTATCTGGAATTTTAAATTTACACCTATAGTTAAAGAACTTAAATATGATTCTGTTTATTGTCCTGATTACTGGAAAAATAAAACTTTAAAAAATGAAGAATTAGTTTCAAAAGAAAATGGTGAAGATAAAAAATTACACGGCACAAATTCTAATAATGTAGATTTTAAATTAAAATGCTATTTAAATTATGATAATACAACAGATATATATTCTAGCAAACATTTGGCCGATAAAGATACTGAAAAATTTAAATTAGCTAAAAATAATGTTGTTTATATTGAACTAAAACCTAGAGATGTAAGCAGTGTTAATAAATATAATTTAAACGATGAAGACTATTTACAATTTTGTGAATATGCGGCTACAATGTCAGGTTATACTTTAAAATATATTGATGATGAATATGTATTAGAAAAAAATAATAATAATGCAATTCAAAATATTGATGATACTTATTTTAGTGATAATTTTGATGTAACAGGCGTTGTACCACTTAGAATAGATTCTGTATATCCTCTCTTTTTAGCAAAAAAAGATTTGGAATACGCTAAAAAATATAAAATAAATACTTTCAATAAATTTAGATGCGCATATTCTAAAGCGTGTGGCATACCATGGACAGAAGCCGGTTGTTACTAAAATTATTTCATAACCGCTGTTATTTTTTCACATGAATTATAGTTTAGAATTTTAAAATTTTCATACTTTAAATTATTTATCCAATTTATTTTTTCCTCAATTGAACTATCTAATTCTGGTGCTTCAATATTTATTTCTAATTTTACATTATTTTCTATTATTTTATTATTTAACTGTTTATTTACACTATCTATATGTTCTTCATATATATGTCCATCTGTTATTGCTATTGCAATTTCATATGTTTTTAAATGTAATACTTTCGCAATTATATGTGTTAGTATTGCTGTACTTGTTAAATTAAATGGTAATCCTAAAAATAAATCTGTACTACGCATTGTCATTAAACAAGATAAACCTTTACTATTTTTATAAAAATTATATAATATATGACACGGTGGTAACACCATCTCTTCTAATTGTAATGGATTCCAACCAGATAAAACTGCTCTTCTACTATTATTTTCTTTTAATAATTCAACAATTATATATTTTATTTGATCTATACCTGTTTCAGAACCTTCCTTTTTATATTTTTTTCCAAAATTTCTCCATTGCCAACCATATATTGGTCCTAATTCCCCTATCTTATATTCTTTAAAATTATTATTATCTAAAAATTCTCTTGATGAATTACCATCCCATATATGAATGTTTTTTTCTTGTAGTGTTGTTGCCATATAAGAACCCTTTAAAAACCATAATAATTCTTCTATTATTCCTCTTAAAAATATTTTTTTTGTTGTTATAACTGGTAAATTCTCTATATTAGTAAATTTTAATAAACTACCAAATTTACTAATTGTTGTACCATTTCTAGTTTTAACACTTTCGCCTTGATTTATTGTATCTTTTAATAAATTTAAATAACCTAATTCATTTTCGTAATACATATTAAATAATTTAAGCAAATTATGTTTATATAACTTAATTAAAATCTAATATTATTGCAACTAATCCACCTCCTCCCGGATCTCCCCCTCTTGCCCAAGGATCTCCCGAATAACCCCCTCTTGCACCTTGACCGCCAGCACCTACACGATTTGCTAACCACCACCAACCACTATTATAACTTTCTAATCTTGAATACCCTGTTATATTATTTACAGATATATATTCATTTATAATACTCCATAATTTATCATTATCATCACCAATATTTTTATTTGTAGCTGTTGATATTGCGCCACCACACGCACCACCACAACCATTACTTTTTCCAATTCCACCATTTGCCCCCCCTTGTTCTCCTGTGCCAACAAATAAATTATTTGAAATATTATAACTACCACCTGAAACAGTACTTCTACCACCTGTTCTACCTTCATAACCACCATATCCAATCAATGTTGTAGTTGAGGTTGTATTTGTATTATCTGTTATTATTATTTCAGTGTCACCTCCTGATGAACCACCATTCCAACTCCAATAATCACCACCTTTACCTCTAAAACCAATTTTTAAATCAATTGAAACATTATTTATATTATCACTATTAACAATATATGCTTGTCCACCTGCTCCTCCGCCACCACCAGCACTAGTACCACCTCCGCCTCCACCTCCTCCTAAAACTAACATATTAACATACTTATATTTATATATTTGTGATGAATAATTTATAATATTATTTATATTTATATCTGGATATATATATCTATCACTATTTCTATTACTATATCCACTTTTTGCTACTCCTCTTCCCCACCATCCACCACCTACATTATTTGTGTATAATAATATTGAATATACATTATTATTATATACCAACATATCAAATCTATTTGGTATAGGACCATATAATTTCGTATTATTATAGAAATACCTATTGCCGTCATATGTAAATAATATATCGTTTTTATAAGTAATATCATTCAATGATTTATATAATTCAACATTTTTAATAGTATTTTTAAAACTTATATGACCAAATTTTTTTGCAAAATAATTTTCTATTTTAATCATGTCTATTTCTTCTAATTCTTCTTCATAAAATATCATTTCTGCTACTTGCCATCTGCTCACTTCTGTTGTTTTTATTTGTCCTGTATAATAACCATAATTTATTGTTGGCCAAGGATTATCATAATCACTATCATTTTGTCGTGGTAAATCCATACCATCACGATGTGTATAATAATCAGTATAGTCTATACCATTAAATCTTGCAGATTTTTTTGTTTCTATACCAATTAACCAATAATCATTCTCAGATTGTTTTTTATGTTGCATAGTTATCCAACCATTACGATTATTATGTGATAGACCTACTTTATTATTATGAAATCCCCATAAAGTACCTCTTCCCTCTCCATCTCTAGAATCAAATATTCTTTTATTATAAGTACTATTTACTTCACTGTATCTTGCTACATAACAAAATGTATAATTTTTAGGTAATCTAAATGGTAAAATATAACCACTTGATTCATTTCCACTAACAACTTTAATATCACCATTACCATATAATCCTTTACTTCCTTTTGTAAATGTAGTTAATTGAGGCGACCCTCTATAACTTACAATATCTCTTGAATTACCACTACTATCTTTCCATTTAATTAATTTGCCACTACTTATTTGCAATAATGATTCATCATCTAAATAATATTTGGCATATAAACTATCTATAAATGGTAATTCATATGTATCTACACTAGTACCCTTAAAATTCCCAAATGTTAATGTACTATTATTACCTAAATCATTTAATAGATTAGGAACATTATCATTGTTTATATATTCACCGCCATTATAATAGTTTCTTATTGTTATATTTGCATTTGATAAATTTAAAAAATTATTATCTAAATTATAAACTTGAAATAATTGTGATAACTTAACATTTTCATTTATTGGCATATTTGTTGGTCTATCTTCTAATTTTCTAAATATTTCTTTGCCATATAAATGCCAAGCCAATAATATTAAATTTGTACCATTTACTAGTTTATTTACAACTATTGCATAATTATCAAATACTAAATAATTATTTAGTTTATATGAATAACCTTCATAATTACTGTAATTTTCATTTAAGTTTAATTTATAATTATCTTTTATTATAATTTCATTCCAATGTTCATTATTATTTGAACCATATAGTTTAAAATCACTTGGAAAATTATTTTTATTTATTTTTCCAATTAATGATATCTTAGTTAATAAAATTTTGTAAGGTAATTTTATTTTAACATATTCACCCTTATATGTAGTATTTTCAAATAAACTATCATTACCAATATATTGATGTTCTTCTATATCACTATAATTATCATTCCATATTGCTTCTTGAAATATATTTTCATTGTTATATTTAAATATATTTATAATTGAACTATTTTCTCCTGTATAACTTATTTCATAATTGCCATTTCCATAAAATTTATTATTAATTACAAAATTATTATTACGAATATTTTCACGTATTAAATACGAAGGATATAATTTTTCTTCAATGAATGTATTTAATTTAAAATTTTTATAAGTATATATTTCTGATTCAAAATTAAAAATTAATTCTATTGGATCTATATATATTTTATTTAATTCTATATTATCATTTAATATTACATTCCATATGCTACCTAAATATTTTTTTTTTATTAAAACTACTCCCGAACCACCATCGCCTGCTTTTGTTGCAGTTGAATTATTATAAAATGACCCACCGCCACCACTTCCTGTATTTTGCATTGCATCATGTTGTGTCGATGAACTATTTCCATAATGTCTATAACCACCACCTACACCTCCTCCACCTATACCACCTCTATTTTGGTCATAATATAAACTTACATAATTATTTTCATTACCACCACCTCCTCCGCCACCAAAATATACATTATAGTTATTATTATTATCTATTATATGCTGCCCAATATTTTTATCTGTAATCTTAAACTTATTTTTAAAATTTACAGATAAATTTTCTGTATATATTCCCGAAATACCATCACCACCTCTTCCTGCATATCTATTATTTTTACTTGAATGGTCAAAACCATTTTCTTTTAAACCACCTCCACCTGAACCACCATAACCAGTTGGTGCATTTCCACCATTTGTTCCAAATGTATATACATTATCTAAATTATATATAATTTGTGTTGTAATACCACCTGTAACTGAACTATTATTATATTCTCCAGCACGACCACCTCCACATCCCCCATTTGTACCTGCTGCAGATGTTCCATTACCCGTTCCACCACCTCCTCCTCCAGTAGCAACATATAAATTTATATTATTTTGACTAATTATACTATCATTGCCACTTTCACCTTTTGTTTGACTAGAAACTCCACTACCTCCTTTACCAACTGTTATTTTATATAAACCTTGTAATGTTTCATTTTCAACATATACTAATCCACCCGCACCTCCACCACCACCATTATCGTAACCGCCTGCGCCGCCTCCACCTAATAATAAAATATCACATATAGTTGGTTCTGGTATTTCTAAATAATATATACTTTGACTTATTTCTAAATTATTAACATGTTTATGTAAAAAATAATTATAATCTTCTAAATCAGTATTATTTAATTCAATAGCATTAATTTTAAAATCTGTAAATGCCAAAAAATGTGATAAACCAATTTTATTAACAATTAAAATATAAATTTTAAACATTCTATTGTTATTTATTTCTTTTTCATATACATTATTTGTCATAATAACATTATTATCTGATAAAATTTCTACCCATTCTATTTCATCATTTGTACCATAAAATTTGTAATTTTTAGGAAAATTATTAGTAAATGCCAAATTGTTATCAAATAATTTAAAACTTATCTTACTTGCTATAATATAATGCGGTAATACTATTTTTATCCAATCTCCTGTATATCTACTATATGTTATATCAGAAGTATTACCTATATAATCACCTGTTTTATCATCATAATTTAAAGACTTCCATATCCCTCCACCTAAATAGTTAGAAAATACTTGATTTGGTAAATTATTAATATATACATTAGATTTGCTTGAATAACTAATAAAATATGTTCCGTTCCCATAGTTACTATTAGTAACATGATGTATAACAGCTGATTTATTATAAAATGGTGTTGTTTTATAACTAATTGGTGGATAAGTGTTATCTTTAGATTTTATAATATTTTCAATATTAAAATAAATATTAATATCGATAATATCAAATATTGAAAATTTATATTCATTAAAATTTAATTTAATTTCATCATTTATTTTTGTATTTAATATTAAATTACTATTTGATAATTTATTATTATTATTCCAAAAATTGTTTAATATAATATTATTTTCATTTCTATATTTAATAATTATAATACCTGAACCGCCTTTACCACCATCACTTAATGCACTTGAACCACCGCCTCCACCACCTGTATTACTTAATCCACCATAACCAACACCATTTCGTGCAGCACCATTACCGCCACCTCCCATACCGCCATTACCATGTATACCACCAGAATCAGTTGTTTTAACAGAACCTCCTCCGCCTCCTGCAAACCAACCTTTATCACCTACATTTGTTCCAAATATATCACCAAAATATTTACCTATTCCACCGTGTCTACCATTATTATTATTAAACCCTTTTTCACCTGCACCACCACCACCTGCCCCAGCATAACCATTGCCTCCAGCACGACCATCACCACCATCATTACCATAATGTGTACCAATGTTATTATATAATGTTCCTTGAGATGCTTGCACGCTTATACCTGGACCACCATAATTACTATCATCCGCACCACCTCCACCAGAACCACCTGGAACACCATAATAATCATCACCACCACCATTGCCTCCACCAATGGCTATCCATTCCATCGAAGAATCATCAATACTTGTTAATGTAGAATTATTTCCTCTTTTACCAGCTGGATATACAGAAGGTCTACCAGTATTGCGTGGTCCCCCAGTAGCACCATCACCAACATTAACAATATATGACCCCGATGGTAATATGTGTTTTGCTATAAATATAACACCTCCTGCACCACCACCACCTGCATTTTGATGTCCTCCACCACCACCACCAGCAACTATTAATATATCGCATTCAGTATTTTGGGGGAAGTTTATAGTATATTCAGTTTGTCCAGAACCATTATCATTATTTGGATTATATTTAAATGTCATAATATTATATTTTTTATCTGAATACATATCATTAAGTGATATATAGTTGGTGTTATATAAATCTATAATTTCATTACTTGTTAACACTTTTTTATAAATATATAATTCTTTTAAATAACCATTTATTGATTCGCCTATTTTAAATAAATTATATGTTGTATTAAAAAAATCTGTATTATAATCATATGCTGTTAATTTACCATTTATCCATATTTCACGATTATTATTTTCTTTAACTATAAATACTAAATGCGACCAATCACTATTATTACTTATTGCTATTGTTTCTAAACGATTATTATAAAAATCAATATAATATTTACTATTATTGTACCCTATATACAAATTTGTATTAGTTGTATTTGTATTTCCTTGTCTAAATAATATAATATTATTTGTATTATTATAATTTTTAAACCACACAGATATTGAAAATGCAGAATTACTTAAATCTATTACTTGAGAATACAAATATTTATTATTAAGATATATATCATTACTATTATATATTATATCACCCGATGTATTTTCAATTAAGTTAATATTATTTTTACCACTATCATTTATATTATTATTAAATATATAATGTGCAAATAAATTAGTGGTATCTATTTCGGGATATAAATTATACAACTGTGTTTTTTTATAATTATATATACTTGCTATACTATTTTCATCTAAATCACTATTATATATTCTAAAATCACTAATAGCACCTGTAAATGAACCGTCTGCTATATATACAGATTTATTAATATATCTATAGTTCCAATTAATTGTAGATGATATTCCTGTTTTTGTTTGATTATATTTTAAAATATTATCAATATATAATTTCCATATATTATCTTTACTAATTGAAAATACTAAATTATGCCATTTGCCATCAAAATAATTATCTACATTAATAGAACCACTATCTACACTATTAACTGTAATATTAATAATAGTGTTGCTAGTATTATTTCTAAATATTCTAATACCAGTTGATGAATTTAAATTTTCTTGAAAATCTATAAATCTTGCATAACGACTAGCACTAGTAAAATTATACCATAAACTAAATGTTATTCCATTCCCATTCCATATTGTATAGGGATTAAAAGTTGATGGCAATTCTAAATAATTATCATTATTTAATATTATACCATTTATATTAGATTTATATTTATATTTATCAGGAATATTTGTTGTATATTCTTTATTTATTTTTATTTTATGCCAACTACCACCTTGCCATTCTCTATATCCCCAATAACTATCTTTGCCTGGAAATCCATAATTATTATATTGTGACTTAAAATATTGATTATATATATTTACATTATCTGTATTATTCCATTCACCATATTTTTTTATCCACCCAGATGTTCCTGTTGTATGTAATATTAAAACAGTTTTTTCTTTTAATGTAAAACGATATTCATCAATGTTTGGCACATGAACTTCTTGTCTCCATTGGTTATGCCAATTACCTTGGGCACCTATACCATATACTATTGGTTCATTTTTAAAATTCTTAAACCATCTATTATTTACAAAATTACATTTATATAAAGTTCCTTGATCTGAACCATTAGTAGGCAAATAACCAGTATAATAATTTACTTTATATGTACCTTGTTCTAATACTAATCCTTCACATAAATTAAAATAATTACTATATTCTGAATCAAATGCTGAATAAAAATCTACAAATGTAGTATTTAAATTATTATATGTATTTAAATTATTTATAATAAAACGATTTTTACTTATTCTAGATTGTTCATAATAATATACTTCATTATATAATAAATTTGATGTATTAGTTATATTATCATTTAAATCATTTTCCAAATTGTATTGGTGTACCAAGTTAGTTGTATAATCATTATAATTATTTATTATATTAATTTTATTAGTAATACTATATATTTCACTATATATTTTTGTTACTTTATGACATTTTATAATAACTATTCCAGAACCTCCTGATTTATTTACACTACCGTTACCATATGAAGCACCACCGCCTCCTCCCGTATAAGGTAATCCTTCAAAACCATCACCGTGTGATTTTTTTCTTGCATTACCACCGCCTCCCAAACCACCTAAACCCCCACCAACACTTGAACCACCACCTCCACCACCTCCACCACCATAATATTTAGTTTCTCCAAATATATTTATTTTTGCACCAATTCCGCCATTATCTTTTATATTTATTCCGCCTGCACCACCTCCTCCACTGCCATCATTAGAACTTCCACCATATGGGTCGCCCATTGTTGAAGAATAACCACCACTAATATATTCTGTACCATTCCATACTGTTTTACCTTGTAATGATTTGCCATAATAACTAATATGTGATGCTCCACCACCAGAACCACCATCATAACCCGGAACATGACCACTACTATGAGAACTATAATATCCGCTTTGTGTTCCACCTCCTAAACCACCACCATATGCCGTTAACTTAATATTATCAATTTCTAATATAATATTATCTTTTTTAATACAACTATCATAACCATTTAATTGATAACCACCATTGCCTACACTAATATTATATATACCGTTATTAAATTCTTTATTAGTCATATAAATAACACCACCTCCTCCACCACCACCAGGTTCGTTTGAACCACCACCCTTTCCTGAACTACCACCTCCGCCAACAATTAATATATCACAAACAGTATTATTTTTAAAATTAATATTATATTTTGCTATGTTTTTATCAATGCATTTAAAAATATAATATTTATAGTAATCATCTTCCTTTAATTCTATATTATAACTCAAATATAAATTATATACTTCTGTAAAACTTAAATCATAATTATATATTCTAAAATCATCTAAATAACCATTTAATCTTTCACCACTTTTATTTAAATTTATTATATTATCTGGATCATTGTTTATATTAAAAATTATATTTTGTTTATTAATATATTTATTATTACTATATAATACTACTTCATATTCTATTATATAATTATTTATTGTATTATTGTAAGTAAATACACATACAAAGTGATTAAATTTATTATTATTAATATAATCTATATCATATACTATTATTTCATTATTATAATTTGATTTAATATTAAATGTATTTTGATTTTCAAAAAATATTTCTATTATACTTGTATGTAATAATGTATTTTTTGAATTTATTATATTTTTATACCAAAATGATATTGTAAAACTTTTTTGTATATTTAATATATCAAATGTAGATAAGGGTATTTCAAATTCTTCATTTGTTATGTAAATTGTTGAATTATCTGTTACATAATTATTAAAACTATATTTCGGTGTATTGCTTGATGATTTTACTATTAAATTATTATTATAACCACTTATATCATTAATAGAACTACTAAAATTATAATGAAGAATTATTGAATTATTTGTAAATATTCTAGATAAAATAGGTTCTCTTTCCCAATATTTAATTTTGCTATTATTTAATTGAGAATATTTAAATATAATTACACCTGAACCTCCTAAACCACTTCTATTTGTTAAATTTCCACCACCACCGCCACCTCCTGTATTTTCTAATGCATTAACACCTGTTTCTGCACCACCATTACCTCCATTAACAATACTATCAGTGTTGCCTCCGCCACCACCGCCACTTGAATAGTATATATTATTACCATTAATATTTATTTCTATACCATCACCTCCGGTACCATTATTATTTCCATTTTCAGCAGAACCTGCACCTCCACCTGATATTGTACCTGATGTAGAAATTACACTAGTACCACCATTATTATTTGTTGTATTTATAGTTACATTTGTTAAATTTGTTACATAACTATTACCACTATTACCACCATCACTAATAGTACCTGAATTTCCTCCAAACGCATAATAAATATCATTGCCATCTGTCAGTAGTGATGCTGAACCATCAGAATTATAGTCACCACCACAACCAACAGTTAAATTATAGTAACCATTAAAAATATGGGAAGAAATATATACTAGTCCTCCACCACCACCTCCTCCACCACCACCCGGTTCATCGTTAAAATTTTCATTAACATAACCACTTCCTCCGCCACCAACAATTAGAACATCACACTCAACATTTTCTTTAAAAAAAATAGTATAATTACTATTTTTTTTGTTTTTAGTATCTTCATACACTTCTACATAAATTCTTTTATAACTTCTAGTATCTGCAGTATCGCCCCATGATGGATAACCGTGATGTTCTGTATGTGATTTTCCTATCCAATGTGATGAAGTTACTCCTAATTGTATCCAATCGCGACCATTTGAATATTCTGCTATAACAGGAGTCCATATATCTTCATTATATAAAGGAGATTTTGTATCATCATTTTGAAGAGTATAACCTAAACTAGTTAAATAATTTAATAATTCTGTTTTAGTTGGCATTCTTCCGCCATTAGCAATTGCTTCATCATAGGCTTCTTGCCAACTATACGGACTTTCATCTTCTCTAAATACAAATCTTAATTCTGTATTAGAACTATATTTAAAAGTTATATATTCATCTGTTGAATTTGGTATTATATTATTTTCTATTGCTTTTTTTTCGCTTCCTTCTAAATATAATTTTTCTATTTCTTCAGCTGATAATACCCTGTCGTATATGCGGAAGTCGTCTAAATAACCATCCCAGTTGTCTTTATTAGAACTTTCATGTCTGCCTATGTAGTTAGTATCATAAATTACTGATGTATCCAATTTTCCTGTTGTACTCCCTAAGGTATTAGATGGTGCTTCATACACTCCGTTTATATACACTTTCCAAGTGCCTACATTATCTATTACCCACACCACATAATACCAAGTGTTGTCATTTATAGTTGTATTGAAAATTTCATAATCTACTCTTGTTTGACTGTCGCAATCCACCGTAAAATAGAGTCTATTATTTGCATTATCTCTACTTATAAATATTCTATCTCCTGATGTGCTTTTTTTGCAAAATAGTATTTTTTGATAAGAAGGATCGTCAGAATTACTTAAATCCCAATTAAACCAAAAACTAATAGTTGTTGTGTTCCCAAATTGAAATGAAGGTAAGTTCATAAATGTATATAAAGTAGGATCACTTAAAAGTCGCAAACTATGACTTCCTAATATTTTATGTGTGCTGTTTAAAGATGCCACCCCTCCTGTTCCTCCAAATGTTCCGTTTTTACTGGTATTAGTTGGGTCAGTAGAATCAGTTAAATCATCATCAAACTTATAATGTGCTATTAAACCATTGACAATATCTACTTTTTCTACACCGTATATATACCATTCATCTAAATTCAAATAAGTATCATTACCCAATAATTTATTTACAATTATAAGAAAATATTTATATTCACCTGTCGTAAATACAGATTCTTGAAACAGCCCAGAACTATAATACGTTGGAATAATAGCATTATCTCCTGCTTTATCTACTAAAATAGTCCAATTAGTATTGTCATTACTCCCATATATTTTGTAATCTTTTGGTGCTCTATTTGGTTGAGTACTTCTTTGTTTCAAACCGTATTTGGTGAGATTTATATAAACAGGTAATTTTATTTTTACCCATTCACCAGTATAATTGAGACTTGTTAAATTGCCACTATCATTATTAAAATAACTATCATTAAACACAGTAGATGATGAAGTATAATGTGCTGGACTGTGATAACCAGCAGTAATACCTGTATTAAAAGCAGAATAACCAGCATAAGTAGAAGAATATACAGCACTATGAGATGTTTCATATAACCCATTACCATATAGTTGTTGAGATATAGTATGTGAAGCACTTGTTAAATTTCTTGTAGGTGGGTATACCCTTTCTTTTGTTGTAGTTATTATATCTTTGATATTATATATTCCATGATTGTTTGTAATATTTGTATATTTGTTTATTAATCTAATTTCATTAATATTTAATTCCCTACTGTATATTCTTAAATTTTTAAACATTTTCTCACCATTGTAATTAGATAAACTATTATTTTCTTCAACAATACCATTTATATACAAATTATTTAAATTATTAGTTAATATTGTATCATCTAAATATCTAAATTCATATTCAAATATTATTTTCTGTTTAATACCATTTATATATATAGAAGGATAAAATTGTTTTGTGTTGTTATTATATTTTGAAATTAAGGTAATCGTATTCCAATTATTATATATAGAATCATCATAATTACATTTTATTTTAAATCCGATTCCATAATTTTTTTTTGTCCAACTAATTATATTACTACTACCATTTTGTGCAATACTTACAATAAAAATATTATTTGTATAATTCATTCCCATTAAAAATTGTGTATTATATTCAAGTATTTTAGTAATATAAAAATCTATACTTAAAGTACTATCATCTATAGTATTTAATATATTTTTACAGTGTGCATTAGGAATTTCTATAAATTTATTATTATATATGACAATATAATCTGAATTTAATTTATAATTACTATTATCTATATCTAGTATTTCATTATTAATTAAATTTATTAAATTATGATTAAAATTGTAGTATGTTTCTAATTTATAAAATTCACTTGCTATTAAATTATTTGTTTTTGTAATATCATAATTATTTATTTTATTATTTTGATATAATAAATTAATACTATTATCTGTTAATTTAGTATTATATATTTTAAAATTATTAATTTGGAAATTACCTGTAGCATTGCCTATATAAAATTTATTATTTATTGTATCATTAAATGTTATTAATTCTATAAAATCATCATATCTATTTACTATTTTATCATTTTGATATAAAGTTATATAGTAATCATTGTTATTTTTTGTAAAAATAATACATATAAATATAAAATTATCATTAGATAAAATTTTATATTTCAAAGTATTTGTATCATTAATAATATAAAATAAATGGTTATTATAATTATACTGAAATTTAAAATAATTATAACTATCATATATTATATCACAATCATTATTCCCTGTAATATTAATCCAAAAAGATATTGTAAAATTATCTGTTAATAAATTATTAAAATAAAAATTATTTATTTCATATTGTTTAAAAATATTTAATGTATCATTGTATAAATTATCTGCTGTTGTATATGATGTTGTCAATGAATTATCAGTTGCCAATAAATAATTACTTGTATTGTGAGAATATTTAATTATAACTATACCAGAACCACCATCTCCTCCTTTATTATTACTATTATAGTGAGAACCGCCTCCACCACCACCACCAGTATGTTTTCCAGCATTACCACCTGGACGATTAGCATGACTATTTGTTCCTCCTCCACCACCTGGTTCACCTTCATTTAACCCCCCCTCGCCCCCATAAGTTATACCAACAGCACCACCCCCTCCGCCACCCTTACCTCCATCACCACCTGTTGTTGAATATCCAGAACCACCACCACCTCCTCCCCAATAATAGGAAGTACCTAGTATATCAAATGCTAATCCATCACCACCTCTTTGTCGTTCACTTGCATCATCTGAACCACCTCCACCAATTTCTCCAGCACCTCCACCTCCACCACTATAATGATGTTGTTTTCCATATGCTCCTCTATATCCTTGACCATCAATGCCAGTTCCGGCATCATTAATATCATTATTTGCTTGATAACCTGATGAACCACCACCTGAACCGCCATTACCAGCTTTACCGTGTAGTGTATGACTATGTGGAGCAGACCCTCCATATCCTCCGCCAACAGCAATATGTGTATCAAATTGAGAGTCATAACCGGAAGTAGCATTTATTGTGTATTGGTGACCCCCCGGTTGTCCATTTGTACCTGCTGCAGGTGCTCCAGTACCACCATTACCAACTTTTATAACTTTTTTACCTTTTGTAACTAAAGTATTTTGTAGATATATAATACCACCGCCACCGCCACCACCACCCATATCCATGCCACCACCACCTCCTCCAGCAACAATTAAAATATCACATATAGTATCTTGTAAAAAATTAATATTATATGTGGTTTGATTATTATTGTTAATTAAATCATTATATTTAAAAATAATGTTACAATTATCATAATTAATTTCTATATTATTATCATCATCATAAATATATGACAAATCATTATATTTAGATATATTATTTATTTTTGTATAATTTTCAATTTCAAAAACATTATTATATAAATTTGAATTAAAAGTATAACTAATTAATAAATTACTATAGTTAATATTATCATTATAAGTATATAATTTATAAATATTATTATCAATATTGTTATGTATTATTTCATAATTAGAATTATTTATATCAAAATTAGTTTCTATATCATAATTTGAATATATTACATTAGAATAAACATTATAAAAAGATAAATCAATATTATTAATAAAAATTTCATTATTTAGTGATTTTTGTTCAATATTTTTAATAATAATGTTATTAATATTACTACTAATGTATTGAGCCATATTATTATTAATATTTATCTATTTATATAATATTCTTTATTTTAAAAATATTATTTTTAAATAGAAATGAGTGATAAATCGACAAATTATTATACTACTATAGATGGATTAAATTATGATAAAAAAGTGTTAGATCTTGCAGAAGAATTAATAAAAAAAAAAGGTGACGGTAGATTATCAATAAAAGATACCGATTTATTAATAGAAAAAATATTTGATAAAAAAATAATAACAAATACAGAATATAGAACAATATTTTATGTTTTAAGTAAATATAAATTTACAAAACAAGGAAAAGAAAATTTTTTAGATAAATTAATTAAATTTAATAACTAATTTTATTAACATTATTTTTCCATCTTTTAAAAGTATTTAATGCACTTGTATTTTTTAAATGTATTAAATTAATATTTTTATCTTTATTACTTTTTTCAAATTCTTTATATATTTCATTATCATCAAAACCAATATCGGCTGCATCGTGACGTGTATTTGCATAATAAACTGTATTAATTCGAGACCAATAAATAGCAGATAAACACATGGGACAAGGTTCACAACTAGTGTATAAAGTACAATCTTGTAAATTAAAAGTATTTAATTCTTTGCAAGCTTCTCTAATTGCGACAATTTCTGCATGTGCTGTTGGGTCATTTAAAACAGTTACTTTATTATTACCGATTGATATAATATTATCATTTTTTGTAATAATTGCACCAAAAGGACCACCGTCACTATTATCTGCCGCATTAATAGCATGATTAATAAAAATATTATTTAATCTATTCTTATGTAATTCATAATAACTATCATTAAAAGTGCTGTTCATTTTAAATAGAAGTAATATAAAATTAATCATTTTTTTATAAAAAATAATATTAATATAAAATAATATGGATATAGAAGTTAAACCAAAAAATTGGATATTGGAAAATAGAATTGGTTATAATAAAAAAATAAATAATACATTTAATCGTAATAAGTATAAAGATACAAATAAAAAAGAAAATTGTAAATGTAAAAGTGATAACTGTGATATAGATGTAAAAACGATAAGTTTATTTCCACACCAACGAATATTAAGAGATTATATTCAACTTGATAGTCCTTATCGTGGTATATTGGCATATCACGAATTAGGTTCAGGTAAATCAGCTGCATCAATCGCAGCGGCAGAAATTTTTATGGAAAAAAGAAAAATATTTGTATTAACACCAGCATCATTAGCAAAAAATTATGAAAATGAATTAATGAAAATATCAACTTTAGGATTAAATATGAAAAAAACGTGGACTTTATTAAAAATAACAGGTGATTTAAAATCCAAAACACTAATAGAAAAATTAATAGAATATGGTATAAATATTAAATATATCAAAAAGGATAAACAAATATGGTTACCACTTTATAAAAATGATTTAAATGATTACGCGAGTGTTATAGAAAATGATGTTACATATAGTTCGTTAAAAAGTGATAAAAAAAAAATAATAGATGATATAATATTACATATAATTAGAAATAAATATAAATTTATAAGTTACAATGGTTTAACACAAAAAATGCTTACAGAAATGGGAAAAGATATATTTAATAATTCATTTATAATAGTTGATGAAGTTCATAATTTTATAAGTAGGGTAGTAAATGGTTCAAAAATAGCAAGAACAGTTTATAATAATATGATGAATGCAGATAATTGCAAATTAGTGTTATTATCTGGTACACCAATTATAAATAATCCATATGAAATTGCTAGTTTAATAAATTTATTAAGAGGACCGATGGAAATATTTAAAATAAAATTACTATCATCTTCAATAGATGTTAGTGAGAAAATATTAAAGGAAAAAATTAATGAATTAAATATAAATAAATTTATAGATTATATTTACTATAATAATAGAGAAATAAGTATAGCATTATTACCAGAAGGATATATAAAAGAATCTAAATCAATAGAAATAGTAAAATATAAATGGGAATATACAAAAGATAAACTAATAGAAATAATTAAAAGTGAATTAGAAAATATAAAAGGATTAAAAATAGGTATAAAAAAAACAAAGGAATTATATTATGCGTTACCAAATAATAAAGATGATTTTGATAAAATGTTTATAGATTATAAAGATGAAGAGAAACCAGTAACAAAAAATTTAGATTTATTTCAAAGAAGAATATTAGGTACAGTTAGTTATTATAGAACATCTGGAAGTGAATTTTTTCCTGAATTATTGCCAATAAAAATACAATACTTAAATATGTCAAACCATCAATTAACAAAATATGATGAAGTAAGAAGTAAAGAAAGAAAAATAGATGAAGCGAAAAAATTTCGTAAAAATGATATGGATGAAAAATCGTCTGTATATAGAGCATATAGTAGAATGGTTTGTAATTTTGCGTTTCCTGAAAATTTAGAAAGAGTATATCCAAGTGATATTAAAAATATATTAAGGAAAGAATTAGATATTGTAGCGGAAGATAATATAAATGAAGAGATAGTGGTAAATAATGATTATGAAAATAAATTAGATAAAGTAATAAAAGAATTGGATACAAATCAATATTTATCAAAAGAAAATTTAAAAAATTATTATAGTCCAAAATATTCAAAAATGTTAGATGATATAGAAGAATCGCCTGGTTCTGTATTAATATATTCACAATTTAGAATGGTAGAAGGTTTAGGAATATTTAGTAAATCTTTAAATTATAATGATTATAAAGAAATAATATTAATAAAATCAGAAAATGGATATAAATATAGTGATTTATCAGTATTTGATGAAAAATATGATAATAAAAGATATATAGTATTTAATAGTGATAAAGAAAAAACAAATCAATTAATACATTTATTTAATGGAGAATTTTCACAATTAAATGGTGAGTTATATAATTCATTACCAGATAGAATAAAAAAGAATAAGGATATTCAATTATATGGTAAATTAGTTAAAGTATTGATGATAACACAATCAGGTGCAGAAGGTATATCATTAAAAAATGTAAGAAGAGTATTAATAATGGAATATTTTTGGAATTCAGTAAGAATAAATCAAGTTATAGGAAGAGCGGTAAGAACGTGTTCTCATGAACAGTTGCCATTAAAAGATAGAAATGTACAAGTATATTCATATATAATGAAATTAACCCAAGAACAATTAAAGAAAAATTTTACAATAAAAACAATGGATAAAGGAATAACAACAGATGAGTATATATATAATATTGCGAAAAATAAAGAGGAATTAATAAATAGTTTTTTAAAATTATTAAAAGCATCAAGTTTTGATTGTGTAATTAATTCAGAAAAAAATAAACCATTAGAAAGTGGATATAAATGTTATAATTGGCCTATAAATGTAAATAATAAAAAATTATCATTTACGAAAGATATAAATAAAGATAATAAAATATTAGAATTTCAAAAATATACCAAATTAAAAAAGGGCAAAGGTAGAGTTGTATTAATAAAAAATAAAAAATATGTTGAATTAAATAATAAATATTATGATTATAATAGTTATATAAATTCAGGTATATTACTACCAGTGTAAATAAATCTAAAAAAAAAATATTATAATTTATAAATGGACACTAAAAATACAAACTATTGTATTTTTATTAATAAATTTCAAAAAAAAAAATGTAATATAATATGTGATAATTGTTTATATTGTGATAAACATATTAAATATAAAAATATAAAATTTTTTGAAATTATAAATAGAATATTAAAAACAAAAAATAAACTTTTTATAGATGCTATTGATGATATATATTTATTATTTAAATATATACAAAAATATAAAGATACGAATGACTTAAAAAAACTATTATTTATAAAAATATTATCATATTTATTTAATAAAATAGTATTAATTGAATTGTTTCATTCTTATAATATAAAAAAAAATAATAATAAAAAAACAATTATATTAGAAATTTATAATATATTTAATACAACATATAAATTAACAGTACATATAAATAAAATAATTATTATTCAAAAAAATATTAGAAATTATTTATATAAATTAGTTAATAAAAAATATAATATAAATGAAATATCAAATGAAAATGATCCATTTACATTAGATAAAATAGTAGATATACCGAAAAAACTACGTTTTTATTTTAAGACAGGTAATAAAATATACTGTTTCAATGCCATAGAATTTGATTATTATATAAAATTAAATAATATAAATCCTTGTACAAGAGAAATATTAGATGAAAATATTATAAATAAATTAAAATTATTTATAAAATATAATAAATTAGAAATAAAAAAAAATAAAAAGGAATGGGATACTAAGGAACAAGCATATACAGATGTTGTATATTATATGGAAAAAGTTGGTTTTTATAATAATGTATTATGGTTTTTAAAATTAAAATTTAATAATATTATAAATATAATAAATATTTATAAAGATTTAACAAGTGATATTGATATAGAAAATAATTATTTTAATGAAGATTTATTATTGATTTTAAATAATAATAATTATGTTAATGTATTTGCTAATGAAATTATAAATTTATTTAAAAATGGTAACGAACATTTTATACTATGTTGTAATTTTGTAAAAGCATTAGCACTTGTTTCAAATGATTTTTATGATAATTTACCAGATTGGATTTCTAATATAAATTCAACTACAAATATGACAATATTTTTTGATACAAATTTTGAACCAATTGAAATAAATAGAGTACATAATAATATATCAAATATTGGTATAAATTTAGATAATATTATAGATAATACAACAATATATTATTTAATGGATTTATTTAATAGATAATCTTTTTTTTATTTATATATATTAAAGATATGGATAATAAAGAAATTTATTATGAATATAAAGATACAAAACGGGAAACTAAGCCAGTAAAAAAGAAAAAAACAAATTATATAAATAAGTTAAAAATATCATTATATTGTTTAATATTATTTATGATTTTATCGAATAAAAATACTTATAAAATAGCAGATATAATTGTAAAAATTTTTAGGAAAGATACAAATGATATAATTGATGAAAATGGAAATCCATTAATTTTTGGAACATTTATTATTGGATTATTTTTTGCAGTAATAATATTCATATTAAATTAAAAAATATTTAAGCATAATATTGATTATAATATATAGCGAAGAAATGACTGATAATTTAGAATTAAAAGAGTTAGTAAAAATAGGTGAGGAAAATGTTCAAGAGGTGGAAAAAACACAAAATAAAGTAAGTAATCAACAATTAAAATTACTAAAATCATATAGAGATAAAAGTTTAATTGTAGCAATTTTATGTAAAAGGTCTTATGAATTTTATTCTACTATTAAAAATTTTGTTAATATACCATTGATTTTATCTAGTACATCATTGGCTATATTAAATAGTGCAAGTTTAACTGGTGACCAAATGAAAATACCAAATATTGTTATAAATAGTGTAACCGGATTAACACTTGCAATGATAAATAATTTTAAAATTAATGAAAGAGTAACAGTATTTCAAAATATTTCTAAAAAAATGAATAAATTAAATCATAGAATAGATGAGGCAATGATTAATGATATAGAATCATTAGATTTTTATAAAATAACTAATTTTATTAGAGAATATGAAACATTAATTGAACAAATTGATTATAATTTCCCAAATAGTATTAAGAAAAAAGTTTATAATAAATTTAAAAATACAAATGTTTCTTTGCCTAATACACTAATTGCTTTTGACGATATGGCAATTAGTGATTTATCCCCTGATAATATTAAAGCGACTGCTACATTAGGAAGTGAATTAGTATAAATTTATTTTTTTTTATTATAATATATATGGTTTATTTAGATTAATTATTTGACTATCTGGTGGTTTTACATATATGGGTGTATGATATGAAAACAATTCGTTAAATAATTTATTTTCAAAATTTTTATTATTTTTATATTCAGGTATATTATCCAAAATATTAATTGCTCTATTTATTTTATATTTTAATTTATTATTCCAACCATAATCTTCATAACTTATAAAAGCATTTAATATTCTATAATAATCAACATATTTATTAGAATCATATAATGGTGATGTTAAACCATAATCCCAAATTATCCATAAATAACCTTTATTTTCTAAATAAATATCTTTATTAAAAATATTATAATGTATATATCCACCTGGTTTTATTTTATGATATAAAAAATTACCCCAATGACAATCATTATGTGATAATTTTATTTTTTTATGAAATGTTAATATACATATAAATATTTGTTCTAATGTATTTATTAGTAAATTTTTATTATTATTATGTTTACATTCTTCCATAAATATTTTTAAATCACCTGAAAACATCTCGTTAAAATTAACAATAAATTTGTTACATCTTTTAATAGATTTTGGCAAATAAACACTAAAATCTTTTAACTTAGTATCTTTTTGTATAAAACTATTAAAATACATAATTGGAAAATGTGGTGTCTCATTATTCATTGTTTTTTCTGTTGCTTTCATAATTAATTGAATTTCATTTCTATTATCTTTTGTATCACACATTATTTTTCCACAAATATTATAAAAATTATCATCGTGTTTATACTTTACATTATAAATCGTACCATATACACTTTCTGAACCTATTTTTTTATATAAATGAATATTATTTAAATAATAATTATCTTTTTTAATTATTTTAAATTTTTCTGCTGGAATTTTTTTAGATTCAAGTTTTTTAATTTCAAAATCTTGAAACATTCCTTTATGAACATTTTTCGCATATTTTATTCTATTTTTTAAAGTAAATGTTTTTGTTACAAATGGCAATAAATGTTTTATCACAATATCGAATGCTTTTCTTTTTTTTTGAGCAGTGTTTTCATTTGCATTATTTAATTTTACCTTTTTCCATATTTTTTTTAACTTTGATATTTTTTCTATTGTATTTAATGATTTTTTTGCAGTTAATAACTTTTTTATTTTATTACATCTACCTGTTACTGGATTTAATATTTTACCTTCAGGACATATTTTTTCTTTTTTTAAAACTATTTTATTGCATCTACCAGTAGCTTTATTACATATTTTTTGTTGTTTTTCGCATTTTTTTATTTTTAATTTATCACATTCAACCATTTATTGTTTCTATTATTATTATAGATTAAATTTTTAATAATACATTATTATAAAAATAATCTACAACTGTTTCCCATCTATAGTGTGTTATTATATATTCTCTTGCTTTTTTGCCATGTGATTTTAATAATTCTTCATCATTATAATATTTCCAAAATGCATTACCATAATCATCCGGAGAACCAATTTCTGCTTTACCACCGATACCAGCAGATTTACAATCTAAATAAATTGCAGTACAAGGTCTTATAAGAAGTGCAAAATCGTCTAATAAAAAATCAATCATTCCTCCAACATATGATGATATTTGACCTTTGCCAAGTGCGGCTGATTCAAACCCACATAATCCAAAACCTTCGCCATCAGCAGTATTTAATCCAACATCACAAGCATTATATAATATATTAATGTCTCTATCAGATAATTGTTGTGGCATATCAACAGGTATTATTGTTGTTTTTGCAAATTCCCAAGGCACATTAGTAAATTTTATTTCATTTTCAAATATATCCATTAAATCCCAGTATGCATTCATAGATGTACCAACTACAAGTTTAACATTTCTTTTATTTTCTGTATTTTTATTGTAAATTTTTTCTAAAAATTTACACCATCCTATTATAGTAATATCCCATCTTTTTCTAGGTTGATTTCTATTTAAATTTAATACTAAATAATCATCTAAAGGAAAATTTAAATACATTCTTGCTATTTTTTTATCAACAGGATAATATAAATCTGTATCAAATCCATGTGGGAAACAATATAATGGTTTTTTTATACCTAATTTTTTTGCAATATTTTTCCAGTATGGTGTAAATGTTATAACGGCATCATAGAAAACATTAAGTAATTCAATATATTTCTTTTTTTGATAGGGATAAACTTGATCCATATATGAAACTAATTTAAAATTCTTTTTTTCATCCCAACATTCTTTAACTATTGTATGTGTTAAAGCTGTTGTAATCATTGAGTCATTAAATATAATTATAATATCCTGTGGGTGTTTTTTTATATAGTCGCCAATTTCTTTTTCGCCAAAACCATTTCTTCTAGGATTTTCATTGGCCATTACATCATATAATATTATTTTATCTGATAAATTATTTCTTAAATTAGAACCACTTGTATTATTTACATTTTGGAAACCATATATTGTTAATTCAATATCATCATATTTTTCCATATTTTTACATATATAATAGACAACTTTAGAATAACCATTACTTGTGCCTATAGGATAAGTACCACATAACATTACACGTTTTTTATTATTTTTCGATTTATACCACCATGAAGATTTATTATCATTAGAAACATCATCAGTGTTATTTGGTTCTTCATTATCAGTAGTTTCTTTATTTTTTAATGAATATTCGCCAACAACTATACTATTATTTAATAAAGAATTCATATATTATAATAATTTATTTTATTAACTCTTTATATAATTAAAAAAATTTTCTGCTTTTATAAAACCATCTAATATTAGATTATCTATATCTAATTCTGTAAAATCATATTTAATATTATTGTCACAAGTTTTTAAAGGAATCATTTCATTAATGGGTGAATCTTCTATTATTAGTAAATTCGCATATTCATTTTTTATATATTTAAGAAATGTACTTTTACTAGAATTTTTTATTAATATTTCTATTAATTTTCTACTATAATCTATAAAATTTATTTGTGTATTTTTTTCTAGTTTATTTACCTTATAATCATTTTTCACATTTATTACTATTCCAAGTATATTATCTTTATTAATATTTTTAAAAATATTTATTGGAAAATTATTAGACATTAAACCATCCACATAATATTCACCATCTATTAAAACTGGTATTCCTAAATATGGTATTGTTATAGATGCGTGTGTTGCGTCAAATATACTTACATTTGGCGTATTATCAGTAGAAAAAATTATATTTTCCGTTGTGTTTATATTTGTAGCACTTATATATAAATTAATACCAAATTTTTTTGATAATTCTAAAAATGTAATATCTGTTTCATTATATTTTTCATTAAAATATTCTTTAAGTTTATTTGTTATTATGTTGAAATTTAATATACCATTATATAAAAATATATTTCCTATATTTTTTTTTGTTACTATTAATTTTTCCTCTTTTACTAAATTTTTAATTATTAATTCTAATTCTTCAATATCAATACCAATTGAATGCGCCAAACAAAATAATGAACCAACCGAGTTACCAGCTATATTTTTAACATTTTTTAATTTATTTTCAATATAAAAATATCTAAATATACCTAGTAAAGATATACCATATAATCCCCCGCCTGATATTACAATATGTGAATATTGTGTCATTATAATAAAAATATTATAAATTTTTTATATTCTTTTTAACTCTTTTAATTCTTCTAATAATGGTAATAATATTTGAACTGTTTGTTTCATTCCTTTATGTAATGCCAATTCTGTTAATAAATCTAATAAAAATATAACAAATATTCCAATTAATATAAATAACACTATATTAATTATATTTTTATAGAAATTACTTATTTTTGGTGGAGTTTTTTCTTCCTTTACATATAACTTAACCATTTCCGATATTTTATCTTCTAAATTTTCACTTTCTTGTTTTACAACAACATCAATATTATTTTCTTCCTGTTTATCTTCTAACTCTTTTTCTTGATTTTCTGTATCTTTTTCAATAATTTCATTATATTTTACTTTTGTTTTTTTTGGTACCAATACATATTCTTTATTATTTATTATTAACGGTTCCTGTGTTTTTAAATTAAATTCTTCTGACATTAATTTATTTTTTATTTCTTTTTGTGGATAATTTATATTTCCCATATCATTAATATTTATATAATTATCTAAATCTTCATCGTAATATGGTTCAATATCTTTTATTTCATCATTTAAAATACTGTTGTAATTATCATATATATTAATATTACTGTCTTCAATTTCTGTAAATTCTTTATTTTTTAAATTTCTTTCTTTTAAATAATCTTCAAATATTTTTGTATCTTCTGTTATTTGTTTATCTTTAATTGGTAATTTATAATGTGGTTGCTGTAATGGTTCGCAATTTTTATATTCTTTTTTATAAGGTTCTATTATATTGTTTTGTTCTGATACAGATTTATCTTTCCTTTTTTTCTTTTTATCAATATTTTCTCCACCCTTTGATTCAAATATTGGAATATTATATGCTTCCGTTAGTGTAGAATAATTCATTTTATATAATATATCTCTATTATACATTATTAAAAAAATAATTATAATATATAGAACAATAAATAATGGAACTTGATTATTATACCACGATAAAAAAAATTATATTGGCATTAGTTACTGGCATATTATGTGCATATGTTATTATATATGCATTAAGACCTTCTGTACCTTATCCAGATATTATATTAGAATTATTCGATAATAATATATTATTTATCATATTATTAATAAGTAATTTTTATTTATTTTTAATTGATAAATTAATTGGTACGCTATTTTTAACCTGTATTATATCACTTGTATTTGATTATTATATTTTTATTAAAAATGAAAAAAAAATAATACACGAACCGTTTATAGATTATAAAACAGATGAAAACATTATTAATTTTAAATATAATATTAAAAATAATATATTAGATTATATAAATAAACTTTTTTAATCTGTATTTACATTCCAATAATTATTTTTACTTTTAGTTCTAACAATTTTAATTATATTATATATATATATATATGACATTATTATAAATATTATTAAACTTAATATATATATAATAGTATTATACTTTTCTGTTACTGATATTAGTACTAAAATTATTGTAAATAATAATGTTAAATTTATAAAATACATTATATTTTCTTTATAATATTTTATATCTTTTTCAATTGTATTTAAATTAGAATTTTTAATTTTTTTATATAATTTATAATGTTCATCTTTATTTTTTGTTTCTTTAAGCTCTTTTTTTAAGACTGGATTTATATTATTATAATATAATTTATTATAATTTAATACAACTAATAATTCTGATGCTTTTCTGTTATTTAATATTATTAAATCATCTATTGTTTCTGTTGTAAATTCTTCATAATATTTTTTATTATTATATAAATAATAATAACATATTACATATATTACTATTATTATTATTGGAGTGATATATACAAAATTTTTATTTTTTATTTTATTTATTTGTAATAATAAAATACCCATTACTATAAATATTAATAACATACATACAAATAGTAATTTTAATTTCAATATTTTATCTTTTTTTATCTTAATTAAATCTTCTATTTTTTCTATTTTATCTTTATTATTTAAAACATTCTCATTCGTATTTTTTATACTTAACGAATTTAGTATCGCATCTTTTACTTGTTTCGTTTCATTTTCATCTGATTTTAATTTACTAGTTGATTCTATTAATTTGTCATAATTTATATTTTTATTTTGCAATAATTTAATAAATATTTCATCACTAATTTCAATATTTTTCTTTATAATACTTTTATTACTAATATATCCCGAACTATTAATTTCTCTTAAATTTTTTTTTAAAGTTTCTATTAATATATACTGTAATCTAACTTTTAAATTATCATAATATACATATCGCATATAATATTTATTACTATCTGTCATATCTATTAATTCAAAATTATCTACCATTTTTGATAATAATTGTGTTAAATTAACATTTGCTGTTTCTATATTGTTTATTGATATTTTATTATATAGTGGTTTATTAATTTTAAATTTTACATCATAACCATTTTTAACAAATAATACATAATCATTTTTTATTTCATAAAATAATTTTATATTAAACTCTTTATTATATATACTACTATCTAATATATAATTATTATTAATATACATATTAATTATTTTGTAAAATTGAATTAAAAAGTCTAAACAAAATATATAAAAATATATTTTATTATCATAATAATAATAATGAATGTATTCATAATAATCGTAAGATATCGGTTTATTATATTTTAAAATTTCATTACTTATTTTATAAATATTATCTGCACTTTTAATTTCACTATCTAATAATTGTTTTAAAAAACCTTCATTTAATAATTCTTTATTATAAAAAATATCACTAACAAAATTATTTTCTAAATTGTGAACATTTATTTTTTCTGTATCTTCTAATAATTCACTTACAAAAGCGGCGGCCCGTAGTGACATTAATATATATTAAGTACTCTATATTTTATTAATAAAAATATTTATAAAAATTAGATTAAATATGAATTATGTTGACCCTATATCTTATTTACAATTAATTTTTATACATATTGGTGGAAGATTTTTAAAATTTAATATTACCCCCGTGCAAGAAAAAATATTAAACTCAAAAATAACACAAGGGCTTATTTTTTATTCACTTTTGTTATTTAGTACTAAAGATGCAACTAAAGCATTTATTATTGTATTTATTTCATATTTATTACTATATTTTATTTTAAATGAAAATAGTAAATACAATATGATTTCTAAAAAATGGTTAATTAAAAATAAATTTATAGAAGATGATAATTTTATTTCCGATAAGCAATTATATTTGCAAGGTTTTAAAAATTTAAATTAATTTTTTTCAAAATATTTATTTCTTGACTTAGTACGAAGTATTTGTGTTATTTTGTATATAAATATTATTGTAAATATTGTAAATAATATTATAAATATTAAATTTACTAAAGATACTGATATATATTTATATAATATCATTAATATTGATAATAATAAACATATTGATATTACATAATCAATTATTATCTTTTTATATTTAATATTATATAATCTTTGATTTTGTTTATTTTTATTTTTCATATAACTTAAATTATATGCATCATTCTTTTCTTTAAATTTATTATATTCCTTTTTAAGTAATGGATTGACTCTTTCATAGTATGTAGGTGTTGTTATATCTGTTTTTTCTATTTCATTAAATGTATTAAATATATTATTTATTTTATTATTATTGTCTGTTATTATTATTGAATTTGTTTTCACCCTTAATGGTCTTTCTACCGCTTTTACCCAAACACTTTTATCAATAATTTCATCATTTTCATTTGTTTCTGTTTCTTCTTTTTTATATTCTAATAAATATCTAAAATATGTTGTATTATTTAATAATTTTGATTTTGCATTACTTGCTTGTGTTTCTATATTATTATATATTTTATCTGGATTATTAATATTTAAATTACCTGGTGCCGGATATATTGTTGTTGTTACTAAAATATTTTTATCATTTTCATAATATCTGCTTTCTTGTGTTTCGAAATTTTCTGTATATTTTATAATATAACCGCTTAAATCTTTTAATAATATATCATCTTCAGATAATTCATTTGTTTTTGGTTTTATTTCAACTTTATCTGACGTTATACTGTCTATACTAAATCTATTTTTATTTACATCCAATGACATTGCTAAATCGTTTAATAATATATCTTTAAATAATGATCGTTTATCTATTTCTTTTTGTGTATTTAATCCTATTATACCTGCATGTTTATAATCGATATTTAATTTAAAAGTTACTATCATACTTTTTTCGGTATTATCTTCTAATTTTTTCAATTCTTCATTTAATTGACGTTTTTTACTTCTAAATCTCTCTTCATGTAGAATTCTATTTTGTATTGCGACCATTTTTAATTTTCTTAATTCGCTTAATTCGTTTTCTAATTCAATTTTTCTTTTTAATTTTTTATCATCTATTTCTAAACGTTTCTGTAATATATTTGATGATAATTCACTGCGTTCTTCTGCTAATTTTATACTATGTTGTTCCATTATATTTTTACATTCTTTATATTCAATTGCTTGTTGTTGTTTTATATAGTATTCATTTTTTATATCTTCTAATTTCTCTTCATTTAATAAATTTGATTCTCTTATTAAATTACTAGTTGTTTGTTTATTACCTAATTCATAACTTAATGCAGTTAGATCTGCATAATTACTGCTTATAATTGCATTATTATATTCTATTTTATCTGTAGTTGCATTAATTAATCCTTGTAATTTTATGTTACTTGTTGTATAAAGGTTTATACTTTCTTTTCTTCTATCAAGTAAATCTTGATTTGAAATATATGTTTGATAATCAGTATTATAATTTCTTTGTAATATTGAAATATTTGATGTAGCTTCTTCTAAATCCATTTTACCTGCCAATAAATCATCTTTTATTGATGTTATATTACTAGTATGTTGTTGTGCTTTTTCATATAAAGTTATTGCATCACTTTTTCCATCTTCTGCTGCTGCTTGTAATAATTCTTTTTGTAATTTTTCTATTTCTGTTTTTATTATACTGTCTATACTATCTTTTATATCTTTATTTATTTTTATTATAATTCGACCATTTGCCCCATTACCGCCTTTATTTTTACCACCACCACCACCGGAACCCGTATTTTCTTCAGCGTTTTTACCATTTACTGACCCTGCGTCACCGCTATCATTATCTATTATACCTCCCCCTTGTCCTTGTACGAATTCTCCAAGATCATTTTTATTACATATGTAAATATTATCACCATTTTTTTCTAAACCACTATCACCAGGACTTGTATAATATTCACGACCATCACTACATAAATTATATGACCCACCACCTGCACCATAATATGTTCCTTCATATTTATAACCACTATCTCCATCATTAGGATTTTGTGTTATAGTTTCAAAAGATAATGTTGAATCATCTTTATAAGTAAATTCTTGAGACGATTGTATATTATATCCACTTAACCCTCCTCTGCCTATATCTTTATTCCTAATAAACATACTATCTTCACTACCATCTATATTACCATCTATATCAGCACCTGAAATTTGTCTAACAACATAATCTGGTACATCATTTATGCCAAATCGTATTTGTGTTAATATTAATTCAGCGCCTTTTGCTGTTATTTTATTTTCATCATTTAGACTTATTGTTGTATCTGTTGCTTGTGTTGTGTTTTCATCTTCTACGACCCCCCCTTTACCTATTTTAATTTTATATGTTTCTCCACCATTTAATATAAAATTATCTTTATAAATAACTGCACCACCACCTCCACCTTCACCTAATCTGTTATATCCAATGCCTTCAATATAATGATATTTTGTACCAGCTGCACCTCCGCCAACTGCTAATATACTTGATTTAATACCGATAGTTTCATCAGATACTTCATTAAATACATTTGGAACGTAAATACTATATTCTTTATTTTCTTCATATTTTAAATCTATTGTAATATTACTATTAATATCAAATGCAACATAACTCGAATTTTCGTCTGTATTAATATCAGTCCCAGTAAATATATTAATATTTTTTTCTGTTTCATCATCTTTATTTTTTATTTTTAAATAAAATTTTGATTCTAAATTATTTGTATCTGTTTTAGCTTTTATATAAGTATTTAATTCTTCAAATGTCATAGGGTCAGAAGTAACATCAATATTAAAATCACTATTTGCATTTAAATTAAATTTTTCAATTTGTATACCTGAAAAATAATTAAATATATTTTTTATTATTCCTTTATTATTGTATATATAATTTGGATTATTATTTATAACATAATTTACAATTAAATATAATATAATAGATATAGTTAATAATAATATTGAAATTGATACATTTAAATTACTATATGCGTTATCTATAATAAATATAACAGTTATTGTTATTAATAAAAATATTACAAAATAATTCATAATATTTATTTTATTGTAATAACTATCATCGGAATTAATTTCAATATTTTTATTATTTATATTTTTAATTTTATTTGTTATATTTTTATTAATTTTATCTAATTCATTTTTATACGCAATTGCTTCTTGTTCTTGTGATTTATTTAAATTTGCATACATTTCATTACTTAATTGTTTTTCTAATTTTTCAATATAGTTTTCTTTTTCTTTAATATTATTTAATAAATTTTCTGGTTCATTATCCATATTATTTTCAATATAATCACGAATTTCTCCTTTCTTTTTAGTAATTAGTTCTCTTAATCTTTTTATTTCTGTTAAATTTGGTTTTCTATTTAATTTAAACTGTTTTTTTTCTGTATTTAATGCAATTTCTAATAATGAATTATCTTTATCACTAACTTTATTGCTAATATTATTTAACAAAACTGGATAGTCTTTCATCAATATATCATTAACTTCTTTAATTTTAACAGGATAATGTTTTGTATAATAAAAATATATTATTTTTAATATGATATATGTTAGTAATATTTTATTAAATTTATATTTATAAGATTCTGATAATAATTTGTGATAACTAATATCATTATTTATTATAATATCGCTGTTTTTAACTATTTTAATTAATTCGTTAAATGAATTAACATAAACATTATCATAAACATTATCATAACTATTATTAAATATTCTTTCATTATTTTTAGAATATAATTTAATATCACTTAAATTAGTAATATCTGGTTGAACAAATTTATTTCCTGTAGTATTACTATTATTAAATTTAAATGTTATTACATAGTCCTCGATATTTGAGGCAGTATGATATACATTATTTATTTCATTTTCACTTGAAAAATATTTACATCTTATTTTAAATTCATGATTATATAGTGATGCATTATCAATATTATATTTATTTTTTTTTATTTCAGCTAAATTTAGATAATATTCTCTTAAAAAATCATATAAAAACATGTATTTTTTCATATTTGGATTCATATAAAATGATGCATCTATTTCTGATAATTTATATTTTTTATTTTTATTAATATCAATTTTATCATAATCAATTACATTATCATTATCTGTATAATAATATATTATTTTATTTGTAAATTTATCATAAGCAGATGATTTTATTTTATTAATATGAAGTAAATTATTATAATAATTATTTATATTTTTAATAAATTCTTGTTGATAATAACTTGCATTTACAAATATATCTTTTTTTTTTAATATTTTATCAAACATAGCATTTTTTGAAATACTATTAATTTCTACAAAATCTTGTTCTGTTATATATGACATATTTTTTATGTAGTATTCTATTGTTTATTTATAAATAAAAAATTAAAAAAAAATTATATTTCTATTTCTGGTAATTGCCAATATTTATTTCTATAATGTTTTTTAGTATGTTTTATTATATTAAAATATAAATTATTTAATAATAATATAAATGCGATTGTTCCTATTAATAAAATTAATAAATTATTATCACTTATAAATAATTTAAATATTAATAATAATACTATTAATAAACTAATTTCAATCATAAATTTAGATATATTATTATAATAATTATATTTATGTTGTTTTGAATTTAATTTTGAATTTATTATTTTTTTCTTTTTATAATAATCAGATTTCTTTTCACGATAATAATTTAATTCTTTTTTTAAATATGGATTTATTTCATCATAATATGTTTTATTTGTATTTTCTGACTTATTAATATAATTTATTATTGAATTAATATCTGTAATTAATATATTATTATTATTTATTTTATCTGTTAAATCTAATTCTTTTAATGGAAAAGAAACATCTGTAATTACTTCTTCACTTTCTTCAGTTGTTTTTGTAATTTTTTGTAAATATTTTAAATATTTTTTATTTCTTAATATTGTATTATTCTCTGTTGCTTTATCTGTTATATCTGTATATATCTCTTCCGGGTTTTTACTATCTAATTTTCCAAATGCATTAGATGGATATATTACTGTATTTATTGATATATTACTGTCAGGTGATAATATTTCTATTTCAGATATATTAAATCTATTTATACCTGTTTTTGTAATATCAGCTAATTCTAGTATAATATTATTTTTAAAATTATTTTTTTCTATATCTGTATTTCCTGTAATTTTATTTAAATGATTTGTATCTTTTAAACTTAATTCTAAATCTAAGAATACTTTTGTAGGACGATTTTCTATTTCGCTTTGAATATTTGCAATTTTTTTGTCTAATATTCCGATTCCTTTTATAACATTTGATGTTTTCAGGTATAATGTTTCTTTATCTGTGTTTAAATTTTCTTTAAATGTTTCATGTAAATATAAAAATTCTTCTGCAAAAAATACTGCATCTTGGTTTGAACTTTCTAATATTTCAGTTAATTTTGAGAATATTTCAGTATTTGATGTTATTTGTACTGCAGTTTCATTTTGTATTAAATTATTTGATGCAATTTCTGCTTGAAATTCTATTGTTTTTGCATATTCTGTATCAATATTATTTTCAAATCTTATAAAATTATTATTAATTTGTTGTTTATATGTATTTAAAACTTTTATTTCTTCAGTAATATCACCTATATCATCTTCCATTTTTGCCAAATCTTTAGCAGATGTTATTTTATCATTTACTATAATTGAGAGTTGGCCTTGTAAATCATATATATCATCTTGTAATTGTGAGAACTTTGTTAGTTTTTGTTGTTCTATTGAACTTAATTCTTCATTTATATTATCAAAATTTATATTAAATGATGCTATATTACTTAAAATTTCTTGATATTTTATAATACTTCCTGAAGCATTTTTTAAATCATCAATTAATTGTGTTTTTTCACTGTTTAATAATGATAAAGTTTTTTCTAATTCTTGTTCTTTACTATTTAAATTACTATACGCATTTTGCATTTCAATTATATTACTAGTTAAATCGATAACGCTATTATCATCTAGTTGTTGTATGGGAATCATATGTTGTATTATTTCTAAGTCTACTAAATTAGTAGTTCTATCAACAGCATTCTCCCAAATTGTTACATTACTACCATCATAATCATTAATCTCAGTTATTTTACTATCTAAATTACTACTTAAACTTTCAATATGTTCTAATTTACCTTTTAATTCATCTATTTTATTATAAGAATCGGTTAAAGTAAAATATTCAATATTTTTATAATTAAAATAATATATTATAAATAAACTTGCTAATATACCAATACATATTATTCTAGCATTTCTGATAGATGTATTATTTAATATATTTAAATAAAATACTATAGTAAAAAATAGTATAATAATTGTTATTAATATTTTATAAACTGCTTTATTTGCTTCATCTGAATAATATTTTATATTGTTATTTATTCTATTAACATTATACTTTTCTAATTCACTTTTTCTGTTTAATTCTTTTAATTCAGATGTATATTTTTCTGATTCTTGAATTCTTTGTGATTCTAATACAATGTCTTTTTTTTCTGTATTATCGATAATATTTTTAATTTCATTTAATTTAAAAAAAGTATTTTTAAATAGTTTGTTAAATACCGAAAATAAAATATCTAATTTTTGTAGTATAAAATCTTTATTTTTAAATAAATTATCATCTGTATCTTTATTAATATTTTTATAAATAATAAATAATATATAATAATTTATAATTAATTTATAAAAACGATATTCATAAACTTTTTCTAATAAATGATAATAATCTAATGAATTATCTATTGGTATATTATTTTTAACAATTTGCTTAAATAATATATCAAAATTATCTGTAAATTTATTATTATTTTCATAATCTAATAATGTTCTATTTCTATTTATTTTAAATTCAATATCTAAATTTTTACAGCAACTAAAATCTATATTATTTATATTTATTGGCATATTGTTATTAAATAAATTTTTAATTTTAAATTTTCTTTCATATACAGTATCATCTAAACTAAAAGTTTCTTTTTTTATTTTTGCTAAATTTTTATAAAACTGAGATAAATAATCAAAATAAAACATATATTTTTTAGGAGCATCATTTGTATAATATGAAAAATCAATATCGTAGCAATCGCGTGTTGTATTTATTTCGTTATAGTCATAATCAAATTTATGTAAATTATTATCAATATTTAAATATTCATTATATAACTTATCTGTATTTAAAAAATATTCAGTTAAATCGTTAATATATTGATCTATAGTTAGATTACCATCATTAAGATTATCATTAATATTTAGTATATTATCTTTATAATATTCAATTGATATATTATTATTGTCGGTATTGGGTGCGATAATAGTACTCATGTTATTTAACTATAATATAGTTCCTTCTATAAAACATATATATTTTTCTTTATTAAAAAAGTACATTTCTTAAAAAAAATAAAAATTTATAAAAAGTTTTATAAAATTTAAAAAAAATAAAGAAATGTACTTTTTTTTTAATCAAATTTAATATTAATCATTTCATTTTCATTAATAAATTTAATATTTATTAATTCATTATCACTATCTAACTCGTAAAATCGAACATTTATTTTTTCAATTGGTTCAAATATGTGTTTAATTTCTTTAAAAGTGAGTTCTTTGTCATATATTCTTAAATCTTGTAAACCACCTTTAAAACTTGAATAATTATTTATTTTTAATGTATTATATTTAAATTGAGAATGATAACCCCCGATATATAAATTATTTTTATTAAAATTTACTTTATCTGTTTCACATATATTATTTACTTCATCTGTTATTTTATAATAAAATTCACCAATTTGTTTTAAATTTTTATATATAATTAATTTATTATTATTTTTAGTTATAATCCAATGATTCCATTCATTATTGTTAACATATAAATCTTTTTTATTATTAAAATTTAAATTATAAAATTTATTATTTTTACAAGGCATTTTAACATATAATTTATTATTTAAAAACCCAATTGAAAATATATTAGTATTAATAAATGAATTATTTAGTATATCTTGTGAATTTATTATATCATTATTTAAATATTTATTTATTGTTCCATTTGATAATATAACACGTTGTTTATTATCACTTTCATATAATATACTTATAAAAGATATTGTAAATTCGTCTCTATCATATAAATTAACATCTCGAACTTTTAATAAAGTATTTTCAAGATTTATATAATTCATTTTAATATTATTTACTTTTAATTCATCTATAACATTTATCATTAACTTATTGTTTTTAGATTTATCAATAAATGTATTATCACCTAATTTTTCATTACTTTTAAAAGGGAAATGTATTATTAAATTATCACTATATTTTGTATCTTTAATATAATTAAAATTTGGTATTTTATTTAAATATTCTTTTAAATTAATTATTTCAGTAATTTTATCACCATATAACGATTTGCGTAATTTAGAATCAGGATTTTCCATTTGAATTAATAGTTCATTAATAATATCATCTGTATTTAAATAATTATTACTTTTTATTTCTGTATTTACACGTATACTTCCTTTAGATATATCATTAATTTTTATTGATTTTGCATCAATATTTAAAGAATTTGATAATAAAGTTTTTAATGAGTTAATAAATTTAACACGTTTATAATAATTATTATCAAGAATAGTATCATAATTTAAATCAAATACCATAACAAAATTAGCATAATTATCATAATTATTAATTATTGATAATTTATTAATTTGATTTAATAATGTATTTATACTATTAAAATAACTATCATATTTTATATAAGATTCAAATTCTAAATCTTTATTTTCTAAAATTTCATTAATTTTATTTTTTATTCTTTCAGATAATGGCGTAGGATTTAATGTTAATAAATTAATATTTTTTTCTTCTAATTTTTCTTTAAATGATATATATTTTTCAGCATTAATTTTATATTCAAATAAGTTTTTAGCTAATTCTTTAATATTTTCTATTTTTGTTTCTTCTTTTAATTTATTTTTAAACTTATTTTGTTCTATTATTTTCATTAAATTGGTTTTAAATTTATCAATATTTTTTTCATGTTTTGATTTATTATCTATAACATTTTTAATATTAATATCAGTACTTTTAATATCACTTTCTAAATCATTTATTGTATTTTTTTCATTATCATATAATAATTTTATATTAGAATTATCTGTATATGTTTGTAATATTTTTTCATATGTATCTAATTTATTTTTTTTATATTCTAATTCTTTATACGCTCTTTCTTTTATATTTTCAAGTCTTGCTAATTCATTTGTTAAAACAATTTCATTTAATGATATTACTTTATATGTATACGCTCCTATATTATTATTAGAAGTATTAATTTTAATATCATAATTCATAACAGATATATTTTTAGTTAATTCAATTAATTTATTAACACTTTTATCTATCAATAATTTAAGTAATATTAAATCAACTATTAATTTTTTTTCAAATATTTTTTCGTAACTATATTTAGCAGTATCATATCTTAATTTAGCTATTTTTTCAGTGGTTGATTCTCTTTTTAATAATACAATATCATCTTGTAATTTTGATATATAAGTTATATTTCCACTATCTTTATTTTCAATTAAGCGTTTTTCAAATTCTTCTATTTTTTCTTTTTTTATTTTTAATAAATTCTCTAAATTCTTTTCACTTATTTTTTTTGTAGTTTCTAATTCTTTTTCTTTTTTATTTGTTTCGTGAATAATTTTCATTATTTGTGTAATATCATTAATTATAATATTATTATATTTTTTAGTATTATCTAAATCTTTTATTTTTAAACTTTTTATTTTTTCTAATAATTTTAATAATTCTTTTTTATTTGTTAAAACATTATTAACAATATTTGTTAATTTTAAAGATTCTTCCACGACAACTTTATTTTTATAACTTTCTTGTAATTCTAACTTTTCTAATTCTTTTTTATAATTTTGTAATTTTTGTGTATGTTCTAATTCCTGTTTTTGATTAGCATTTAATTTTACAAATTTTTTAGTTATTTTTTCTGTTTTTTCTTTAATAATTTTTTCATGATTAGTGGTTAAATTATTTAAATCTTTATTTAATTTATTTTCTAATAATTTTAATTTTTGTATATCTAAATTAATACGTTTTTTTATAGAATTCGTATTTTCATCTTCATTTATAGAATTTAGTATTTTAAAATAATTAATATATTTTATTTGTAATTCAACTATATTTGATAATTTTAATTTTGTTTGTGTTATATTTTTATTACTTAATATCTCTTTTTTATTAATTTCATCTATTTCTGTTATTATATTTTTTATAATTGCATTATCTTTTACAAATAATAAATCATATTTTTGATTAAATGTAAGTGATGTTGTTTTAAGTAAATGTAAATTTGCTATAGTATTATCTAAATCAGTTTTAGCATCTTTTAATATATCGATTTGTCTTAATTCTTTTTCTAACAAATCATTTATAGAGGAATTTAATAATTTTATTTTATTAATATCTTTACTTAATTCTATATCATATTCATAAGTTTTTTCTAATCTATCATATCTAATTTTTAATTTATTTTTAATATCTCTTTCTGTATAAACATTTAATTTTAATAAATTAAGTATTTCTTGTTTTTGTCTTTCTTCTGTTTCTAGTAAATCATTATTTTTAAGTTCTATTTCTATATTTTCAATTTTTTTGATAATTGTTTCTATTAAATTTTCAGTATTTTCCTTTTCCTTATTTTTTATTTCTAATGAATTATTTATTTCTTTAATTTTTTCGTCAATATCTGTTTTATTTTTTTTATTTAATTCTATTTTATCACTAATTTCTTTTTGAATTTTAATTTCTAATTCTAAACGTTGTTTCGCTTCTTTTAATAAAGTTTGTTTATATTCTAATTCATTTAATGCCAATTTTTGTTTTTCTATTTGATATAAATGTTTCATATCTAATTTATCACGTTTTATATTTTCTATTTCTCCTAAAATTCTCGAAAATAATGCTGAATTTATTAACATTTTAGTGTGGTTATTTAAAATAGTAATTTCATTAGAAGCGAAAGCTATTTTTGCTTCATTTAAATTTTTATTTGAAAAATTTACAATTTCAGTACTAATATTTTCAATACTATTATTTAAATTTATATACGGTGTTAATTGTAATTCATCCGCTAATATTTTTAATTCTTTATCAATATTTTTATCATATACACTAATAAAAGAATCATATTTAGTATTAATAAAAGTTTCAATAACACTATTGTCGCTATTTTTAGTTTCTACATCATTAAATAAATTTATTTTTGAAATAATACCATTATAATTATTTTCATTTAATTGAAAATTATCTAAATCAATGTTTAATATTTCTTTAACATTTTTATCATTATATTTTAAAATACTATCAGAATTTTTAGTAGCAATTTCAGCATTATTTAGAGTAATATTTGCTGATTTTTTTAAATATTGTAATTCATTATTAATTTTATCTAATAAATCTTTTTCACTTAGATAAGTTTTTTCAACAACAGTTATATCTTTATTTAATTTTTCAATATTATCTTTTATATTTTGTATGGATTCATTTGTTAATTTATTCTCAATATTAGCTTCTTCTATTTTAAAATCAAAATTTAATACTAATCTATTTTTATTATTAATTTCTTCATTTATATCATCTATATTAATATTAATATTTTTCAATGTATTTAATATATTACCTTTTTCATTAATTAATTCATCAATAGTAAAATTATCAATATTATTATAAATTTCTTCATAATCTGTATTTAATGCAAACTTTTCTATTTTTATATTAATTAAATAATTATGTAATTTATAAAGTAAATATAAAAATATAAAATTATAAATACAAAATACAAATGTTATAATATATGTATTATTTTCTGAAGTTTTTTGTATTATTTTGTTAAAAGCATAAAATATAAATATTGAAAAAACTATAACAGTTGATATAATTAATTTATTAATTAAGTTTTTATTATATTTATAATATACAGTATTATCTTTTGTTTCTTTTTCTTTAGTAATTAGTGGTTTTTTAGCAACAGGTTTATTATAAAATTTAATAGATACAGTATTTTTAATAGGTTCTATAAATTTATTTGGGTCTTGAACAATTTTATTTGGTTTTATAACATTATACTCTTTAATTAAGTTTGATTCAATACTAAAATTAGTGGGTGTAATACTATTATATACCAGATAATTTTTGTTAATTAATTTTAAATATTTATTATTAAATTCTATAACATCATAATTACTTTTGGGTAATAAATTTAATATTTTTTGAACACATTTATTTCTATAATTATCATATTTTTTTGAAATATTAAGTGCATATAAATGTAATTCTTTATTATTTTCATTTATATAATTATTATTAATTTTTTCATCCATATTAATTAAATCAGCGTGATAAGTAAGAATAGGTTTTACTAATTCTAAAATTTTTTTGTTAAAATTTTTAACATCATTAAATTGTATTGTAGAAGTATATGTATTAGTATTTGTATTTTTAATAGTAATTATATTAAATGTTATATAATTATTATAATCAGTTGTATGTAATTTATTATTATTATTAATATCATATTTAAATGGTATGTTAAATTTATTAGTATTATTAGAAAAGTCTTTAGTTGAAATAAAATAATAAAAATTTCTAATAAATTCTAATAAAAATATATGTTTATTATATTTATCAGTAATTAAATTAGAAATATTTAAATCACAAATATATTTATTTGATATATCATAATAATTATTAACAATATTTTCATATAGAAAAAAATCATTATTAGGATTATTAATATTATATTTGGTATAATATTTAATATCATTAAGATAAAAATTTTTACTTTTCAATATATTATTGCGGTTTTTATTTACATTAATACTTAAAAAATCATAAAAAATTGTTGTTTCATCAATTATACCTTTATTTTTAAAATAATCATTATTTTCAATATTAGTATTTAATTTTGGAATAGTAATATTGTTATTATTTATTAAATTATTTATATTTTTTTCAGATGTATTAACATTCATAATACTTTTTATACTCTAATTTTATATCATATAAAAAAACTAGTAATATATATTTGGTCTATAAATTTTTTTTCTATTAAATAAAATTAACTTTATTTGGTAATAGAAAAATTGTATTTAAAAATAAAATAAAAAAATGATAAAAATATATTTTATTTAAAAATATATAATATATAAGAAACTAATAAAAGAATGTCAATATATCCTGAACTATCTTATAGCGATCAAAAAATTGATATTCAAGATGTTAAAGGTATTCAATTTAGTGTATTAGGTCCTGAAGAAATTATTAAACGCTCAGTTGTAGAAATAACAAAAACAGATACATATGCGGGCAGTGAACCAATTATAGGTGGTTTATTTGATTCAAGAATGGGAGTATTAGAACATAATAAAATTTGTTCGACTTGCGAACAAAAAAATATATTTTGTCCAGGACATTTTGGACATATTAAATTAGCAAAACCAGTGTATCATGCAATGTTTTTTGATATTACAAGAAAAATATTAAAATGCGTTTGTTATAAATGTTCCAAATTATTAATTTCACAAAAAACTCAGGACGAAAATATCAATAATGATATTAAAAAAATATCATTAATTAAAAATAATCAAAAAAGATGGGAAGCATATTTTAAATTATGTAATAAAGTTTTATCAAATAATAAATATAGTTTATGTGGGGATGATGGTTCAATCGGTTGCAGTGCAAAACAACCGAATAAATATATGAAGGAAGGTTCTATGAAAATTATTGCAGAATGGAAAAATATTAAAAAAAAAGGTGACGAATTAAATGCAAATATAGAAGATGATTATAGTTTAGAATTAACAGCTGAAGATGTTTTACGAATTTTCCAAAGAATATCTGAAGAAGATATGGAATTAATGGGTTTTAATCCTCAATGGAACCGTCCTGAATGGATGATATGTAGTGTTTTACCAGTACCTCCACCTAGTGTAAGACCTAGTATTATTGAAGAAAATGGGCAAAGAAGAGAGGATGATTTAACACATAAATTAAGTGAAATAATTAAAATTAATAATAATATTTATGATAAAATTGCAAAAGGTACGCCTGAAGAAACAATTAAATTAATTACTATGGTATTACAATATCATATATTTACATTTATTGATAATCAGATACCTGGATTAGCACCATCGCAACAAAGAAATGGTCGTAAATTAAAATCAGTTTCAGACCGTATGAAAAAGAAAGAAGGAAGAATTCGTGGTAATTTAAATGGTAAACGTGTTGATCAATCGGCACGTTCAGTTATTACACCGGATCCTTATATTAGTATTAATGAATTAGGTGTTCCAATAAAAATTGCATCAAATATTACATTTCCGGAAGTTGTAAATAAATATAATATTGAAAATTTAAAAAAAGTAATATTAAATGGACCAGATGTTTGGCCAGGTGCTAAATTAATTAAAAAATATAAACAAACTACCACCATAAATTTAAAAAATGCAAATTTAGAAAAAATGGTAGATGAATTAGAATATGGTGACGTAGTTCATCGTCATTTATCAGATGGTGATTATATTTTATTTAATCGTCAACCATCATTGCATAAAATGTCTATGATGTGTCATAAAGTAATTATTATGCCATATCAAACATTTAGATTAAATGTTTTAGATACGCCACCATATAATGCTGATTTTGATGGTGATGAAATGAATTTACATTGTCCACAAAGTATCCAGACAATGTCTGAATTACAAGATATAGCGGCAGTACCATATATGATAATAGCACCAAGAGATGGGAAACCAATTATAGAAATTGTACAGGATACTTTATTAGGAAGTTTTCGCTTAACAAAAAATAACGTAGAAATAAAAGATAAAACGATGGCAAATTTACAAATGATAAATAGTTATTTTACAGGTAGTTTATTTAAACCAAATAAAAATTATAATTATACAGGCAAGGAAGCATATTCTAATATTTTACCACCAGGTTTAAATATTGAAAGAAAAAATAAAGCAGAAGATAAGGTTATTATAAATAATAGTATTTATAATTCGGAATCTGGTTCACTTGATAAAACAATATTTCATTCAAAATCATCTGGATTAATACCTATATTACATCACGATTATGGTCCATTTGAAACACAAAAATTTTTAGATAATACACAAAGATTAATATGTCGTTGGTTATTAACAGCAGGATTTAGTGTTGGTATTAGTGATTTAGTAACTGATAAAGAAACAGAATTACATTTAAAAACAAAAATTAAAGAAATGAAGGAAAAAGCATATTCAAAATTAGATGAAATTAGAAGAGGAATTATAGAAAATAATAGTATATTTTCAAATGAAGAATATTTTGAACGCGAATTAATTGCAATTTTAAATGAAACTACAAATCAAGTTGGTAAAATTGGTTTAAGTCAAATAGATGAAAAAACTAATCGTATGATTAATATGGTTAAATCCGGTTCAAAAGGCAAAGAAACAAATGTTGCTCAAATGATTGCTTGTGTTGGACAACAAAATGTAGATGGAAAACGTATTTCATATGGTTTCACCGATAGAACATTACCTCATTATACTAAATATGATGATGGTCCTGAAGCTAGAGGTTTTGTGGAAAATAGTTTTATATCTGGATTAAGTCCGCAAGAAGTATTCTTTCATGCAATGGGTGGCAGAGAAGGTTTAATTGATACGGCAGTTAAAACAAGTGAAACGGGATATATCCAAAGACGACTTGTGAAAGCAATGGAAGATGCTAAAATTTATTATGATAATACGGTAAGAAATGCGGGTGGTACAATAATTCAATATATATATGGTGAAGATGGTATGGATGGTTGTAAAATAGAAAATCAATATATACCTTATATTGAAATGGATATATTAATAATGGAAAATATATATCATTTAAGAAAAATAGATAAATTAAATAGTTATTTAACAACAAAAGCAAATAAAGAAATTAAATTAGAAACATTTAAAAGATGTACAGAACATTATAATAAAATAATTGAAGATAAAAATTTCTTAATTAAGTATGTATTTAATTTAAAGAAAACTAAAAGTATAAATTATCCAATTCCATTTGATAGAATTATAAATAATGCTATAAAAAAAATAGAAGCAATTTCTATTAAATCAATTAAAACAGATTTAACACCAGATTATATATTAGATAATATTGATAATTTAATAAAAGAATATTATATTAAAGATAATATTCAAGGAACAAAGTTTTTTGAAATATTATTAAGATTACATTTAACACCTAAAAAATTAATAATTAATTATCATTTTACAAAAGATATATTTGACAATATTGTATTACAAATTAAACAATATTACAAAGAATCAATAGCTCAACCTGGTGAAATGGTTGGTATAATAGCTGCGCAAACTATTGGTGAAATGGGTACTCAAATGACACTAGATTCATTTCATGTTTCTGGTACAGCAGCTGCTGTAAAAGCAACTAGTGGTGTTCCCAGATTAAAAGAAATATTAAGTGCTACTAAAAAAACAAAAACACCTACACTATTAATTTATATGAAAAATGATATAGCAACAGCTATTAATCCTGTATTAAATGATGAAGGTTTAGATAATGATGATGTTAATGTAGAAAATGCCAAAAATGCTGCAATAAATATTAAAAATACTATAGAAATTACAAAATTATCAGATATATTAGATTCAAGTGAAATTTATTGGGATAAAACAGATAATCAATATAATACAAATTTAGAAGAAGATAAGGGATTATTAAATGTTTATAAAGAATTTTCATTTACAAATACATTAAGTAGTACTTCACCTTGGATAATTAGAATGAAATTCAATAAAGAAAAAATGAAGGCAAATGGTTTAAGAATGATTGATATTTATACAAAATTAAATACAACATATGAAAAATATATTGAATGTGCGTATAGTGACGATAATGCTGAAGAATGTATATTTAGAATTAAATTAAATGATAATGTAGCAAAAGATATTGAATTTGGTGATCAAATGGCTGCTATAAAAGCATTAGAACATAATATAGTATATCAAGTGTTATTAAAAGGATACAAAGGTATTAAAAAAGTATCACTTAACAAAAAGAAATATAATAAATATAATTTTATTACAAATAAATTTGATAATTATGTTGAATGGGTATTAGATACTGATGGTACTAATCTTGTTGAAATTTTATCAAATACTAATGTTGATGCAACAAGAACAATTTCAAATGATATTAGAGAAATTTATGAAACATTAGGTATAGAAGCGGCAAGAACTGCATTATATCACGAGTTAGTAAATGTAACAAGTGAAGATTCAATGAATTACAGACATTTATCATTATTAATAGATACAATGACATATAAGGGACAATTAATGTCTATTGATAGACACGGTATTAATAGGGGTGATATTGGTCCATTAGCCAAATCAAGTTTTGAAGAAACAACAGATATGTTGATAAATGCTAGTATATTTGCTGAATATGATAATGTAAATGGTGTATCTGCAAATGTTATGTTAGGTCAACAAGCACCTTGTGGTACAGGAGATGTTAAGATATTATTAGATGAAGAACATATCGCTGAATTATTAAAAGATGATATAGATACTGTAGATAATTTAGAAGATGATATTGAGATTGAAATAATAGATGATAATATGTGTAATAATTCTGACATTGAGTTTAGTTATAAACTAAATAAAAAAGATAAAAAATGTGTAACATTTAAAGATACAAAAGTAGTGATTAAATAGGAACTCTATTATATATTTTAAATCTATTTGTGTTAAAAATCATTCTATTTTCTAAATCTTTTTTTATTTCTTGTTCACGATTTGTACTAATAATTATATTTTTTTTTATAGTAAATTCGTGATTATCTTTTCTAGTATCACAGCAAGTTTTATTAAAATAATTGATTATATAATCTAACATATTTGTTTTATTATTTTAATTAATAGAATCATTTTTTATATTTTATTGCGCTATATTCACGATAAAAAAAATGAGATTTATTATTATAAAATAGTACTAATATATTAGTAATAATATGGAAAAAGTTCTAGAAGAGATAGTAACCGATAACGAGGTTTCTAAACTAACAAAAAAACAAAAAGCAATTGATAATTTGTTTAAACCAAACAAAGATGGAATATCAGATTGGATAAGCAGAGAAAAAATTGATGAAAATAATGAATTAAAATGGGGAAATAATGGAGTTATGAGACACAATTTATTTCATAATGATAATAGGTATATATGGGATATTAAAAAAAAGAATGATAATCAATCTGGGCGGATAATAGCAATAAGAACAATTGGTATAAATGAAGAAATATTATTGGGAAAAAATAGACCAATAAGAGCAGATATTCATAAATATCATAAATCACAGGGTTGTGTTGTTTGTGGTTCGCATTCAGACTTAATAACAGACCATAAAAATGATCTATATAATGACCCTAGAGTTTTAGATATAAAAACACAAACTAAAGAAGATTTTCAATGTTTATGTAATCATTGCAATCTACAAAAAAGACAAATAGCAAAAAAAACAATGGAAACAGGTAAAAGATATGGTGCTACAAATATACCTTCTTTATCAGTTTTTGGAATTGATTTTATTGAAGGTGATGAAACATTTGACAAAAATAATGTAGATGCTATGGTTGGAACATATTGGTATGATCCTGTTAAATTTATGAATTATATTAAGACAAATCTAAAATCTCTTTAACTTTATCAAAATATTCTTTGTTAAGTTCGCATCCTTTAAATTTTCTATTTGTATTTTTACAAGCAACTAATGTAGTACCTCCACCAAGAAATGTATCTAAAACAGTGTCATTTTCATTAGAGTGTTTTTTTATTAATTCTTCAAATAAAGGCAAACTTTTTTGTGTTGGATGAAATCTATTTTTTCCACCTTGTAGTGGAAACATATAAATAGCATTATCATATTGACTATTAAATGTAGGATTAGAACCTTTAATACAAGTTAATGCTATTTCTCTACAATTAGTTAAATAATTAATTTTACTATTTAAGGGTTGAGGATTAGTTTTAATCCATTCAATAAATCTGATTTGTTTAAAATTATATTTTTCTAAAATTTTTTTTAATGTTTCAATTTTCCATAAATCAAAAAATATAATAAGTGTTCCACCATTTCTAAGTTTATCATAATATAATTTAATAATTTTTTCTAAAATTTCCATTGTAAAATCATTATCCCAATCACCATAATCTGTTTTAACACAATATTTTTTACCATATATAGTACCATATTTTAAGTAATTACTTTTATTAATGTCATTTTCAATATTATTAATAGTTTTATATTCTTCCCACTCTTTTTCTGTTTTAACAGCTTCTATATTATTATTTTCATTGTCTTTTACTTTATTATAATGAGTGTTCATTCCACTTTCTCTAGAAATAATATAAGGGGGATCTGTTAATATTAAATCAATACTATTATTTTCTAAATTATTTAAATAATTTATACCATCTATATTTTGAAAATCAATAGTATTATCATCTAAATTTGTTTTTACTTTACTTTCAACTACACAAGGTTTTTTTTTATTTAAATGTTTTTTGAACTGTTCTTTTTGACTAAATTCTTTTCCACATTTTTCACAACTATAATTAACCATTATTAGTTATATATTTATTTTATATTTAAATCAATTTTTTTTGAGTATTTCAATGTCTAATTGTGTAAAATCCAATTACGATTTCCTAATTTATTATTACAACCATAACACATCGGTTTTAAATTCTCTAAAGAAGTTTTACCACCATTATATTCTGAAATAATATGACCACAACTATAATCATTAATTGTTATAATATTAGTACATTTATTAAAAGGACATACACCTTTTTTATTATTACCATATTCTTGTACCCATACCTTTTTTTTTAGTGTAGCAGTAATACGTTTTTTTTCTTTTTTAAAACGATGAACAGGTATAATACTCTTATCTATTAAATAATCCACAAAATTATTATTTTTTAATGTAAATATTATACCATTTTTAACACAGTCGTGTTCATCTTTATAAAAAAATTTGGAATTATTATTATAAATTTCTTGATAATTAATAATATAATTAAATCTAAAATTACTATTTTCAAAATCGTTTTTAATATCATCAAAATTATCAAACTTTAATAAATAATTTGTACTTTCTAATTCATTTAAAAATTCAGATATTGTTTTTCTATAAGATTCTTTTTTTTGTTTTTTTTCAAAATATAAACCATAATATTTATCTAAATAATTAATAAATTTTTCGTGTAAATCTTTACTAAAATCATCTAAAAATATATAAGTATTATTTTTATATGAATCCTTATTTAATTCGATAAATAAGTCTTTATTTTGTTCATCATTTTCAATAATATAGCAACATATGTATATTAAATCATTATAATTTTCATTATTTAAATTACGAATTAATTCTATACGATGTTGTCCATCCATTATATATATGTTTTTACTTTTTGGAATAAAACTTAATACTATTTTATTTTTAAAATAAAAAAATTCAGGATTTTTTTTATATGAATAAGTCATTTCATCTACTTTATCCTGATTAATATTACCTTGATATTTTGGTTTTAAAAATTTAAATTTATCTAATATATTAATAAATTCATTAAAAGTATATCTATATTCTCTATATAATGGTAAATTTTTTTCTAACAATTTATTATTAAATATAATATCTAATTTAGATAAATCTAAGTCTCCCATAATTATAATATACTTTATTTATTATTTTTTATATCAGTTATTGTACTATTTATTAATGTTTCCATTTTTTCTATATCAACATTATCAGAATGTTTATATTGTAAATATAAAGAATTAATATTATTTTCATTGCGAATATTTAAAGAAATTCTATTATTAATTTTATATTCTTGAATAGAATATTCAACACTATGATCTATATCATTTGTGCAAGGAAATATATAAGTTGGGTATTTATTTTCATAATAAGTTAATATTAAATTATTATTAATATTATTTATATTTTGTAGTACTTTTTCACTAACAATTTGACTATCATTTGTTAAATCATATGTATATGATAAATTATTTAAGTAAAATGTATTATAATTATTTTTATTTTTAAATTTATATTTATCTAATATATTATCTACATAAAAATCTAAATTATATTTATTAAAATTATTTTGTGGTTGTATAAAATATATTTCAATTAAGTTAGTATTTTCAAAAGTTAAATCATTTAATTGAATCATATGTATATTTTATTTAAATATATTAATCAATTTTTAAATATAAATTGTTTAAAAAATAAATATAATAATATATTAAAATGAAAGTTAAATGCTTAATATGTAAAAAAAAATTAAATATATTAGAAACTTTAACAAATAAATGCAAATGTGATAATTATTATTGTACAAATCATTTATTTTTTACAAATCATAATTGTAAATTTGATTATATAGAAGATTTTAAAATTAAAAGTACTAGCAATATAGTTGATTTATCGTGTAAGTTGGAAAAAATTTAAACATATATAAAAGCATTATTAATATTTAATAATATATAAATGTCTTTTTCATTGGCACCCTTTATTATAAAAAATTCTTGTAGTGATATGCACGATATTTTTTATTCTAGAAAGTTTATAAGTAAAATATTTGATATAGAAAATAAGGAAGATATTAGTAAATCCAATGGTAATATACACATACAAAAAAAATATAATGTAAATGATTTACAAAATATGTTTACTATTACACCATATATAAATGAAAATATTATTTCAAAAATACAACATATTGTTTTTGAGTTAAATGTACATCAATCTGTAATACTAAATACCGATGATGCTTTAATTATTAAATATATATGTTCTATTGATAAACCGACATATATTAAATCAATGTTGGCAGACCAATCTACAGTATATTATATTAAATTTTATAAAAATACTAATAATAATGAATATTTAAATATGTGTTATTATAGAAAATTTATACAATCTGATGATATTGAATTATATAATGATAGTGATATTATAAATGATAATAATATATTAAATAATAATTCAGAATACAATACCATTAAATTTAATAATGCATTATTAGTTACAGCAAGTACTTTATTAGGAGAAGATGCTGTAAATGATATGATTATACCATTTATATATAAAATATATGATGATTTTATTGATATAGTTATAAATAAAAGAATTAAAAATTATTTAAAACATAAAAAAATCGAATTATTAAAAAAGAAAAATTAAATATCTATATCTTGTTGTGCAAGACATAATTTAATTTCACCAAGTGATGCTATACTATATCTTAAAATAATTGGATATGAATTTTTTAAATATATTTCAACAGTAGGACATAGATTTGTACATTTAGTAAAAATTAGTAAATATTTTAAACTAAATACACCTTGTATTATATCTTCAATTACTTCATTTTCATTTTCTGTTTGTTTTAATATTTTTATATTTTGAGAATTTTCACTACCTAATGTAGTTTCTTGACTACAAAAATCACCTTTACATTTTAATATTAATGAATGTTCTATATTTCTTATTTCAATATATTCAGAAATATTATGCATATCTCTTATTATTTTTTGTAAATATGATGAAGGCATTGTTATAGTTGTATGAAAATTAACTGGGGGTATAGTAACATTTAGTACATCAATATCAATTGTTGATAATTTATAATTTGTTTCAACATTTTTTTCATTATTGCTTATTTTTATACCTAAGTTATTTGGATCATCTTTTTCAATATAAATATTTAGTAAATCATTTGTTCCAATTGTTTTAATTAACATATGTAATTTTAACATATTCACACCAATATACATTTTTTTTTCACAATAATATTCTTCAAAACGTTCTGCATCTAATTTTAAATGTATTAATACAACGTGTGTATTATCCATTGCAATAATTTTAATACCAGTTTCATCTATTTCTAGATTAACATCCATTAGTATATCTTTTAAAGCATCAATAACTTGTTTAAATATTGTTGCCTGTATTGTTTTAATATTTATTAAATATTTTTCAGTCATTATAAAAACTTATATTATATTATATAATTTTTCTTTTCTTTATATAGATACTTTCTAAAATGTCTTTAAAATTACTAAATAATATTTTAGATAGAGAATTAAGTTATTCAAAATATAATATTAAAGCAGGTATGTTAAGACAAAAATCAGTTTCTAATAATTTACAACCTAAACCAACATCACGTTATAATTTAAGAAACGTATCATCAGATATTGAAGATATTAAAAATATATTTTATATATTTTGGAATCATTTTTGTAAACTTAATAATACACCACAACATATAGATTTACTACGTAATAATTGTAATTATAATAATTTAAATAGATTAGAAATACCTATTAATATTAATAACCCAAATAATGGTAAAATACTTTTAAGAGTTCAAAGAAATGAAAAAAAATATATTTTAAGTATTATAATTAAATTAGGTAATATACATATTACAATATTTAATAATGTAATTTGTTTAACAAATAATAATGTTAAACACAGTTTATGCGAATTACATTTTACATTTGAAAATATAATAACTCCTCCTAATTTAAGTTCTTTTACTGCTGTTGATAATAGATTAAGACTTTATATAGAATGGAATTATTGGGATGATGTTTATATGTCATTTAGCGACCGTGAAGTTGAACTTAAAATAATTGATAAATTAACAACTATTACTTATGATATAATGTATTATTTAAATTATGGACGTAATAGAATACGTACAAGTAGTCCACCAAGATTATTAAGAGAATTATATTTACATAGAGATTTATTAATAAATCAGGAAACAATTAATAATTTACGCGATTTTGCTGGTTTATTACAATATATAACTTTTTTATATACAGGTGGTAAAAAAAAATAATTATTTTTTATTTAAATAATCATATTTCGCAATATCAATATCATCACATATCTGTCTAATATTTGCCCATTTTTCTTGTTTTTCATTTAATGTATTTTTATGTTCAACAATATTCCATAATTCACTTAGAGTATCTACTATGTTACTATTGTTTTTATTATAAATTTTTAATAATGTATCATTATCAATATTATCTGGCGCTTGTGATTTTAGTTGTTCCATTTTTTATAATAAAATAAATTTTTTATATATTTTTATATATGTAAATATTTATTTAATGTATCTTCATTATATTTGTTAGCTATAATATATGCAATATATTCATATGGGTGTTCATAAATTACATTATTATTTAAACAATTAACATCTTGTATTGATTTGGGATTTTCTGTTTTATAATAACAACCAAATTTTTTGTTATTATTGTCAATATATGTATTTTTATTTAAATCCGGATTTGAGCGTATTTTTTTATCTAATAAATAATTAACTTTTTTAAAGTTGAGTTTATTAATAACTGTTTCAATTATTTCTGGATTATATCTTTGATATATATGTATTTTTTCGTGTATTAATGTATTAACAAAATTTGAATTTATTTCATTTGGTATAATTTTATCTGATAAAAATATAATATTATTTCTTGTATGTGGCATACCTTCTTCGTATTCATAATTATTATAATAAGATAATGCAAAATTCCAATTTAGTTTTGCAATTTCTTTACCTTTTAGTAAATCATTATAATTATTAAAAAATATATCAGCTTTCATACAAGCTTTTTTTATTATATTTATTTGATTTTTATTAAAATTTTTTATACAATTTGTTATTTTTGTAATGTATTCATTTTTTGTATTGACTTTTCTTGCTTTTAAATCATATATAGTAAAATTGTTAATATAGTTGTCATTATCTTTTTTTAAAAAATCTATTACATTTTCTTTTTTTAGAAAGTTAATATTATTTTGTAAATGTTCTATTTTTTTCCTCTTAAAGCATTTTATTAATTGATATATAATTATAAAAATTAAAATAATAATTATAATGTCTATAATTATTTTTAACATTCTTTACTATTATATAATAAAATCTTAATTTCTAATAAGAGAATAATGATCAAATATTTACTAACTATTATATATATATTTATTGCAGAATTTATATGGTTATATTTAATTAATTCAAAAAGATATATTTCTATTACAGAAAAAATTCAAAAAACAAAATTTAATGTTAATATAAAATATGCTATTTTATCTTATGTATTGGTTTTAATAAGTATTTTTTATGTTACAGTTCCATTTGTTATTAGTAAAATTAGTATTAATGATAATAATAAAATAAAAAATATAAAAATTTTTATATATTCTTTTATAATAGGATTTTTAATTTATGGAATTTATAATTTAACATCATTATCAATATATACAAATTACACATTTTTTATAGCATCTATTGATACATTATGGGGTGGTATTTTATATTCAACATCAACATTACTTTTTTTAAACTTAAAACATATGTTGAACTGATACTAAATCCAAATCTTTAACCCTATATAATTCATATTTATTATTTGGCATATATCGTTTAATTATAAATGGCAATTTCCCTTCTAATAATTCTTTTTTTGCTATTTCTCGTAATTCTAAATTACTTTTAATCTCTATTTTATCAGATAAAAATGATATCGCACCGTGTGCCAACATTGTTGCACGTTGAGCAATAATTTGATTAAATTCATATTTAGTCATTATTGGTTTTGATATTTTATTTTCATTTAATTTATTATATATTTCATTTACAGGAATTATTTTTCCAGATTTATTAGCCAATAAAGATTGCATTAATAATTTGTTATATCTAATATTTATATCATTTTTTATTTTTATAAATAATTATTTAAATTGCCGCCTGTTATTTTTTTAATTGCTTCTTGTAAATTAATTACATCATATTTTGAATTATGTGCATTTTCTATTTCCATATTAAATGCGTGATAATATAATTCTTTTAAACTAGGATCTTTAATTTTATTAAATTTATTTTTTGCTTTAACAATATTTTTAAAAACTTTCATTGAACACACTAATTGTTTTTTTTCTAATTCAATTATAATATGGTAAAGTTTACGTCTATATAATTCGCTTTTAATTACATTTATATCAAAACCAATATTATGAGCAATAATCATTTCACAGTTTTTTAATTCTTTATAAAATATATCTGCTATTGTATCAAACTTATAACCGTCTTTTTTTGATATTTCATCAGTTATGTTATGAAAATCACTATTATTAATTGTAAAATCATCCGCATATATAATATAATCATGCAATTTAATATTATTAATTTTATCATCGCATTTCATAAAAGTAAATTGAACAATACGAGCATTATCATATTTTTTTAATTCTTTAAAATCCGGATAATTACAATATCCTTGACAAATCGGTAATCCATTTGTTTCAGTGTCTATTACTAAATACATGATTAATTTATATATAATGTATAATAATCAATTTTTTATATTATTATAAGATTTTTATATAGTAAAATACATTTCAAAACACTTATTATAAATAAACTAGTATTATATATTTTTATTTTTTTTATAAATGGTAATAGTAAAATAAATAAATATAATATAACATATATTATAGTAATACCAAATAAAAAATTATTTGTTATTCTTACATTATTTTTATATTTATAATTATTATATAAATGCAATGCATTATAATCTACTAATATTTCATAATCATTATTTAAATATTTATTGTTATCTATATTTGTTAAATCAATTATATACATCTTTTTATATATAATTTTTATTTATTTTTTCCATATATGCCCACAATGATCACATACATATAAATATTTCATATTCTTATTATCATATTTAATATATAAAACTTGTTGTTCATCTACACTTTTATTACATATTTCAGTATTCGGACAAATAATATTAATATCACGAATACGTCGTAATGTAGGATCATATCGAAGATAATTATTAATATTTTGATTATATAATAAATCATCTTCTGAATATTTTGTTTCCGATATTTTAATACATTTAGATGTATTTTCTATTTTACTAAATGAACAATGTTTACAAAATTTAACCAAATCATTGTCCTCATTATTTTTAATATATAGCATATTATCGCAATTATCGCAGAATTCCATTATCTATTATTTATATAATATATAATTTTATTTCATTTTTTTTATATTATTTATATTTAGAAATATAAAATTTTTTGTTAAATTATAAAAAAAAATGATTTTTTATATGAAAAGTAATTATATATAATGGCAGATACTACTAAAACAGTTATTCAAAAATTTACTGAATTAGTTGACGTTGAAAAAGAATATACTTTAAAAGAGTTAACTTCAATTTTATCTGAATGTTTTAAAGAAGCAAATAAAAAACTAAAGAAAAATAAACCACCTTCACAGTATAATTTATTTGTAAAAGAAAAAATGCCTGTATTAAAAGAACAATTTCCTGAAATGACGCGCCAAGATTTAATGAAAAAAGTTGGTGAACTTTGGAAAAGCACAAAAACTAATAATAATGCAGAAACAGAAGCAGTTGTTAAAGAAACTGTAGTTGAAGAAGTTAAACCAGTAAAAAAAACAAAAAATAAAAAATGATTAAATATAAATAAATAATAGGGTATATGATTGAACAGATTATTTTAGTATCTATTGTTTATGGTTTAGTTATTTATGGTATTATTGATAGTTATATTATTAAACAAAGAAGACAAAATGTTGAATTAAATTCTATTTATGTAGCAAATCGTACAACATTATAAAAAAAAATTTAGTTAGTCGTTATAACTAACACCCAGCAATATAAATCAAGTTTCGTTAGTTGTATAACTAACACCCAGCAATATAAATCAAGTTTCGTTAGTTGTATAACTAACACCCAGCAATATAAATCAAGTTTCGTTAGTTGTATAACTAACACCCAGCAATATTAAATGCGTTATTTACTTAAATTAAATATAATTTGATAATTTTCAAAATATTTTTTTATTATTATTACACAATGTTTGCTTAATACAAATTTTTTTACTTTTAATGTATTAATATAACTAGTTATATAATTTGTAAATTCAATAATTGACTTATGAGTTGCATTTATTTTTATATTTTTAAAAAATAAAATTGATATATTTAAATACTGAAATATTTTTAACTCTTCTAAATTATAAATAGCCGTATATATATAACTGTCACTATTTATTAATTTTTTTATTAAATTTTCTACAATTATATTATTTATTATTTGATTTGATGTACATAAATATTCTTTTAATGAAAAAAAAGCATCTATTATAGATTCATTATTATTATTTTTTAAATTACATAGTACTGGTTTTAATTCATCTCTTATTTTACCTCTTACTGACCACTTAGGTGTACTATCTTTTAAGTATTTCAAATTATTATTATTTGCATAACTAATAATATATTTTTTATATATATTTAACATTGGCCGCCAATAACTTATTCCATCTATTAATGATATGTATTCCATTCCCGATAAATTTTCATAACTGTATTTATTTGAAATATTAGTAATAATATTTTCAAAACAGTCATCTTTGTTATGTCCCAATAATACATATACATTGTTGCTAAATAAGAAACCATATTTATACATATCACATCTTATTTTTTTTGTTATATCTTCGTATAAATCTCTTAAACCATTATCTTTACAATTATTTCTATTAATCTCTTCAATATTTCTATAAATTAATTTAACATTTAAACTATTACAATAATAATTTACAAAATCTAATTCATTACTACATTCCTGTCTATTATTATAATTTATATGTATTGCTATTAAATTTTTAATTTTACTATTTGTTTTTCTAATATTATTAAGTATATGTAATAATACTACACTATCTACACCCCCTGATAATGAAACAATAAATGTTGAATTATCTTTTAAATTTAATAATTGTTTATAAATTGTTTGGTAAATATTGCTACTTTCATTATTATACTCTTGTAAATAAGTAACTAAACATTTTTCATCTAATATATTTTTATTTATATCATTCAAATTTTTAACTGGAATTTTATTAGTATATGAATTAACATTTATATTTTTATAAATGTTATTTAATGTATTATAAATATATTTTTTACATGTTATTTTATCAATACCTTCTGAATTATTATATAATTCTATAAATACTTGGACACATAATTTTATTTTATTTATATCATTAATATGTCTATATGGTAAATAAATAAAACATAATTCATTAATTGAAAATTTATATTGTGAATTTAATAAATAATCTGAAAATTTAATAGCTTTTTTTGAAAGTAATATTGTATTAATATTTTCTCTATATGCTCTTTTATAATGTCTAGATATTTGATCAAGCAATATAATACAAGCAATTAGTAAATTTTTATCAGAATTATTTATATCTATATTATCTACTATATTAATATGTTGAAAATATTTATCAGATACAAATATATCATATTCTTCATTTTTTGAAAACCAATAATCTTTATTACTAAACCAATTATCATATAAGTCATATAAAATTGAATAATCTTCCATATAATTATATACGAATATTAATATTCTATTGTTTTTATATAAGAATTGTTATTTATTTTTGTATTAATTATATAATAGAAATGCCATTTATAGGCCAAGGTAGTTATGGGTGTATTTTTTCCCCAAAACTTAAATGTAATAATAATGATATTAATATAAATAATTCTGTTGGTAAAATTTTTAAAAATACAAATGATATGGAATTTGAAAAAGAAATATCTAAAATAATACAAAAAATAGATCCAAATAATGAATGGACTGTTCCATACTACGGTAGTTGTCAAACAAATATAAAAAAAGCTGAATTAACAGATAATATTAATAAATGTAGTCATATTAATAAAAATATTATAAATATAGAGCAATTAATATATGATAATGGTGGTATTGATTTAAAAAATGTTGATTATGAAAAAAATATGATAATAGATGATTTTATTAGAATGTTAGTACCTTTATTAAAAGGGCTAATAACTTTACATAATAATAAATTATTTCATTGTGATATTAAACCGGAGAATATTTTATATAATAATAAATTAAAAAAGTTATATATTATTGATTTTGGTTTATTAACTCAATATAGTGACGTTGTTAATGCTGAAAATTTTTCTGTGTATTCATATACTTATCCTTATTTTCCACCAGAATTTAAAATATATTCAAGTTTAATATTTTTAAATAATACAAAAATATTAACAAAATCAATATTAACAAATTTTAATAATTATAATCAAGCATCATTTATTAAATTTATGTCAAAATATATAAATATTCCCAATGAAATAGAAGTATTTATTGAAAAATGTGTTAATAACAAACAAGAATTTAAAAATAAATTTATTAAAAATTATGTATCTAAGTTTGATGTATATTCACTAGGAATGTCATTTATAGAAATATATTATAAATTAAATAAAATGGGAAAACTTAAAATTAATAATAAAAATTTATTAGATGATTTTTTTAAAGAGGTTATAATTCCTATGATAAGAATGGATGCTGATTTAAGATATGATGCACAAAAAGCGTATGATAGTCTTAACAAATTATTAAATAAATATGAAGAACGTACTGTGTCGCCTGTTAAAAAAAATATAATACCTTCCTATAATAATTGTATGAAAATGAAAAAGAAAGAGTTAATAGAATTATTAAAATTAGAAAATAAACCGATATATGGTAATAAAATAGATTTATGTAATAGATTAAAAAATGAAGTAAAAAATGAAGTAAAAAATGAAGTAAAAAAGTCGAGTAATAAAATAACACAAACTGATTGTGAAAAATTAAAAATAAAAGATATAAAACAGTTATTAGAAAAAGAAAATAAACCAAAATATGGTACAAAAAAACAACTGTGCGAAAGATTATTAAAAACTCCTTTGAAGAAATAAAAAAAGTACATTTCTTTATTTTTTTTAAATTTTATAAAACTTTTTATAAATTTTTATATTTTTAAAGAAATGTACTTTTTTTTTATATAAGAAAAATAATAATAATATTTACATAATAATGAAAAAAACAATTAATATATTTTTAATACATAATACGGAATTAAAAAATAGAGTTGATTATATTAATAGTACCATATCTTTTATTAAAACATTACTTGAAAAAAATGGATTTAATACTAATATTAAAATGTGTAAAAATAAAGACAAATCTCTAATTCAAAATGATGCCGACAAATATAAAGAAAGAAAAAATTATAACCCTAGTGATAATAAATTATATGATGATTTAATAACGAATTTAAATGATTGTCAAATTTCAAATATTGAAAATCATCGCGATGCATTAAGACAAGTTGTTAGTAATGAATATAATTTAATAATAGAAGATGATTTAGTTATAAATAAAAGTTTTATAGAAAATATAGAAAAAATATTTACAGATATTTTAAAAAATAATTTTGACTTATTAATATTATCAGACTTCATTAATAACAACGAAGAAACATTACAACTATGTGATATTAATACTAATTATATATTAGTATCTAAAAATTCATATTTTATTAATAAAAAAGCAGCAGATAAATTATATAATTATCTTGAAGTTATTAAATTTGATATGCGTACTTCATTATCTAAATTTATAAATGATTATAATAATGAAATTTGTTGTAAAATATTAAATAAATGCACATTTTTAGAAGGTAGTAAAATAGGTTTATTTAGTTCATCAACAAAAAACAAAAATATTTTAACACAAAATAATGATTATATTACATTATTACATATTTCAAACAATAGCATAATAACAGATGAAATGTTAAAAGAAGTAAATGAAATTTATGAAAAATTATCAAATTTAAACAATGCTGAAATAATTCATTTAGTAGGACTAATTTATTATAAAAATAATAATGTTGAAAAGGCATTAGAATATATGCAGAGTGCGGCATATAGTTTAAAAGATAATTATAGTTACTATGATAAGAATAATCATATATTAAATAATGCAATAAATATTTATAAATTTAATCAAGATTTAAATAAATATAATAAAAAAAAATCAAAATATAGTAATTAAATTCTAATTTATCAAGGGGAAGGTTTTTGTTGAGCAGGGGGGACTTGTTGTTGCGCAGGTTGTTTTTGTTGAGGTGGTGCAGATGCAGGGGGGACGGGTATTTTATTTAAATGTGTAGTAATTTCGTTAACTTTTAGTTTTAATGAATTAATATCTTCATTAAATTTTTTATTATTTTCAGTGGCTAAAGAACTATTTTGATTAACAGCGACAACAATTTCTTTATCTTTAGACATTAATTCTTGTATAAGTTTTTCAAATTTTTGTTCCATTTCTGATAATTTTTTTTCTAATAATTCAACTTTGGAATTATCAACAGATACACTTGTTGATGAAACACCGCTTTTTTCTAATGTAGAAACTCTTTCCATTAAACTATAAATTTTACTAGATGTACTCATTTAATTATTTTACTATTCTACTAATATATATGAGAAATAATTTTATTAAATTTAAACATATAAAAAAAAATGATTGTAATATATAAATAAGAGAACTTAATAATGATACAGCCAATTAGATGTTTTACTTGTGGAAAAGTAATTGCTGATCAAATTGATTATTATAAAAAAGAATGTGATAAACAGTTAAAAGATTCAAAAAAAAAAGAAGAACGTTTTAAACATTTTTCCGATAATCATACCGGTGAAATATTAAATAAATTAGGTGTAACTAGGTATTGTTGTAGAAGAATGTTTATTAGTGACGTAGATATGATGGAAATAATTTAGTTATTTTATCTTATTAAGTTTTAAGAGATATATACGAAATGTCTGATATATATACTAGTTATATGAATGAATTAACAGATAATATTAATAAAACAGATAAAGATATTAATAAATATATTGAAAATATTATTGAAAATAAATTTTCTACATTAGTTAAAGAATTAAATATTAAAAATGAAACAAATAATAATAAAATGATATATGAATATACATTACACGAATTATATCAAAATACAATTCAATCTATAATAGATATGATAAATGATTTAAGTGAATTTTTTTCTATTAATCATAAAAATAAAACTAATAATGAATATCGCACAGAATTATTTAATATATTTTTAAGTGATAAAAGAAAGTTATATAGTGGTATAATTTTAATAATATTATCATTAATTATATATTTTGTAGATGGTGTATCTATATAAAATATCTTTTTTTAGTAAGATGAATGAAAAATATAATTACTTATATATATATATATTAATATTAAGTTTTTTATATTTTATATTAAATTATTTGAATAAAAAAAGTTTATTAATAATTTTAATATTAATAATAATAAGTTATTATATATATTTAAATATACTTTATCAAAATAATATTGCTAAAAAAAATAATATAATTTTAACAAATAATATAAATAGTAATGTTAAGGACATTAACCAGATTGATACTCCCATTTATAACTTAAATAAAAATATACCAAAAAATTTAACATTTTTATCAAAAGATAATATATTACTTAACATTTGTTCAAATATAAATTTTATCAAAAGATATAATAAATCATTATATAGTAATATATTAATACATATAAATAATTTTGTAAAAATATATATATATATATTAGCAGATAAATATAATCCTGAAATATATTATAATAATTTAAATGATCTAAGATTATATATATTAGAACAACTATATTCTATAATACACGAATTACCTTTTGATAAAAATAATTCCATCAATTTAGATAAATTAAATGAAAATATAAAATTATTTACTTTTCGAAGTAGAAAAATGTTATCAATTATTGAAAATTATTCTAAAAATGAAAAAAATATAATATACTTAGATGATACAAAAATTACGCCATTTAATAGAATAGCAAATGAAAAAAATATTTTACCATAAAAATCCGGTTTTATTTAATTTAATATTACTGTCTATAATTGAGTAAAAATCTTTATTATTATAAGAAACACTTTTAAATATAATAAATAATATTAATAATAATAATAATATAAATAAATATTTTTTCATATTATTCTTTATATTAAATATACATTTTAAAACTATATAAGGTTAAATTTATTATTTATAAATAAGTTTATTTAAAAATATGGGAGATACCTTAGTTTCAACAAAAGAATATGATTATTTAGATGAAGACAAACCTATTAAAAATCAAAATTATTGTTTATTATCTTTTATTAGTCCTGAAGATGTATTATTAAATAAAGAAAGTTATTATTTAACCGCTTTTTTTAAAAATTTATCAAATGATATAAAAACTTTACTAGATGGTATTGAAAGCAAATATCCAGATGATAAAGAATTTATTGATACTATTCGCAATAATACAAAATATTTAAGTGATGTTAAAGAAATGGATGAACAATATAAATTTCAAAAAAATATTAATTCAGAATCTGTAGAAAAATTATTCCATGCAGATAATAATTTTCAAACAACTATGCGTGGTATTAAAGTTCGTGGCGTTTTTGAAACATTAAATGAAGCAAAAAATAGAAGTGAATTTCTTAAAAGAACAGATAGAAATCATAATATATTTATTGGACAAGTTGGTGTATGGTGTCCTTTTTCTCCAAATCCAGATGAAATTTCTGATCAAGAATATTCTGAAACTCAATTAAATACTTTAATGAAAGAATATAAAAAGAATCAAGAAACAAAGGATGAAATTTTTGAAAATAGAAAACAAACAATTATTAATAATACAGCGGCATTATCAGAAACAGATAATGATATAGAGGTTGTAAATAAAGATATGAATAATTTAAATACAGTTTTCGAAACTGATGATCCTTGGACTGAAAAAAATAAAAACGAATAAATAATTTTTATTTTCTATTATTATTATAATATGAAAGCAATTGCAATTTTTTTATTATTTATAGGTATAATTTTAATTATACAAGCATATTATCAAAATTTAGCAGCGTGTCCCAAACCTAAAACAGTTATTAAATATGTGCCAAGAAGTGTATATGAAGAACAATTATCAGATGATAAAAAATTAGGGGAATTTTATAAAAATATGTTTGATGGTTCAACCGCAAATTTATATACTAATAATAAATAAAATATTTATATAAGATAAGATATATAATGAATAAAATTAATTCTATCCCATCAATAGATTTAATATCTTCTAAATTATATGATATTGTTACTAATCATTCTGATAACAATAATATAAAATATAATGAATTAACAAATATTATAGAACAGTATTATCAAAATATTAAAGATATTGAAAATATAAAATCTGAAAAAAATATTTATTATAATAATAATATTCATAATCCTAGAATTCTTCAAAATGATTTATATAATAAATATGTTGAAGAAAGGCAAGTTGTTTATGATAATTGGTTAAATAATAAAAATACTGAAACTACAAATAATTTAGCAAAATTTAATATATTTGATTTTAAAACAATACCAGATATATACACATATAATTTTATAATTAATAAAAATATTGGAAATAAAGATTATAAAATAGAGGCAAAAGATGAAATAATTCAAGACATAGATGATGATAATAAATGTACTGATAAAAAAATAGAAGAATGTCGTAGAAAAGATAAAATATGTAATCCTAAAACTGGTAGATGCATAAAATCTGAAGTTAAAAAAGAAATTAATATCCAAGAAGAACCTGAAAAAGATATCCAAGAAGAACCTGAAAAAGATATCCAAGAAGAACCTGAAAAAGATATCCAAGAAGAACCTCAAAAAGATATCCAAAAAGAACCTGAAAAAGATATCCAAGAAGAACCTGAAAAAGGTGATAATAAATGTACTGATAAAAAAATAGAAGAATGTCGCAAAAAAGATAAAATATGTAATCCTAAAACTGGTAGATGCAACAAAAAATAAATATATGCGTATAATATCTATAATATAAGATATTATTTATATTTAGTATATAATGTCTATTCCAAACTTAATGAAAACATCTATAACTGATTTACCTATTAGTAATGACATTCCCGAAAATGAAGATGATATTAATGACCCTTCAGTACAAAAAATGTTTAAAAATTTGCAAAATAAAGCAGAAGAAATTATACCAGAAATTATTAATGAATCACCACCTATACAAGAAGAAAATATAAATGAACAATATAATAATGATATTGATTTTGAAAATGAAATGGATGAACTTGTAAATGGACATGTAGAAACAAATAATATTTATAATATAAATTCAATTTCAAATAATGATAATTTATTTAATAAAAATAATATAATTAAATGTATAATAATAATTGCGGTATTTATTACCATTTTAAATATTGATTTTCTTAAAATATTTGAAAAATATATTCCATTAAATTTACATACTACATTAATAGAATATGATAAACAAATCTATTATTTAGTTATATTTATAATATTATATATACTATATCATTACAAATATATTTAATAACTATAACCAGTAACATTATATTTTTCATCACCTAAACTTAATCCCTGTATACAATATGTATTGGATTTATTTTCAAATTCTATATCCTTGTTATATATTTTTTCATTAAATACATTATTTTGAGCATCGATTAAATGTTGTGGAGTAATATAATCTAATTCTTCAATATTTTTATTTACTATTTGTTTTTCTGTAAATTCTTCATATAAATTATTTAATTTTAATGGATTTAATATATATTTATTATTTTCTGTTTTCTTTTTTATTTTTTTATATATTTCATAATAAATTAACATTAAAGTCATTGCAAATATAAATCCAAATATATTATCAATTATAATTAAACATACCGCTAAAATTGCCAGTACTAATTGTACATATGGTTGTTTCATTTTTGAATAAAATGGAAAATCATCCATAATCAAAATTATTAAAAAGGCAATTAATGCTAAACCTCTTAATAAGTTTATTACTATCATATTTCTATATTAAAGTAATATATAAAAATAAAAAATGAATTATAATTTATTATATTAATTATAATGGATACATTATTATCGATTTATGGTTATGGAATAATTAAAGAAAATAATGATGAACTTATAAAAGAATTAAAAGAAGAATTAACTGTTTCACCTAATAATAATTATAATATTTCAAAAGAACCTGTTAAATTTTGTATTTATAGTGAAAATAATAAACGTTTATATATTCCCAGATATTATGCTTTGCAAAAATTTGGTATACCTGCAAAAAATAAATTAAACACTGGGTTAGATTGTCCTAATTTAGAATTTAATGGCAAATTAAGAGAACAACAAATTATTCCTGTTGAAAATTTTATTAATGCTGCCAATGACCCATTAAAAAAAGGTGGTATAATATCTGTACCGTGTGGATTTGGTAAAACAATTATGGCTGTATATATTGCGTGTTATTTTAAAAAAAAAACAATGTTTGTATCTCATAAAGACTTTTTAAATCAACAGTTTCTTGAAACTGTTAAAACATTTGTACCTAATGCTAAAATTGGTAAAATTAAACAAAGTAAAATTGATGTTCAAGATAAAGATATTGTTATAGCATCATTACAATCTCTTGCAATGAGAAATTATGATATAGATATTTTTAAAGATTTTGGTTTAGTTATAATTGACGAAGTTCATCATACTGGTGCTGAAGTATTTAGTAAAGCATTTCAAAATATTAATTCAAATATAATATTGGGTTTAAGTGCAACTTTAAATCGCAAAGATGGTTTACGTAAAGTATTTGAATATTATATTGGCAAATCAGTTTATAAACATGTTACAAAAGAACAAATTGATTTAAATGTTGAAATGCACAAATATTTTGATACAGATACAAATTATTGTAATAATATTGTATTATGGAATGGAAAACCAAATAGTGCTGGTATGATTAATAATATTTGTAATTTTGAAAAAAGAACTATTTTCATATTTGATTTAATTATTAATTTATTAAATAAAGAAAAATATCGAAAAATTTTAATTTTAAGTGAAAGAAAAAATCAACTAAAATCATTTGAAAATTTATTTAATAATACAAAATATTCAATTGGTTATTATATTGGTGGATTATCACAAAATGTTTTAGATATATCATCAAAAAAACAAATAATTTTAGCAACATATCAAATGGCAGCCGAAGGTATGAATATTCCCACGCTTAACACTGTTATATTTGCAAGTCCTATATCTGACATTCAACAATCTATTGGTAGAATTTTAAGAGAAAAACCAGAAGAAAGAAAATATATCCCACTATGTATTGATATATGGGACCAGTTCTCTTTATTTTTAAGAAAAGGATTTACAAGAATTAAGTATTATAAAAATAATAATTATAATATTAAATATTTTAATAATAATGAAGAAGAAAATACAAATTTTTCAGATAATGAAAAAGAAAGAAATAAAAAATTAAATTTTATAGAAGATAATTAATTTTATTTCTTTCTTAAAAATAGATTATAATGGATTATAATATTATATTTATAATATTAGTTTTTATATTAATATCAATTATTTATTATAATTTTTACACAAATATTAATGAAACTATTACAAAAGAAGATAATATTGAAAAATTTTATGAACCAAATATTAAAATAGATAGTGAATTAACAGAAGAATATACTAGTAAACCAGGTTTTGTAAATGAAATAATACCAGATAAAAAAGAATTTATTAAAGAAAATAATAATTTAGATAAATATTTTGAAAAAAATAGTAATTTAAAAGAACTTTCATATGATAAACATTTTTTTAAAAAAGAATTAAGTTCAGCACTTCCTATTGCAAATTTACATACTAATATTTTTAATAATTAATTTTTTTATTTTTAACATATATATCAACCGATAATATCAATGCAAATATTAACCATATTAAATATGGTATTAATAAATAAATAGCATACTTATTTACATTACTATAATAAAATTGAATAATCGTTAAAATTGTAAATAATAATGTTAATATTACTATTATCATTGAATATAATATTTGTTTATATCCAAAAAATAAAGGAGTATATAAATAATTAAATATTAAACCTAATACTGGTATTATATAATATTTTGTTGCTTGTTTATTTAAACCTATATAATATGATACACCAATTAAAATATATAATATACTCCACACAATTGAAAAAACATAACCAGGTGGTTGTAAGTTTGATTTAATATAATTAAAACCTTTTTTATTATATAAACGACTAATTAAAAAACCTATTATTATAGGTAATAATATTAGTATTTGTTTCATTTTTATATATTCTATTTATAGAATACGTATTAAAAATGAAAAATACTATTATTGAAATATTATTTATAACTTTCGTACTATTATGGATATTATCTGGTATTTCTGCTGTTATTATGTCTGTTTACTGTTTTAAAAATGGAGTAAATAGAAATTCAATACTTGGTTTAATATTTGCTATATTTGTTCCAGTATTTATTGGTCCTTTATATTGGTTATATTATATTAAAAATCCAAATTATTGTAAGTAAACATTACATAAAATATATTTATATGAACATATAAATCTTATTAATAATATAGAATATATTGTTAATATAAATATAAATAATAATAAATTTATTATTATTCTCATTTAATTATTTTTTTTTGTAATAATCAATTTTTATTTTTCAACTGATATTGGTGTCCATTTATTAAAATAAGTATTATATTTACATTTAAATTTGATTAATGTTGATACATTTTTATTTTTAAATGCCAATCTTAACATTTTACTTGTACTTAAACTTGAAACATTCGCAATACCATATTCTTTTTCATTATTTATATTTTCCTTTAAATATAATTTATATACATCTGGTTCTGATGTTTTAAAAATCCATAATATTTTTTCATCACTATTTAGCGATTCGCTATTTTCACTTACCATTATTTCTTCTATTATTTCTGTCTTTTTATTATTTGTTTCATTTTTATCTAATACTTTAAATTTTGTTTCATCTTTTATTTTTCTAACAACACTTACAATATTATCTTCATTAAAATTATATAATAATGGTTTATAATATAAATTATAATTCCATAAATATATCCCTCTACTAGAATAATTTAATTTTTTTGAAAAATCAATTAATTCATTAATACTATTATTATTTATATAATAATATTTTTTTATTTGATATTCACAAACATCTATACAACTATTTTTATTATATTCTTTATCCAATAAATTATATATAATTTCCAATCTCTCATTTAATTTTATATTTTTTAAATAGTTTCCTTTATAACTAATTATATCATTTATCATAAATATCCATTTATTATCATATGTTTTTATCATTTCCCCATCTAATAATGTATTTTTATATAAGGATTTATCAAATAATCCTCTTACTAAAATTATTCTAGGTTTTTGATAATTTGGATGTATTTTTTTATCAATAAAATATATTATAGGTATGTCATTATAATATGTAAAAAATACATAATACGGATTACCATTACTTCTTAAACAACATAAATAATCGTTATTTTTAATATATTTAATATTTATATTATTTAAATTGTAATAATGTTTTTGAATTATTTTTATATTAAATAAATTATATAACTTATTTAAAATTATCTCTTTTATTTCATCAGATTTAATATTAAATGCAATACGATTCGCAAATGATATAATACCTGTATGCATATATTAATAATTTAATTTATATATATCAATTTTTATTTATATAAATTTATTTTATATTAAACTTAAACCAATATCTGTAATATATTTATTTACCATTTCTATGTCTATATCTTCAATATTTAATATTTGTTTTCCATATGTTCTTGGTTGTTTTGGAAATAATTTTACTTTATGTGGCCAATGTGTTGTCATTCTTAACTCATTAAATATTTTTTTCCTTTTTTCTAAATCTTTTTTACTAGCTAACATTCGTGGCGTCATACATATATATACTACACAACGATAATTATAATTATCACTTGCACTTTTTTGCACTGGATTTCCATAATGTAATGTTCTACTATCCCAAAACACACCATAACCTCTTGGACATTTAATAGCAACTTCTTTACAACCTTTACTTATATAAAAATCATATTGCTCTTTATTTTGTAATTTAAACCAATCCGCTTTATCTTTTATATTAAAATGTTTCTGAAAATCACTGTGATAATTATTACTATTTTCAAGTATAACTAATGTAGCATCCCCCTCATTTGTATCATATGCATTTACCCATGCTTGAATACATTCAAAATTATTACGCGTATAACTTTGATCAACATGAAACCAAGATTTACAATCTCTATTTGGTTTATCTAATATATATATACTTGCACCATCAAAACTTGTAATTAAGTCAGTTGTATTCCATATTTCACTAAATGCATTTATTACTTTTGGATTTTGTCTCACTTTCCATGCCAATTCTGAATGACCTATCTTCCAATGTTGTAGTAACATTTTATGCATTGGAAATAATTCTGTTATTTGTTTATAAGTATTTTTGTTATTTCTATTAATTGGTATTTCAAAATTTTTAGTTAAATGTTCTAATAATTTCCATTTATTATTTATCATTTCTTCACATTCATCTACATCAAGTAAAGGACATATTGCTACACCATATTTTTCAATTGTTTTTTTTATATTTTTAGAATCACATAAATATTTATCAAACTCATAATTAAATTGCATTGATATAATTTTATTTTTTAAGTTTAATTATCATTTTTTATTTACCTATATTCATTAATGATAATTTCAATTTCATAATTGCTGCTAATTGTCTTAATAAAATATGTAAATCAATTGTTTCAATCGAATTATTATATTCATCACAATTAAATTCTATTATATTTTTTTTATATTTATTTAACATCTTATTAAATATATTATATGTTTCGTAATATTCAAATATAATTTCATAATATTGAATTACTAATATATCAATATATATATCATTTTTACAATATTTATTGTAATATTTTGTGATATTAGTATTATGTTTATAAATATCTGCAAATTCACATGTTAATATATCTCCTATTAATTTTTGTCTTTCACTTATTTTATCACTAATTGCCTTTACTGTATTATATTTTTTTTTTAAATATTCTATTTCACTATTTAATTTAACTAAATCACTATCATAAAATTGTAAGATATAATCATTTATTGTTATTTCATTATTTAATTTATTATTTAAATTTTTTATAACTTCTTCACTTAATTCTTCATCATTATATGATCCACCTCTTACATTTTCAATACCATATTTATTCATATATTTAATAACATATTCATCTTCATCATTTAATATATCTTCTATTATTTCTAGTATTAATACAGGTTTATATTTTTTTGTCCATTCTGAAAAAGTTCCATTTAAATGTTTATTATATATATATTCTATATTATCTGTTTTTCCTACAAAATATTTATTTTCTTGTAGTTTTAATATATATATATTATTAACCATATTAATTATTATATAAATATTATATAAATATTATATAAATATTATATTTATATATTATTTATTATGAAACTTTTCTTAACATATGGTAATGATAAATTTAATTTATCAAAAAAACGTATATGCAAAGAAGCAAATGATTTAAATATTTTTGATAAAATTATATGTGAAACAGATAAAACTATAATAAATGATACCGAATTCAGTAATCAATTATTAAATAATGATTTTAAAAATGTTTTTAATTCTAAGCGCGGTGGTGGTTATTATATTTGGAAACCTTATATTATATATAAACATTTACAATTATTAAATTATAATGATATATTAGTATATGTTGATGCAGGTTGTAAAATAGATAATAACATTGAAGAAATTAATAAACTAATTAATATAACAAATAATAATAAAGGTCTTCTTGTATTTGGTACTGCTCAAATTGAAAATAAATGGACAAAAGGTGATATATTTAAATACTTTAATTGTTTAAATGATGAAAAAATATATAATACTGAACAAATTGCTAGTGGTATTTTAATTATAAAAAAAAATGATTTTACTATTCATTTAATTACTGAATGGTGGAATACTTGCAAAAAACAACCAAATTTAATTAATGATAGTATAAGTAATACACCAAATTTTAATGTATTTCGAGAAAATAGACATGATCAATCTTTATTGTCTATAATATGTAAATTAAATAATGCAATTGATATTAATAATTTAATATATATAGAATCTCTTGCAATTAAATGTTTGCGTTTAAGAATTTAATATTATACATAAAGTGGATTAATAAAAAATGCCTCTATTACATTTTCTGAATTATTTACATCTTTAATATCAAATATAAATTGATTGTCTAATGGTGAAGAAGTTATTGACATTCCACAATATTCTATAGGTTTTTTATTAAATTCTTGTTTAATATATATACCAATATTTATAGATTCTTCTAATATCCATTTAAAATTTTCCCAAAATTCATCTGTATGACCTATACTTTCTGATGATAAATGACCCATTTCATGTAATACTACAAACATCATTGTATTTATGTCCATTAATTTATCATTATTTCTTAAACATAAAACAATTTGCTCTCCTTTATTTATAGAATAACTTGTATATCTTGGATCATCTACACCTTCTTTTAAACTATTTTCACGATAGTTACTATTTAATAATATTGTTCTTTTATCATTTGGATAACTTTTATTTAAATGTGCTATTAAAATATCTAATTTTGCTCTTATTTTTGCAATTAAATTTGCAGCTTCTTGTGAATCATCTTTATCTTGAACATAATATTTTTTATTATCAATTGTACTAGTAACTTTTAGTAATTTACTATTATAATAGGTTATATAGACTAAATAAATTATTATAATTGTTAAAATAATAATAATTAGAGTTTCAATACCTATATCCATTTTTTTTCCCCTTTAATTATTTAATTTAAAATAAAAAATTGATACTTAAGATTTTATTATATAAGTTTAATATATAACTAAAATATATGGATTTTCCTAGAAAAGAAGTTCCCGAATTAGACCCAAAATTACCAATACGTTTTCAAATTACTGATATATATGTTCCTGAAAGTGATAAAAATCGTACTAAAAAATTATACGATGAAGAACAAGATGTATATACAATGCTAATTTATGGTTCTACACTAAATGGTGAAACTGTTTCAGTTAATGTTGAAAATTATAATCCGTACTTTTTTGTTAAAGGACCTGCCGAATGGGATGATTTAAGTGAAAAAGAATATGATAATAAACTTGAAAAATTACAAACAACATTGCTATACGAAAAGTATGATGCAGTTTGGAATAATAAAAAATATTCTAAAAAAATTATTCCAAAATATTTAGAAGAACATTTTGTTAAATTAGAAAAAATAAAAAAAAAAGAATTTTGGGGATTTACAAATAATAAGTTATTTAACTATATTAAAGTTGAAGTTAAATCATTATTATTATTTAATGGTCTCAAATATTATTTTAATAGTTTAAAAAAAGATGGTTTTAAATTATATGAAAGTAATATTGACCCATTTTTAAGATATATTCATAATCAAAATATTAAACCTTGTGGTTGGGTTGAAATTAGTAATTATAAAGTTACTGATAATAATACTCGTTGTGATTATAATATTACTATAAATCATACCGATATTACACCATTAGATATTAATAAAATTTCACCCCTATTAATTGCTTCATTTGATATTGAATGTACTAGTAGTCACGGTGATTTCCCTTTGGCAAAAAAAGATTATAAAAAAGTTGTACAAGATATAACTGCAGTATCTAAAGTTGGTTATGATATTGATAAAGAGTGTTTTATTTACTGGATTCAACAAATATTTAAACAAGATATAATTATTGAACCCAGTCTTATTATCAATAAAGTTTATCCTAAAAAAAATGTAGATATGACCAATATATTAGATGATTTTTTATCACATACTACTGGTTTAGTATGGGAAAAAATATCAGAAAATGATACTTCTAGTTTAATAGAACTTAAATCTAATAAATTAGGTTTGGAATTATTTAATAATAAAAAAGAATTTACTCAAGATGAATTCAAAACATTTAATATTAAAACAAATGTTAATATTTCAAATTTTGTAAAATATAATAATTCTTACTTTAAACCAATTAATTATATTACAGAAATTATTAATATTTTGGATAAAATATCTGATGAAACAGATAATGATTACGATGATGATAACGATAATTCAATTAAAACAAAAAAATTAAATATTAGTGAATTAAATAGATTAGAAGATAGATTAAATAAAATATTAACAAGTATATTGCCAGAATTATTAGGAGATGAAATTATTCAAATTGGTACAACTGTTCACAGATATGGTTCAGATGAAATTATTTATAGAAATATTGTTTCGTTAAATAGTTGTGACAGTATTGAAAATTGTGATATTATTGAATGTAAAACTGAGAAAGAATTAATTCGCGAATGGAAAAAAATTATTCAAGCATTAAATCCAGATGTATTAATTGGTTATAATATATTTGGTTTTGATATGGATTATATTTGGTTGCGTACAATTGAATTAAATATGAATGAAGAATTTTCTGTAGGTTTAGGTAGAAAAATAGATAGAAAATGTGGTTTATTTAAACAAGAATTATCATCTTCCGCATTAGGTGAAAATATATTAAAATATTTTGATATGGATGGTATGATTATAATAGACTTGTTTAAAGTTATGCAAAAAGATCATAAATTAGATAGTTATAAACTTGATAATGTTGCTTCTATATTTTTAGGTGATAAAAAAGATGATTTAAAACCAAAAGAATTATTTGAAAGATTTAAAGGTAATTCTAGCGATAGATGTGTAATTGCTAAATATTGTATTCAGGATTGTGCATTAGTTAATAGATTATTGCATAAACTAAAAATACTTGAAAATAATATTGGGATGGGCAATGTTTGTCTTGTACCTCTTAATTTCTTATTTAGAAGAGGACAAGGTATTAAAATATTTTCATTAATTGCAAAACAATGTATGGAAAAAAACTTTTTAATACCAGTTATTAATAATTACGATAATTTAGATATTGATGCTGATGGTTACGAAGGCGCAGTTGTATTAGACCCTAAAGAAGGTATGTATCTAAATGATCCTATTGTTGTATTTGATTATGGTTCTCTTTATCCATCTTCTATGATTGCTCGCGATTTATCTCATGATAGATATGTATTAGATGATAAATATATTATTGATGACCCAAATATTGAATATATTAATGTTTACTATGATTTATATGAAGGCGTTGGTGATAAAAAAAGAAAAGTTGGTGTAAAGAAATGTAAATTTGCTCAAATAAAAGATGAAAATGGTAATCAAAAACGTGGAATTATCGCAGAGATTTTAATGATGTTACTAGCAGAAAGAAAAAACACAAGAAAAAAAATAGAATATAAAACTGTTTATTTAAATAATGCAACTTATACCGGTTTTATAAATGAAAAAAACGATATTGTATCTATTATTGATATTGATAAAAATAATACAGTTACAGTAAATAAAAATGATATTATTGAAATTAAAGATTCATATTCTAAATTTGAACAAGATGTTTTTGATGCATTACAATTGGCATATAAAGTAACTGCGAATTCTTTATATGGTCAAATTGGTGCTAGAACATCACCAATATATTTAAAAGATATTGCAGCATGTACAACTGCTACAGGTCGGGAAATGATTATGACTGCAAAAAAATATGTTGAAGACAATTATAATGCAGAAGTTATTTATGGTGATACTGATTCAATATTTTGTAAATTTCCATTAAAAGATAAAAATAATAATCCTGTATATGGAAAACAAGCATTGGAATATGCGATTGATGTAGGCAAAGATGTGGAAAAAAATATTTCAAAAATTATGCCTTTTCCTCAAAAATTAAATTATGAAAAATCATTATATCCATTTATTATCTTTAGTAAAAAAAGATATGTTGGTAATTTGTATGAATTTGATGTTAATAGTTTTAAACAAAAATCTATGGGTATTGTTTTAAAAAGAAGAGATAATGCCAATATCGTTAAAAAAATATATGGTGGTTTAATTAATATTCTTTTAAATAAACAAAATTTAAATGAATCTATTGAATTTTTAAATGATTCATTAGATGACTTAGTTAATGGTAAAGCAAATATTAATGATTTAGTTATATCAAAAACTTTAAAAGGTTCTTATAAAGACCCTTCAAAAATTGCACATAAAGTATTGGCAGATAGAATTGCTTCTAGAGACCCTGGTAATAAACCTGCTACTAATGATAGAATACCATATGTATATATTAAACTGCCTTATGTTGATAAAACAACATTACAAGGTGATAGAATCGAAAATCCTGAATATATTCTCGAAAATAAAATTACACCTGATTACTTACATTATATTACAAATCAAATTATGAAACCTGTATTACAATTATATGCTTTGTGTTTAGAAGATTTACCTAATTATGATAAAGATATTGACTATTGGAGTAAAGTTGAAAATGATTTAAAAGATAAATCACCTATATATTTGGATAATAATAAACGAAAAAATAGAATTGAAAATTTGCGTTTACAAATGGTTAAAGAATTATTATTTGATAAATTTATTGATAGATTAAGCGAACCTAAACAAAAAAAACAGAAGAAAAAACATATTGAAAATTTAGAAATATCTACTAATGAAAAAAAAATAATTAGTAACTTAAATGATAATATTATTGTTGATGTTAAAATAACTAAAAAAAATAATTCTACTACACTTGATACTAAATGTAAAATTGTTAAAGATAAAAAAACTATATGGAGTTATGATAATTATACAGGAAAGGATAAAAAATTACATACTATTAAAGTTATTTGTGATATTATAGATTATTTTAAAAATAATAATATTACTGATAATATTATTAATATTAAATTAAATAATAAAACATTTGTAAAAGAATATAAAAGTGTTTTAGTTAATTATAATGCATTTGTAAAAAATGAAAAAAATAATTCGAATTTAATTGAAAAAGCAATAAAATATGAAGGTTTAGAAACTATGAATGATATTGATATGCTTAATAAAAGTATTAATGTTGGATGTTTTGAAAAATTAATTTTAATTAGTGATAAATTTAAATTTGTGTCTGACTAACTTTATAGTAATTTTTCCATAATATATAATTTTTTATATTTTTTATTTTTTCTTTTAATGTTTTACTCTCTGGATTTGTAGGAATTAATATATATCCAAAACACATTTTATATTACTTTATAATATAAAAATAAAATTATTATATAAAAATGATACATTATATATATAATACCATTTATGAATAAATATTTTAATAATTTACCTGATGATTTAATTAATAAAATTTATTCTAAAATTTACTATTCACAAGATAAAAACTTATTAAATGAAATTAAAATTGTATATTATATTAAAAATAATTTAGTTAAAGATTTTGGTTTAAATAATATATGTTGTTGCGCTTTAATTCATAATAAAAATAATTATAATATTAATGATATATCTATAAATGATATTGATACTATATACAATGTCGTAAATATTTTGCCTGAAAATGTAGTTAGAAGTGTGTTGAATAATATAATTGGTAAAATGCCATTAAATTATAAATATTCACTTATATTTCATTTACTTGATAAAACAATAACACCATATACATATAATGATGAATATATTAAAATTGTAATCGATAATATAATTGGTATATAAATTTTTTGTATAAAAAAATGCAGAAATCAAAAAAAACTGATTTGTCCAATACAAATTACATTACCAATAAACAAGAGACTCTACGCTAGAAAGAAACAAAACAAAACTCTACTAGTTAGAATGACCACTGCTGCCCAGACTAAGGAGATTGTTGCCAAGTTCTCCACCCTTATTGACGCCGATTTGGAGTATTCTCGTGCTGATATGGCAAAAATCCTTACAACGGTATATCGTGAGGTCACCAACAACAAAACCAAAAAGGTGAAAAAGAATGTTGAGGGTGAAGAAAAAAAGAAGCGTGCGCCGACTGCATACAACATCTTTGTCAAGGAAAAGATGGCTGTTGTGAAAGAAGAATTTCCAGAACTTAATCGTCAAGACTTGATGAAAAAGATTGCAGTAATGTGGTCTGTAGAGAAAGAAAAACAGTAAGCAAAAAAAAGAAAAAAAGGAGAAAAGGGTTAAACCCTTTTTTTCTTTCGTGTTTTTTCTGTACGGAAATATAGCGCAATGGGGAAAAAATGACGTGGGGGTTACTGGGAAAAAAATACCTACGAAGAAAAGAACTGTGTACGCAAAACTCCTTTTCACCTTGTTTCGAAATGACTACTGTCGCCCAGACGCAAGAAATTGTCGCCAAGTTTTCCCACATGGTTGACCCCATGAAGGAGTACACAGGTGATGAAATGGCAAATATGCTTGGTAAGGTGTTTCGCGATGTTACGGGGAAAGAGATTACTGCACACAATACAGACGACAATAAGTGTCATCTTGAAGAAGAAAATAAGCGTCTTCGTAAGGGAAACCTATTTCTTGACATAATATCATCTGATGCGTTCGATATAATCACCAAAAATTTGAATACTGCAAAACAACTTTCTTTCCAAGAAATTCAGATTGGAGACAAGGTTGAATTCGTATACAAGGGAGGAATATGGGTTGGGCACGTATATAAGAAGTATCGCAAAAGAATTGGTGTCAAAGCAAAACAGTATGGTTGTTCTAGTAAAATTGATACTACGTGGAAATGCGATGTTCGCTCTCTGAAACTGACAGACAAAAACTAGTCAAAAAAATGTGTATATGTGGTATATATTTTTTGTTTTTGATTTTTTTGTATAAAAAAATGCAGAAATCAAAAAAAACTGATTTGTTCAATACAAATTACATTACCAACAAACAAGAGACTCTACCCTAGAAAGAAACAAAACAAAACTCTACTAGTTAGAATGACCACTGCCGCCCAGACTAAGGAGATTGTTGCCAAGTTCACCACCCTTATTGACGCCGATTTGGAGTATTCTCGTGCTGATATGGCAAAAATCCTTACAACGGTATATCGTGAGGTCACCAACAACAAAACCAAAAAGGTGAAAAAGAATGTTGAGGGTGAAGAAAAAAAGAAGCGTGCGCCGACTGCATACAACATCTTTGTCAAGGAAAAGATGGCTGTTGTGAAAGAAGAATTTCCAGAACTTAATCGTCAAGACTTGATGAAAAAGATTGCAGTAATGTGGAATGCAGAGAAAGTGAAACAGTAAGCAAAAAAAAAAGAGAAAAGGGTGAAAACCTTTTTTTCTTTTTCATTATGATGTATATACAAAAAAACAGGTTTTTTAGAAGTTATATATTTTAAAAAAAAGTACATTTCAGTGATTTTATAAAAATTTATAAAACTTTTTTAAAAAATAAAATATTTTTAAGAAATGTACTTTTTTTATAGGAACAAATTTTTATAGATTTACTAATAAAAAATTATAATTTATTATTAAATGATATATAAATTTTTAGATTATTTACTTTCATATAATATCGATTTTTTCCCAAAATTTGAATATAAAGACGATGAATATGGTTATTGGAAATTAATAAAAAGTACAGATAATACTAATACTATTTATAGTATTCCAAATCACAGAATTTGGGTTAAATACTACTAAAATAAATAAATTTATTGCATTATAAACAAAAAATTATATATAAAAGTACTTTAAATAATAATTTATATTAAATGTGTTTTAATGAATTAAATAGTGATTTACAAAATTTAATTTTAAGTAAAATAAGAAATCCTCAAAATAAAAATTTACTAGAAGATATAATAGATTATAAAAAAAGTAAAGATAATATTTTTAATAAATACTTTAATAAAGGATATGATTATGATGTAAATAGTGAATTTTATATATATTATCAAATTGAAAATGATTTATTAAGATATTTTAATGATGATTATGGAACAATGTATTGTATAACAGAAAAAAATATAGAAAAATTGGAAAGAATATTATCGATAAAGAAAAAAATGGAAAAAAAAAATAAGATTTTGATAGCAAGAGAAATAATGAATAATAATACAATAAATGTAAATATGCGTATTAATATGTTACTTGGATGTCTAAAAAAAAATGAAAGAGAAGAATTTTTAAATTTGTGATAAAAAAATTTAATATAATATTATAGTAGATAAGAAATGTCTAATAATTTAATACAATTAATTAATGCTTTAAATAAATCGGAAAACTTTAAATCGCCTAAAAAAGGTTTTTTAAAACAAAATGAAAAGTGTAGTGGTTTAAACTGTTTAAATGAAGGTACAAAAAAATTAATTGCAATAGCAGATACATTTCATGATTTTAGTCATTTGCAAAAAAGTAATCTATTTTCGAATTGGACATATAAACCAGGAAATAATTTATTAAGAAAATGGGCATTAAATATTATTCGAGATATAGATATATCAAAAGAAACAGAAGATAAATTTAATAAACAAATTATAATAAATACTATATTTTCAAATCCAGAAGAATTTGTATATTTATATTTATATTGGAATGACTTTTTTTATTATAAAAAAGGTTCTGATATAGAAGATATAAAAGAAATTGATGTCAATACAAATATTATTATTTTAGATATGCCAAATAATTGTGGTAATAATGAAGAAGATATAAAAGAAAAAAGTAAAGAAATTATGAAAAATTATTTTGAAAAAATACAAAATAATAGTGAATTTAAATTTAAAAATAGTGGTAAAATAAAAGAAAATGATTTAGCATATACTATGGATCAAGGTGCTAAAGATGAAATATTTACGTCAGGTAATTTTTGGAAAATTCAAGGTTTAGCGTGGGCGTATGATAATTCACAACAAATTGATTATGATGAATTAAAAGAACTATATGAAAATACTTTTGATATATTAGCATATGATACAAAAAATCTTAATTTAAATGAAGGCGAGGCAATGTTAGGAATAGAAGAAATAAAATTTTTTGAAGAATATTTTCAATGGATAAAAAACCAAACAGGAAAAAAAATAGAATATAATATGCGAAATAAAAGAAATTTAAAAAATATAATACAACATGTTATTTCTTATCAGAATGAAAATATTAACAATACATCATTATTTGCAAGTATTTTAACTATTGCTAAAAATTTAGTAAATTTTTTTAAAGATTTATGGCCAGATATTGATAAATCAAATAGTGTAGATAAAGAAATATCTATTTTAACAGATTTTAAACGTATTGGAGATTATATACAATGTAAAGAAGTTAATAAGATACAGGCATTTAAAAAAAATAAAATACCACTCGTTACAATTGATGGTATTTGTGCGTGTATATCACATAAAGTATTTGGAAATTATACAATTTGGCAAAAACCTCAAACGATTAATAGATGTGCTATACAATTATTAATGATACCATTTAAAGAAGATGATAATACATATATTGAATCAAATACAATTAATTTTTATAAAAATTGTATACAAGATAAATGTTTAGGACAAAATAGAATAGGTGGTGGTAAAGATATTATAACTTCTTTTAATACTAAAGAAAACCCCACAAGTAGCAATACTAAATTAAATAATTATGATTATTATAGTTTAGCATATAATTATTATAAATTTTTTAAACCTTATTATAAAAAACTAAATAATATTATAGACAAATTAGAAAAAGACTTATTGCGATTAAAACTAGAATATGATGCAAAATATAATAATAATTATGACTTAAATAAATTAAGAGAATTTATAAATAATAAAGTTGAAAAAAATAACCTAAAATTAAATAGTGATTTTGATTACTCTAGAAAAACAATTAATAAAGAAAATGATCCAAGACAAAATAGTCAAATTCTTCAATCTCAATTAAAAAATCCAGAAAAAAATAATAGCATAGTTAAAAAGCGTAAAATAGTTCCATTTTCAGCAGTATCTAGACAAGGAATTCGTGGTGGAGAAAAACGCAAAAGAGAAGATTATGAAGATATAATTGATAATGAAAATTTAATAGATATATTATATAATTATTTAAATAATAAAGCATATAATGAAGATTATTATAATAGAGATAAATATATAATAGATTTATTTAAAAATCCAAAAAATAATATTAAAATGTTAAAAACTTTTATTAAAACATTTGATAATTGTGATAAGGAACCGACTAGAATTGATGATTCTAAAACAGAAAATTTTAATTATTTAAATAATAGTTTTATTATAATTGATCATTTAGGAGATATGTACAGAAAATTAGAACGTAAAAAATCTTCAGCATCTAAAGTTCCAAAACAAATGATAGGTGGAAAATATTCAAAAAAAGTAAATGAATATTTAAGAAAAATAGAAATATTAAAAGTTAATATTAAATTATCAAAAAAAGATAAAGAAGTAATAAAATTAAAAAAACAGTTAGTAAATGTCAATGAAAAATTAAAAAAAGAAAAAGATAAAGTTAAACAGAAATTAAAAAAAGAAAAAGAAAAACAAAAACAGAAATTAAAAAAAGAAAAAGAAAAACAAAAATTAAAAAGATAATTTATATATAAATAATAATTATTAATATATATTATGTTATTATTTTCATTTATATTTTTATTATTATTTACAAATGCAAATACCTTTTCTACGAATAATAATTTTTTATGTAATAAATTAATTAAAAATAATATATCTTTACAAAGAGGTAAAGAATTATATAATATTAAATCAAATTATTATCTTGATGGTCCATTAAATTGTAAACAAATAAAATTCTTTTTTAATAATGGATATTTAATAGTTGAAAATTTAATAAATGATGATACATTAAATAAACTACATAAATTAAATTTTGATAAAATAGAATTTAATTCTTGGGAAAAATATAATATATTACTAAGTGTTGCAAATAAAATTGGCGAAGCAGTTGCACAATTAACACCAATTGTATCACACGGCAATGAAGATTTGCATATATTAAAAGATGCTTTGTATATATATGATGGTTGTAAAAATGAAAACATAAATTGTTATGAATGGCATATAGATAATAAACTATTATGGCCATGTGATGATAATTCAATTGGACCAGGAATAAATGCCTGGTTAACATTAGATAATATAGATATAAATGGTGGTGGATTATGTATAGCACCATCATCACATAGTAGAAAATTTTTAGATTGCAGAGATGAAATAAGTAAAGGTAGTGGAAAGTTATCTTTAAATTTAAAAAAAAAATTAGATAAAATATGTTTTGCACCAATATTAAATGCTGGAGATGTAATACTTACAACACGATATTTATTTCATAGAACTAGTGAATTTAATGACCCAGAAAAAAATACTGAAAAAAAAAGATATATAATAAGATATATGCCATCATCATCTATTATGAATGGAATGAGTAAATTATCAATAAATAATAAATATCCAAATAAAACAATAAGAAGTTTAAATGAAAAAGGGAAATATAAAAATAGGTTTCCAAAAATTAAACTAAAAAAAAAATTAATAAAAAAATATAATTATGATTTTAATGATTTTTATATAAAATAGTTGTATATTTAGGTATATCTAAGTTGTAATTTTCTCTACCAGTATATGTGCCATTTTTAATCCATATTCTAATTATAAAATAATTTTTTTTAGGACTTATTGAAACACCATTTATATTTTCAGATACACTATTTGTTTTTCCTAAATTTTCTCCTAATAATAGTGAAGCAATTTCAAAAAATTTTTCATCAATATTTTCTTTAAAAATTTTGTATGATATACATCCGCCATTTTTATTATTTTCATCCTCCCATACAGGTAATATATGTTCTCTCATTATAAAAAACATTCCTTTTGGTATAATGCTTTTAAAACATAAATATACAACAATAAATGTTTCAATATTACTAAATTTTGATATAAATGTGAAACTAGATATATTCCAGTCTATATTATATGGATCATGAAAATAAAATGACCATATATCATTAAAATACATTATGTATATATAATATACTTATTTTTTTTATATCAAATTTATTTAAGAATTTTAGACATTATAATATATAACATTATGTATCAAACATCAATACGCAATAAAAAAAAAAATAAAGTATTACAAAATACAAAAATTAATGAATATAATTTAGATAATGATACAGAAGAATATGCATATGTCATTAAAATGTTAGGTAATTGCCGTGTTAATTTAATTACTAATTCGGGCAATAATACAATAGGAATAATAAGAGGAACTTTAAGAAAATTTAATAATCGTGTTTTAATTGAGAAAGGTGATATAGTTGTTGTATCAAAAAGAGGTTTTCAAGATAATAAGGTAGATATTGTTCATAAGTATAATAGAGAACAAGTAACAATTTTAATAAGTGAAAATAAATTATCAAATACATTACAAAGTTATTATGCAAATAATACATTATTTGATAATGAACAACAAAATATAGAATTTACAAATAAAGATACAGATGGTATGTTTAATAATACTGAACTAATAAATCAATCATCTAATACGGATTCAGATTCAGATTCAGATTCAGATTTATTTATTAATACAAATCACAATAATAATATTGAATAAATATAGAAAGAATTGGTTAATAATTATATGAATAAGGAAATTGTAAATTCATTACAAAGAATACATTCTTTTCAAATTTCTGATGAAGAAAGAATGGGTATGTTATTAGATAAATGCGAGGCGATGTCTGTATTGTGTCAAAAAGCGACACAACATTGGAGTTTAATTAAATTTATATTTCAAATACCATTAATTTTAACAAGTAGTGTTATGTGTATTTTGAATTCATTTGATGATGATAAAGGAAGTATGAAAATACCAAATGTTGTTGTAAATGGTACAAGTGTTTTAATATTGGCATTACAAAACAATTTAAAAGTTCCTGAAAAAGTAGAATTATTTAAAAGTTTAAGTAATAATTTTTTACAATTAGCACATCAATTAGAAGGAATTGAACAAGAAGATATTTCTAAAAATAATATAAATACTTTTACAGAAAAATATGATTCGTTAGTTATACAATGTCAATTTGAAGATATACCCAAAAAAATAAAAATGGAAATAATTGATCTTTGGAATGAAGAACAGCGTTCAATACCATTGCAATTAAATGGTGCCAGTGGTATTAAAAGAAAAAAAAATTCGAGAACGTGTACACCAACCTCGCCGAAAAGTGGTAATATGTGGCCAGAAAAAAAAATATCAAATGCACCACCATATAGTAGACCAATAGTAAATTTACAAGAATATAGAGATGACATAGATGGTAGTACAATGGCCTAATTATTTAAATTTATTTTTTTATTTAAATTAACAACATTACTATTTAAATTATATTTTTTAACTGCCATATTAAATAAATATTCATCTTTATCTAGTAATAAATCATTTATTTTTTTAAATTTGTTATAATTAGCTAATTCTATTGATACATCATTATTATTATAAATATTAACATACTCTTGTTCTTTTTGTTTTGTTATATTTTCAAATTCATTTCTTGTATCTGTTTTTATTTTATAAATTTTTAAATCAAATTTTGCTTTATTATTATTATATCGTATTATATCATTGTTTTTAATAAATTGAAAATAATTTATAGATTTTACAATTTTATCATATAAGGTTATTTTATCTGATAATTTTATTAATTCATTTTCAGATATACTATTTAGAATATAATTATACGATATTCTATTAAATTGCCTTAAATATTTATTTTTATATAATACTAATGTACATTGTGATTGTTTTAATCCTTCTAATATTTCTCTATAATTTTTAAATCTAATTATACTACTTAATATTGTTATAATTGTTGCAATAATTAATAATAGTATATTTAAATGTAATGTTAATATTTTATTATTATATTCCATAGTTACTATTAATCTTATTGCTTCAACAAAAGTTATAACAGAAGATAATATTAATATAGTTAAAGATAAATAATAATATTCTTTATTAAATTTATCATATGCTTCAGTTACTATAAATAATCTTGTACTTGTTTCATTTTTTGATGTATTTATTCGCTCTAATAATTGATTTCGTTTTAATATTATTTTTTTATAATTTATTTCATTTAACTTTCTTAATTTTTGTAAAGATTCATTATCTATTTCATTTTCTGTTTCATTTGTATTCATATCAAGTAAATAGTTACTTAAACTCATAATATATAATATAATTTTTTATTTATATGGGTCAAATAACATTTCTTTACTATATTTTTTTTCAACTATTATATTATCAATATTATCATCTATATTATCATCTATATCATCATCTATTGTATTATTTTCTAAATTATTTGAAAACATATTACTTTGTGGTATATCTATTTTATATTTTATATCTAAAATTTTAAGTAATCCATTTATATTATTTTCTAATATTATTCCGATTTTATTATTAAAATCGTCAATACATTTTAAATTTATTAAATCACTTAAATCAACATTTTTAGTCATATTTTTTTTATGTGTTATTTATATTTAATATTTTATTTTTCATTTGTTTTATGGAAAAAATAACAATAGACATCATAAAAAAAATCTGAAATATATGTACCCACTTCCTTATCGATTTTATTTCTTATCATTTATTATATATAATAATATATAAAAATTATATATTTTATATAATATATATGATTATAAATTATTTTTTTAAATTTATTATACTTGTTTATGCGAACGCTTTTATTTTTAATTCAATTGTAGATAATAATTATAAATTAAAAAAACATAAAAAATTTAGCGATTCTTATCTAAATATTAAACCTAATATTACAATTATTAAATATCGTTAAATATTTATTTCTAAACCGTTTATTAACTGATACATTGGTGGTGTATCAAATAATGAATTTTTAATTAATTTTTCTAATAATATACTATCAAAATGTTTTGATGTATTTAACGCATCACTTTCATTTTTTGCTTCTTCTAATATATCTTTAAATATTTTAATCCAAAATTTTATTTTATCATTATTGGGACATACCCAATTTATTTCTGATATTGAATCTATTATTTGTTTAAAATCATAATATAAAAATGCTCTATCTTTTTTATTATCTATTCTACCTATTGTTGTGCCAAATTCTTGGTCAATATTTTTAGCTTGTCCAAAATCTGTTAAATATATAATTACTTTTTTGCAATTTATATAAATTTCGTATTTTTTATTTATATTATATTTAACTGTTTGTGGAGTATCAATTAATGAATATAAAAAATTTCCTAAATGTGTATCTAAATGAGTTTTTTTTGCATAATTATGAAAGATAAATATATTTAATATTATTTGTTGAAAAATATGATAGAATATTGTATCATGTTTTAATACATTTGGATTACCTCCTATCTTCTTTATTTTTTTTTGATTTAATATTTTAAATAATTCTGATAAATTTCCTTCACATTTTTCAATATCTACATATTTTTCTTTAATATTAAACCATGATATAAATGGAAAAGGTATATGTTTTGTAAAATTATTACTATAATATAAGTTGTTTAATTTAGTCATTAACTTTATTTCATCTATTATGTAATCACTATCTACAAATGATTTATTACATTTTCTTATAAATGTTATATATTTTTCTGAATCATTTTCTTTTAAAACTTTTGTTACAAAATATAAATTACCAAATGTATTTTGTGTATCTTCTGATAATTGTAATAATATTAAAGAATTATTATATGAACCTTCAGATATTGTAGCATCATTATAATAATTATTTAATATACCACCAATTTTTTTAAAACAATTTAATTTACTTAAACTATTTTTATTATAATATTTAATTATATTATAATCATTGGGTTCGCCGCCCTTTTTAATTCCAAAATTAATATTATAATTTATATTATTATCAAATAATTTATTTAATACCTTATTTACTTTTTCATCTATTTCTTTTTCAGTTATTTGACCTATTATTCTTTTCTTTTTATATTTTAAACTGGTCTCTACTATTATACCAGTCTTTAATGGTATATTTATTATATCAGTATTAAAATTATAATTACCAGATAAATTTAATTTAGGTTTATGATTTTTTAATAAAGATGGTTGTAAAAAATTTGTAGTAGTATCATGTAAATTTATTAAAGGATTTCCTAAACCTCCTTTTTTCATTTTAATCTAAATAAATAAAATATTTATTTTTAATATTATATAAATATTTATTTACTAATATATTAATATGATTACATTAATAATTGATACACGAGAAAATTTATTATACAATAATATAATCGAACGTGATTTAGATGTATATAAAAATCATATTTCAATTCAAAAAAAAAATTTAGAATTAGGTGATATTGAAATTAATATATCAAATGTTGATTTTACAAATAAATTTATCTTTGAAAGAAAAACATTATCTGATTTAAATGCATCTATAAATGATGGTAGATATAAAGAGCAAAAACATAGATTATTATCATCATATTCTAATAATGCAATAACTTATATAATTGAAGGCGATGATATTCATAAAAGTATAAATCGTAATGATAAAAAAATATCAAGTTCATATTTTAATACACTATATAGAGATAATATTAAAATAATATTTAATAAAAATTTATTTGAAACTGTAAATTTTATATTAACATTATGTACTAAAATTATAGATAAACCTCAAAATTTTAATAATAACTTTATTAAAGATGTTGATTATTTAGAGTGTATTAAAATTAAATCTAAAAAAAATAATAATATAACACCAGATAATTGTTTTATATTACAGTTATCACAAATTCCAACAATATCTAATGTAATAGCAACAAATATAGTTAATATATATCCAGATATACGTAGTTTAATTAAAGAATTAGATAATTGTGAAAATGAAACAGAAAAAATAAACTTATTATCTTCAATAAATAAAGTTGGTAAAGAAAAGGCTAAAAAAATATTAAAATATATGAAAATATAATATAAAAACAATATTATATTAATTAATTAATATTTATGTTAAATATTACAAATTTACACACTAGAAGATTTACTAATTCTTTTATTTATAATAAAGAATTAAGAGCATTACTTCATAATTTAAAGACAAAGGCATTTGAATTAAATGGTATAATATTTGGCGAGATTGTATTAAATTCTATTATATCAAAATATTATAAAGAAAAATTTAATGATAAAAATATTGATATATCAGAATTTTGGAATATAGATGTTGATACTGAAACTATAGCACGTACAGTTACATCTAATAAATTTGATGTTTATTTTAAAAATTTTAATGATTATATGAAATTTTATACATATTTATCTAATGAAAGTATATATAATATAGTAGAAACTAATAATATAAATACATCAAATAATTTTATAAATAATAAATATAAAATAAATGTTATTATTGGAAAAACTATTACGTGGTCTGGTGTAACAATTGATTTAAATTTAAATATTGTAACTAAATTACCAAAAGAAAAATATATTGAACCACCATTTAATAATAGTTATTTTACAAATGATTTATTTATAATGTCTAAAGATAGTAATGGTCCTAGATTTTCAAAAAATACAGGAATATATGATTTAGATAATATGAATTGTGTTGATAAAAATTATATATATTCAAATATATTTAAAGATATATGTAATTTTCAATTATCTATTGTTTCAGATAGTATATTATCAAATAATTATTTAGCATCTAAATCATTAGAATATTTAAATTTTGGCTGGACAATAAAAAATCTACCATTTACTATTGATAAATATAATAATTATAAAACTGATATATGTTATATTTGTTTAGATGAATTAAGTAATAATAATGTTATTACATTTAAAAACTCTTGTTGTAAATTACATTATGATTGTTTATTAAATTATATAAATAACAAATTAAAAAATAATGAAGAATTAGTTTGTCCTTTAAGACAAAAAATTAACTTTTATATATATACAAATGATTTATTAAATATATTACATAATAATATTTAATTTATTTTTTATCGTCTAATGGTTTAATAATATCTGAAATATTATTTATAATATTTTTATATAAATATTTATAATCATTATTATTTGTATAATTATTATTAATTACAATTATTAATTTATCTTTATCTAAGTTTTGAATTACTTTTAGTATTTTTTGATACTCAATATAACTTTGTACATTTAAATAAATAATGTTTTTTTTATTATTAGTTTTATTACTATTATAATTAATTGCCAAATAATTACCAAAATCTTTAAATTTATTTAAATTATTATTTAATTCTAGAAAATTTGTATAATCATTTATATTATTATTCATACATAAATTGTATGTAAATGTATTTATATTACGATAAATATTTTTTCTAACTACATTATTAAAATACATTGAACTTGGAATACAATATGAATTTATATTTAAAAATGATAAAAATAATACGATGTTTGTTAAAAATAATTTGCTCATAATTAATTTATTTTTTAATATATATTTCATTTTTTTTATGTACTTTCGCCATATCCTCTTACATTTCTATCAGTTAATAGTATTTCATCATTTTTATTTTTATAATTTAATATTGGATAATACTGTTTTTTTAATATCATTTGACAACATCTAAAAGGTAACTCTATATCAGCAGATGCATCATCTATTTTTGTTAATGCTATAAATATATTACCTGTATATCCTTGATCAATAATACCCACACTATTTGCTAACATATATCCTGTTTTACTTAATGAACTTCTAGGAAAAACTTCTACATAGTATCCATTTGGTATTTCTAATTTTATACCAGTATCATATAATGATGTTTTATTATTAAATTGTTTTACCTTTTTAATAACAGTTAAATCATAACCTGCATCTGAACCTCTTGTTTTTGTTGGTATAATCGCATTTTTATCATCTTTAAAAATGTTAATAATTGGTTCTCTTGTTACATTATTTACTATATCTAAATATTTATTATAATAATTTATATCACAATAATTTTCACAATTATTATATATTTTATATAAGAAATCTATGCAATTAACATTTTTATATATTAATGTATAATTACTTTCTTCTTTTATCATATCACAATGATAATTAAAATATTCTTTTAGACTTTTAATTAAATCTTCATTATCATTTTCTAATATTACGTTACAGGTATAATTATCAGTATAAATTGTTCCATATTTTTCAAAAATAGAACGTACTAAACCATTAACATCGCCTTTTTTTTCATTAATTATAGTTGATATTTTAATATTATTTATTAATTCAATATAATTTTTATTTTGTATAACAAATTGACATAATAAATCATTTTTTAATATTATACCTAAATTTTTCAATTCTTTTGTAACATCTTTATTTAAAAATTTTGAAGGTATATTACATACTAATTCTTTATTTTCATTTTTTAATTTATATAATAGTATTAAACCAAGTATATAACTATTTTTTTCATTAAAATATCCTAAATTCGCATCTTTATCCATTATTTACAATTTATATGTTTTTATATTTAAATCATTTTTTTTCTAATATTATTAATAAAATGAATGAACCAAAAGATATTAAATTATATAATAGAATAAAAAATAAAATTTATAAAAAATATCCTATACATTCTGCTTATAGAAGTGGTATATTAGTACAAGAATATAAAAAAGAATATCTAAAAAAATATAATAATCCAGATGCATATTATGGGAAAAAAAATACATCTGGATTAAAAAGATGGTTTAAAGAAGAATGGAAAAATGATAAAGGTAATATTGGTTATCAATATAAAAATTCAGTATATAGACCAACTAAAAGAATTACAAAAGATACACCAACAACTTTTGACGAATTAACAAAAGATGAAATAAAAAAAGCAAAGGAAAAAAAATATCGCAAAGGACGTGTTAATAAATTTAAATTATCTTAATCATACGTATATATATATTTATTATCAAGTAAAATTGTTTTATTATTTGGATACATTAATTTGAAAAATTCTGTAATATTTTCATGAATATTTAAATTATCATTATATTTATAACTAAATAATATTTTACTACCTTCAAAACCTGAATGTATCCAATAGTGTACCATATATGATTCATTATAATATTTTCCAGTCTTCATCATATTAAAATCATTAATTGCACAATCTAGTGTATCTAGTTTTATATCATTAATGGGATATAATTTTTTTGTTTCGATAATTTCATAATCATCTGCATAAGAATTGTCTATAATATTTTTAAAAATATATGTTCCAAATATATTAAAATGTTCAAATATTTCTTCATCGTGTTTATCATATATATTTAAAATAAAATCAATCATATTTGATATTAATTTATTATTAGGAGAACAAGCAATAAAGGCATTACAATAATATTTATCAGTTTTCCATATTAGTTTAGTTTGTTCTTTTGGTTCATATCCTAAAAATAGTGTATCTTTATTATAATCTAATAAATTATTTAATGATTTTAATAATAATATATCTAAATCTATATATATACCACCATAATAATGTAAAATCGCAAGACGTGCAATATCACTTTTTTGAACATTATATTTTGTTTTAGAATATATATTAAATAATTTAGGATAATTTTTTTCTAAAAAATTTTTAAGACCTAACTCCGATTCATTATCTGTCCATAAATTAAATGTAAAATCTGGATTACTTTCTTTATTTTTTTCATATAATTTTTGAAAAATTTCTGGCAAATTATTAGATTTCCAAGTTTGATGAATAATTTTAGGTATCATAATAATTAAATAATTAATAATTACTTTTATATATATTTATTTAAATATATATTGTATTATAATAAGTTATGGAAAATATAAATTCTAATTTAAATTTATTAACATATAATAAACAATTAGAATGTTCTATATGTTATAAAAATAATGATATAAATGATACTATTATTAAATGTACTACTTGCAATAATATTAATTGCATTGAATGCTTTCATAAAATTAAAAAATTTATAAAAACTTCAAATAATAAATTAATACTTACATATAAATGTCCATTATGTAATTTAGATAATACAATAGATATGTTAGATAATAAAAATTATAATAAATTGGAATTAAATAAATATATAGAGTCATATTTATTGGAAGTTCATAAAAAATTATTTGAAGCAAATATTACAAATAATATATTATTAAATAAATTAAAAGAAACAACTTTTTATATAAATAATATATATAAAATTGCGAAATATATATATATTATGGATAAAATAATATTTTCAGGAATATTTATGTATGTTTTATTAAAAAAATAAAACATTATTTTTTGTATTCATAATTAGCATACAAAATAAGTGCCGTTGCCAAATAAAATATGAATAGTAAAATATTAGCAATCAATACATTACTCATTATCTATAAATAAGTTAATACTATTATTTTTGTATAAAAAAAATTATAAATTTCAAAAAATTGATTCTGCCGTTATAAACAATATATTAGGCATTGCCTAAGCAAATAGAGTTTGTAGTCGTTAAAAAGTTCTTTTATTGAAATGAGTGATTTCTTTTCAATTGATGTTTCTAATGTTAAGTTTTGCACTGGTCCGTGTAATTCTTTTGAACCTGAACCAGAACCTTTAAATGATACATATTATTATTTTAAACCTCATAGTGGTAATAGATATACATATACATATCCTTATAAAAAATCAACTTTATATATAAATAATCTTAGGATATGTAGAGGTTGCAATAATCGTTATATTGAATTATGTGATGAAAATAATTTAGAACAACTTGAAAAAGATGCTCAAACAATTTTAAAAAAATTGGATATTAAGTTAGTTTAATTATGTATAGTTATTATATATCTATATATTTTTTTATTTATTTAATGTGGAATAAAGTATTTGAAAATAATGATTTATTTGAAATAATTACACATTATATATTAAATTATATTGAAAGAAAAATAAATGATATTGAACTAAAAACAATATATAGTAAACATTATATTGATAATAATAAAAGGATAATATTAATTTCAAAAAGAAAATACAATTCATATCGTCTTTATAATAGTACACGTTTATATTATAATAATAAATTATTTACATAAAAAATGAGTTATAATATATATATATTATAAATAGAATGGATATAAATGCTTTACTTAATGAACCAGTTAAGTATCTAAAAACAAAAACAAAAAAGGAAATTATAAATTTTTTACAAGATTGTGATATAGCGTTTTTTAATACAAATAAAACATTATTAAATGATGATATGTATGATTTAGTTAAAAATTATTTAAAAAATTTAGATCCAAAAAATGCGTACTTTAAAAGAGTTGGTGCGGATGAAGATACAAAGGTTAAATTACCATATTGGATGGGTTCATTGGATAAAATTAAGGATGATGAGAAAGCAATTAATAATTGGAAAAAAAAATATAATGGTTCTGCAATTGTTTCAGATAAGTTAGATGGTATTTCCTGTTTATTTTATAAAAATAATGAAAATATTAATATTTATACAAGAGGCAATGGTGCAGAGGGACAAGATATTACTCATTTGCGAAATTATATAACTTTTCCTAATATAAGTGAAAGTAAATTTGCAATTAGAGGTGAATTAATTATATCTAAAAATAATTGGGAATTAATAAAAGATTTAGGAAGCAATGCAAGAAATGTTGTTGCAGGTGCGATTCATTCTAAAATTTTAAATAAAACATTACTTAATAATATTGAATTTTTAGCGTATGATATATTATTTCCAGAAATGAAAATAGAAGATTCTTTTAATTATTTTACTAAAAATAATATTAAATGTGCATATTATAAATTATTACAAGAAAGTGATGTTAATTTAGAAACATTATCTACACATTTAGAATCTAGAAGAAATAATAGTGATTATGAAGTTGATGGTATAGTTATTTATAATAATAAACAACATAAAATAGTGAATGGAAAAAATCCTAAATATGCTTTTGCATTTAAAAGTATTTTAACACATGAACAGGCAGAAGTTATTGTAACAAATGTAGAATGGAATGTATCAATGCATAAATATATGAAACCAATAATTAAATTTAATGAAGTTGTTATATCTGGAGTTAAAATTAAACAGGCAACGGGGTTTAATGGTAAATTTATTAATGATAATATAATTGGTCCAGGTTCTAGAATTGTTATTATTAGAAGTGGTGATGTTATTCCACATGTTTTAAAAGTTTTAAGTGTTAGTTCTAATAATAAACCGAAAATGCCTGAAAATAATTATAGATGGACAGATACGAAAATAGATATTATATTAGATGAAGAAGGTAAAAATAAAGAACAAGATATTAAAAGTTATACTTATTTTATGTCTAAATTAGATATTGGTTTAGTTAAAGAAAGTACAATAAAAAAATTGTATGAAAATGGTTTTGATACATTAGATAAAATATTAAAAATTAAAGTAGATGAATTAGTAAGTCTTGAAGGTTTTCAATTAAAAAGTGCTACAAAAATTGTTGAAAATTTTGAAAAAATAAAAGAGGCTGAATGTGATTTATTATTAGATGCTTCTAATATTTTGGGAAGAGGTTTTGCTCTTAAAAAAATTAAATTAGTAAGTGAGAAATATCCTTTAAATAAAAAAGCAGATATATTAAAATTAACTCTAGATGATTTAGTTAAAATAGATGGAATAGGTAATATAAATGCAAAACAATTTATTGAAAATATTAAAAATTTTTATGAATTTTTAGATAAAATTGGGTATAAATGTGAAAAAAATAAAGATATTAAAGAAGATGTTATTGTTAAAACGGTTTTAAAAGATAATAAATTTATTTTCACAGGATTTAGAAATAAAGATTGGGAAAAATTAATAACTGATAGTGGTGGTAAAGTTGTTACTGCTATTTCTAAAACAACCGATTATTTAGTTGTTAAAAATAAGACAGACAAATCAAGTAAAATTGATAAGGCAAATGAATTAGGTATTAAAATTTTGGATATAGAAGAATTTGAAAAGATGATACAGTAGATTGGTTTTATATTATATGGCAGATAAAATAATCTTTTTATAAATGGAATAACGTTAAACAAATTGAATATAAAAATTGGAAATTAATTAAAAGATATAGAAGATTAATTTTAGATACAAAAAATGGAAAATAGTAAAAAAAATCTTAGTAATTATTATAATGAGTAATTATATAATTGACAAAGATATTAATATAAATGGTAATATAACTATAAGTGATTCTGTAATATATATTAATTCGTTAGATGAATTCAATAAATATAAAGAGAATAATAGTGTAATATCAATAGGTAATTTAATACCAAATAATACTTATATAGGAAATTTAAATATAGATGGGAATTTAATAATATGTTGTTATGATAATTGTTCACAAATTATTTTTAATGGTGATGTTACAACAATAAATACAATTACATTATAATATTATATTTTTCTTTACTTATAAATAATTTGAGAATATAATAACACAAATATAAAATTATAAATTGTATCTACATTAATTCACTTTCTTTAAAAAACATTATTTCTATTTTTAATTCATCTAACATTTCTTTTGATGCAAAAAATGATTTTTTCCATTTTTTACTTAAATTATTCCATTCTGGTTCTACTGTTATTAATAATTTTATACCGGCTTGTATTAAATTCATACAACAATTATGACAAGGAAAACGATTACATACCATTATACTATTTTTTATGTTTGTATTAGTTCGTGATGCTTGAATTATTGCATTTGTTTCTGCGTGAATTACATAATAATCTTTATTTTCTTTTAACCATCTTTTTTTTGTTTCTTTTAATTTTCTAGGTAATCCATTATAACCACAACTTAATTGTATTAAACTTTCATTTTCTAAAATTATACAACCTACCTTTCTTTTTGTATCTTTTGAAAATAATTTCGCTTTGAAATCAGCTTCTTTTAAAAATTTTAATGCTTTATCTCTTTTTATCATAATATTATTTACTTTTTAAATTTTATCCTTATATATAAAAAAAAAGTACATTTCAGTGATTTTATAAAAATTTATAAAACTTTTTTAAAAAATAAAATATTTTTAAGAAATGTACTTTTTTTAATTATACCATAATAAAAAATGATATTATATATTAATACTATATATATAATGTTAAAAGTGACAGATAAAGACTATATCAATTATTCATTATTTAATGGATTATTTAAGAAGTTAAAAGAAAAATATAAAAAAAAAAAAATAAATAGCGATGATGATTTTAATATAACTAGAACAATTACTGAAATGACAGTTATTTCTAAAAATAAATTAAATATGGTTTATTCTAATAGTACAAATAATTTATCAAATTATAAATACTAAAATATTATAATAAATTAAATAAAGACATGGATATTAAAATACCACCAGCATACAAAAACATACATATATATAATGATGGTGAAAATGATAAAATATTAGCTTATGGTTATGATAATAAAAATAGGAAACAAGTAATATATAATCCAGAATTTATAAAAAAACAGAATGAGAAAAAATATAAAAAAATATTAAAATTAAATAAAATATTTAAAACAATTATAGAAGATATTAATATTATTATTAATGAAAAAAAATATAAAAATAATTATGAGATTGCTATTATAATATATTTAATTATAAATTGTGGTTTTCGAATAGGAAATGAAAAATATAAATGTGAAAATAATTCATATGGTATAACAACGTTGGAATATAAACATTTAACATTTAAACATAATAAATTAATAATTGATTTTATAGGTAAAAAAGGTGTCCAAAATATATCGGAATGTACAAATGAAAATATTATTAAATTTTTAAAAAAAGGAAAGAAAAATAATAATGAAAATGATAAAATATTTACAAAAACATCATATGATGTTAATATGTTTTTAAAAAAATATAATAATAAAATTACATCAAAAGATTTAAGAACATGGAACGCAAATAATTTATTATTAAAATATATAAAAACCCCCGAAATAAAAACACATAAAAATCCTGTTAAAAAAGCAATTGAAAAAGTATCAGAACAGTTACATAATAGTTATCATATATGTTTGAAAAGTTATATAAACCCTATTTTAATAGAAAAACTAAAAGAAAAATAATTCATTATATTAAATAATAATGTTAGTTAATCAATTATATTATAGTTGTTTTAATTTATGTGGTATATATATATATGATAGAACACTAGTTGAAATATTTACTGACAAAGCAAGGTGGTATCAACTTCATTTTATAATAAACATGATTGTTGTTCTAAAATTATATGGAACTATTTATAATTTAATAATAGACCCCAAAAATCATTATTTAGTAAATGATAAAAACGATTTAAGTAATTTTTTAAGTAATTATCATATTTGTTTACACGTTTATCATTTATTATGTTTTAAAAATTTAAATTTTTGGGATTACTTTCATCATATATTATTTGTATTTATCGGTATTATACCAGGTATTATATATATTAATTCAAATCAATTGTATTTTCATAAATTTATTTGTGGGGGATTACCCGGAATGATTGAATATGGATCTCTAGTTTTATATAAACACGATATTTTAACAAAATATCAACAAAAAAAAATAAATACAATACTATATACATTTTTTAGATTACCATTATGTGTATTAGGGTCTGTTTATAATATGTTAGCATATTACAATAATTATATAAATGACCCTTTATGGATTACCATATATGTTAATTTAATGTTATATTTAAACGGTACAATATTTACTTATTTAACTTTCGATAGTTTTTATAAATTAAAAAATAGTTAATCAACTGTTTCCATTTGACTTTCAGTTAAATCAATATTTATTTCTTGTTTTTCTTCTGTATTTTTATCTACAACTTCTTCATCATCGGGACATAATCCTAACTTAATTAAATTATACATTCTATTCGCATATACATCTGGTTTTTCAATATTAAATCCTGATGCTAATAGTGATGTATCATAAATAAGATATACTAAATTTTTGAAATTAACATCTACATTCGTTTTATTATATTTATTTAGTAATTCTTTAATAACATCGTGTTGAGTATTTATTTCTAGAATTTTTTTAGAATTCATATTTGCTCTCATATTATTATTACTTAATGCTTGTGCTTTAATAATGCGTTCCATATTAGCAGACCATCCATATTCTTGTGTAACTAAACAACACGGTGATGTGACAAGACGTTTTGATAAAACAACTTTTTCAATTTTATCACTTAAAATTGTTTGCACTGCTTTACAAAAATCATTATATTTTGTTTCATCTTCTTTATTTTCTGAAATATCTAAATCATCAAATGTTGTATTATTTTTAGTAATATTTACCATTTTTTTACCGTCAAATTCTTTTAAACTTTGTATCATATATTCATCTATTGCATCAGTCATATATAATACATCGTAACCATTGCTTGTTAATTTTTCTAAAAATGGAGCATTTTCAATTTGTTTTATTGATTCACCTGTTATAAAATATATATTTTGTTGATTATCTTTCATATTATCAATATATGTTTCTAGTGAAATCATTTTGTCTTTATTATTATATGATTTAAATCTTAATAAATTTGCAATTTTATTTCTATTTACTTCGTCTTCGTGAATACCTAATTTTATATTTTTAGAAAAATTTTCATAAAATTTATTATATTTTTCAACATCATTTGATAATTCAGTAATTGCTTCAATCGCCTTTTTAATAATATTTTTCTTAATTACTTTTACAATCTTATTTTGTTGAAGAATTTCTCTAGAAATATTTAGTGGCAAGTCTTCAGAATCAACAACACCTTTTATAAATGATAACCATTCGGGACACAATGATTCTGAATCATCCGATATAAACACTCTTCTAACATAAAGTTTAATGTTATTACTCTTTTTATTTTTTTGAAATAAATCAAATGGTGCTTTTGAAGGAACATAAATAATTGATTTAAATTCCATTTGACCCTCAACACTAAAATGTTTATAAATTAATGGTTCTTCCCAGTCATTACTAATTGTTTTATAAAATGCATTATATTCATCTTTTTCTACATCATTTGGATTTTTTGTCCAAATTGGTTTTTGTTTATTACATACTTCCCAAACATTTTCAACTCTTTCTACCTTTTTTGTCTTTTTTGGTTTTTCTGTAACATCTTTTTCCTCATCATTAACATCTTCAATTATTGGTTCATCACTTGTAGTGTTATCAATAGTAATTTCTTTGTCAGAAATTGTTTCTATTTTTGTTTCTTCATCTTCTACTTCAACTTCTTCTTCATATTTGTTTTCTACTAAAACAGAAATTGGGTAATTTATAAATTGATTATGCTGCTTAATTAAATTTTGAATAGTAGAAACTTCTAAATATTTTTGTTGGTCATCTTTTAAATATAATTCAATTTTAGTTCCTCTATTTAATTTTTCACCATATTCATCTTTAGTTATAGTAAAAGTTCCACTAGCTGATGATTCCCAAATATATTGTTCATCATCCATATTTTTTGAGGTAACTACAACTTTATTTGCAACTAAATATGAAGCATAAAATCCTACACCAAATTGCCCAATCATGGCAATATCTTTACTATCTTTTAAAGCTTCCGCAAAATTTTTTGTTCCAGATTGTGCAATTGTTCCTAAATTATTTACTAAGTCAGACTTAGTCATACCAATACCACTGTCAGTTATAATTAATTTTTTATTCTGTTTATCTGCTTCAATATTAATATAAAATTTATCATCATTTGATAGTAAAGTTTTATCTTGAATTGATTTATATCTGATTTTATCTAATGCATCTGAACTATTTGATATTAGTTCTCTTAAAAATATATCTTTATTAGAATAAAAAGTATTAATTATTAATGATAATAATTGATTTATTTCGGCTTGAAAAGCAAAAGTTTCCGTATTTCTATTTTCAACTGTAGTTTCTTCAGCAGTTTCTTCAGTAGTTTTTTCTGTAGTTTCTTCCACTGTAGTTTCTTCTACAGTTGTATTTTCTACAGAAGCAGTATAATCATCATTATTATTTGTTTCACTTTCAACAGTTATATTTTCTTGAATATTCTTATCTTCGCTCATTTTAATAATAATTAATTATTTATTTTTATATAATTTTAAAAAATGATATAAATATTTTATTTAATTACTATTAAAGGAGTAATAATTAAATGTACATTGATACAATTATTGAAAATTTAAAAGATATGCTTACAGAAAGAGGAGATAATATTGATGAATTTGAAGAACATGAACGCGAAATTGATAGAGATGAATTTACAAGTGATAATAAAATAATAGAATTTCATACTTCTAATACAACTATTATATTCGCGATGACTAAAAAATTACGAAAAAATATTTTAGATGAATTAAAAATGTATCAAGATGATATTACAAAATTTGTTGAAAAATATAATAATAAAAAAAATATAATTTTAATATTTAATAATGATATAATATCAGCACCAATTTTACAACAATTATCTAAATATGATAAAATGTTACAAAAAAATAATGGTATTTTACAATATTTTTACTGCAAACAATTACTTTTTAATCCAACCAAACACGAATATGTTCCTAAACATACTAAAATTACTTCACAAGATGATATTAATTTAATATTAGAAAAATATTTAGTTAAAAGTAAATTACAATTACCATATATATTAAATACTGATATTATTGCTAAATGGCTAGGATTAAAACAAGGAGATATTGTTAAAATAGATAGATATAATCCAAATAGTGGTGTATATTATTATTATAGATGTTGTATATAAAATATATTTTCTATAAATATATAGTATTATAAGTAATAGAGAATGGAAAATATTTTCAATAACTTAGTATTAGATATTAAAAGTATAGATAATACTGTTACACCAAGTTATAGTATAAGTGAATATAATGATAATATTACACAACTAATATTTACATATAATAATGAAATACCAAATAGTAATATTACAGAATATACTATTAAACTAAATTCAAATGATGAAAATACAAAATTTTTTAAATGTAGTGCATTAATTGTTGCGGGTGGTGGCGGTGGTGGATATAACATTGGTGGCGGTGGTGGTGGTGGTGGTGTTATATATATTGACAATTTTATATTAGAAACTAACAATGAATATAATTTATATGTTGGTAAAGGCGGTAACGGTTGTACAAATAGTTATTATCACGGTGAAAGTGGATATAATAGTGGAATAAACAGTATAGTTGCTGTTGGTGGTGGAGGTGGTTCTTCATATCAATATGGTGACTTAAATAAATTCTTTTTTAATGATAAATTAGAAGATACATATACTTTAAATGAATTAATATCCGCAAATGATAATGGTAAGGGATTATCCGGTGGTAGTGGTGGGGGCTCTTGTTGTATTCAATCTAATATTGAATATTATGAAAATGCTGTAGGGAAATCGAATAAAATAGAAAATTTATTTTCAAGTTACGAAAATTATCATATATTTGGTAATGATGGTAAAAATGGTATTTTTTCTTCAACTGATAATATAAAAAATAATATTAAAATAACTGGTGGTGGGGGAGGTGGTGCAGGTAGTCAAACAACATTATATCAGGATGGGGGTATAGGTATAAATGTAGAAAATATTGTTAATGGTTCGATTTATAATTATTGTTCAATTCTTAAAGAACAAAATGAATGTAGTGAACAAATTATTGATAATTTTGAAAATACCGTTTATAAAGCAATGCGTTCAAGTGAGAATACAAATACAGAAAAATATTATTGGGGGGGTGGTGGTGGCGCTGGTTCATTAAATAATAAAGCTGGTGATGGTGGTAAGGGGGGTGGAGGAGGAGGTGGTTACTATGAATTAAAAAATAATTTTATACAAGATAATTTCAAAGGTAATATAACAGATGATATAACAGGTTTAGCAGAAATAATTAGAAATAAAAATTTAAATATATTAATTGAAAATAATAATGGTGAAACATCATTAAATATTGCTGAAAATTTAGCAAATGGTGGTAATGGTATTCCTCATACAGGTGGTGGAGGAGGTGGTGGTGGCTTATTATCAAATGGTGGCAATGGTGGTTCAGGTATTATAATATTACTTTTACAAAATAATGGATATATACCAGAAAAAGAAGAAGGTGTTTCAGAAGAATTAAATGAAAAATTATTGAATAATATGAAAAATAATAAAAAAATATTAGGAAAAAATTTAAGTTATCTATATAATTATAATGTTAAAGATAATAAAGAATTGTATCATTATATTGATAAATTATATGAAACAGATTTATTAGATAAAAATACAATATTTAAATATAGTTATGACCGCAAATTATATGATATTAAATTACATCAATATATAAAAATAATATTTGATTTAAAAGTTGATTATGATAGTTTTTTATTTTATAGTAAAGCACGTGGCGAAGATAATAAGTATATTGATAATTATAAATTATATGATTATCAAAAAATAATAATATTAATGATTGATATAATAGAAGATTTACTTATATATACAAGAGATAACAAAAATAATTTTGATATATTAAACGATATAGATATACTTAAAATAGAATTTTTAAAAGATGCTGAAGATAATATAATTAAGCGTAATAATTATGATTTTACAAAAAATAACAAAGAAATAATAAAAGAAATAGAAAATCTTAAAGAAAAAATTAAAGAATTAAGAGATAGTAAAACATTAAAAAAAAATATAAATAAACAAGATGAAATAGATAAAGAAATTGTTAAATTAGATAATTTATTGGGAAAAAATAATGAATTATTAAAAAAAAATCAAGAAAAAGATTTATATTATCGTTATAGTGAAAAAATAGTATCAAAAAATAAATTAGAAAAAACATTAACATTATTTATATCAGGTAATAATAATTATAAAGTAGGTAATAACAAAAATATATTAGATAAATTTGTATTATATACTAATAATTCGCCAAATGGCGAGTATAATATAAAAGATTTATTAAATAACAAAAATATGCAGTCGCTTATTGAAAAAGAATTTCCTGATGAAAATAATCAAGACATAAATTCATTTATTAAAATTTATTTATATAGTATAATAAAAGTAAAAAAATATAATTTTGAAAGAAATATAATATCATTATATATATTATTTTCGTTGGTAAATGTATTACAAAATATATATAAAGATTCTGAAAAAATATTGTTAGGTGATAAAATAAAAGATTTTGATTTAACAGCATTTTGTAATAGTGAAAATAATGTTAATAAAATATATTTAAATAGAATTGATAAAATATTAAATGATTGTAAATTATTAACAGGATATAATTTTATAGATAAATATATAGGTAATTATGATATAGATACTGGAACAATAATTCATAATATTAATTATCCAAATATTAAATTAAAAATAAATGAACAAAATAGTGAAAATATACTAAAACATTATAACATAACAAAATATTCAGTTGATGAAAATAATAATGAATATTATAAAATATTAAAAGAAAGTTTTTTAATAGAAATAGATAATGTAAGATATAATATAACAGATTTTAAAATAGAAGAAAATAATATAATAATTGAAATAGATGACAGGGATAGTAATATTAAGAAAAAAGAAAAAGACATTATAAATAATATAACAATAGTACCAAAAGATCATACTTATATAACAAAAACATATAATAATGATGTTGATAAAATTAGAAAATATAATAATATAATTAAAAATTATAAAACTGATTTAGAAATTATAAATAATAAGTATGATAATTATAAACTAAAAGAAAATAAATTTAATAGTAATAAAAATACATATTATTTATTATTAATTATTATAACATTAACAGTTTTTTACATATATTTATTTAATAAAAATCCATATAATACAAGAATATCATTATTTGTTATATTATTTATAATTATATTAACAATTATTTATAATAATTATTATACATTTACTTATATTGAAAATTTTGAAGATAAAGATATACATCATTATTATGAAATTAACATAGTACCTGATAATATAATAGATACAGATAATAATATTAAAATTATATTAGATGATAATGATATTGATAAATTAAAAATAAGAAAAATAGATAATGTAAATGAAGAATATGATATAATAAATTTATTAATATCTAAATTACATATTATTTATAATAAAAATATTGTATCTATTACTAATTTTGAAATAACTACAGATGATTATTATTATTACATTAATGCGATTATAATAGAACAAAATAGTATAACTACAGAAATGTTAAATGCAAGTGATATATTAAAAATAACAATTGTTAAAAAAGATAATAATATAATAACAAAATTATTATCAGAACACGATAATTATATGAAAAATGGATTAAAAGGTGATAGATGTATTAAATTATTAAATTATACAGAGGCATTAAAATTAAATAGCAATGATGAAGATACGGTTAAAATAAATAGACTAGAAAAAACATATAATTTTAGAAATAATATGTTAGATTATATAAATACCAAATTTTTATTTATTAATAAATTTATAGAAACAATTGAAATAGAAAAATCAAATAAAATATCTAATAATATATATAATGCTTTGAAATATGAAAAAAATAATTATAAAAACTATATACAACAATATGAATACAAAAAAAATTATAATACAAATGTAAATAATTTGTACGGGCATAAATTATTAGAAAATGTAGAAAATGTAAATATATTATTAAATATATATTTTATTATAATTATAACATTATTACTATTAAATTTATTTCCTGGTAAATATATATATGTTATGATATTAGCGATTATTTTACTAACTATTACAATAATAATGTATACATATAATATAAATTATCCTACTAGAAAAAAGTCTTATAATTTTTATTGGCAAAAATAAAAATTGATATAAAATATTATTAATATAATATAGTTAATACGTTTATATGAAAACCAGAAGTGCATATAAAAAAAAATATAAAAATTTAAAAAAAACGAAGGATGATAATGATGATTCTAATAGTGATAGCGACAGTGATAGCGACACTGAGTATAAATTAAGTGATACAGAAATTGATTATAATGAAAAAATTGACCGTGAATATGAATATGATATGGAAAAAGACAATAAAAAAGATTATGATAGTATGGATGATTTTATAAATGATGAAGAAGAAGAGGAGGAAGAAGAAGTTGAAAATAAAAAAATAAAACACAATATTGTATTAATATTAAAAAATCAACAATATAATGATACTGAATATGACGATGATGAAGATGATGATATAAATTGTGAAAATAGTTCAGGGAAATGCAAACATGCAAAAAAGAAAAAAAAGTATTCAGATATTGTGTGTAAATATAATAATGAAGAAAGAAAATATTTTAATAATTTATCAGATGATGAGAAAGATAATATTTATAATTTAGAAAAAAATCTTGTAGTAAATACGAATACGGTAATACCATCAAGATTTAAATTTTTAAATTATAATTTTCCACCAATGATAAAAAGTATCTTATTAACTCAATTAGAACAATTAAATAATATGCATAAATCTTCGAGTGAGTATTTCAAATTATGTAATTGGATAAATACATTATCTAAAATACCTATAAATAAATATAATGAATTAAAATTAAATGATATAAATAATGCTACAATGTATTTAGAAAATATTAAAAATATAATAGATAATAATATTTTTGGACACAATGAAACAAAAGAGCAAATAATTAGAATTTTAGCACAATGGATAAGTAATCCAGAAAAAACTGGTTATGTAATAGGAATAAAGGGACCACCTGGTGTAGGTAAAACAAAATTAGTAAAAGAATGTATATGTAAAGCAATGAATTTTCCTTTAGCATTTATTTCTTTAGGAGGAGTTGATGATTCTTCATATTTAAGTGGATTTAATTATACATATGAAGGTTCCAAGTATGGTAAAATATTAGATTGTTTAATAAAAGCTCAAGTTATGAATCCAGTGTTTTTATTCGATGAATTAGATAAAGTATCAGCAACATCAAGGGGCGATGAAATAATAAATACATTAATTCATATAACGGATCCTATTCAAAATGAGAAATTTACTGATAAATATTTCCAAGAAATTGATTTAGATTTATCAAAAGCGATTATTATATTTACATATAATAATGAAGAATTTGTAAATCCAATTTTAAAAGATAGAATGATTACAATTAATGTAAACGGATATAATCCAAAAGAAAAATTAGTAATTGCAAAAAAATATCTTATAAATGAGTTATTACCAAAATATAATATGAAAGAGGGTGATATAATATTTAATGAGAATATATTAGAACATATTATTAATAATTGTAGTATAAATGAATCAGGAGTAAGAAATTTAAAGAGAGCAATTAATAATGTTATATCGTGGGTAAATATGATGAGATATATACCAACTGATGATATTAAAATAGAATTACCTTATGAAATTACGATTAGTTATTATGATAAATATTGTAAAAAGAATATAATAACAAATGAAAAAATAAATACAATGTATTTATAATTATATAAAATAATAGTTTATATATATTATCAATGAAAAAAAATTTATCATTAATATTAGCATGTACTTTTGATGGTGGAATAGGAGTTAACAATAATATTCCTTGGAAAATTTCATCTGATTTAAAAAAATTTAAAAATATAACAAGTACAACAAATCATTCAGAATTAAATAATGCTATTATAATGGGTTCAAATACATATAAATCATTGCCTGTTAGTTATTTACCAAATAGAATTAATATAGTAATTAGTAAAACGAAAGAAATTGAAAAATATAATAAAAATATTAGAGTATTTAGTGATATTAACGAAGCAATAATATATTGTAATTATAATAATTTAATAGAATCGATATTTATTATAGGTGGAGCACAAATTTATAACCATTTTTTAACAAATGATAAACATATTGATAACATATATTTATCATTAATACGTGAAAAATATTTTTGTGATACACATATTGATATGAATATAATATTTCAAAGATTTTATTTTATTAAAGATACAAACTATACACAGGATAACGATAAGTATATTTCATACATATGTAAACGAAAAAATTATAATAAAACATAAGATAATAAGGTTTCAATATATATGGGTTCTCTACCTTTATTAGTTTGAATTAATTTATATTCTAATTCTGTAGCAATATTAATAATATCTATTTTATTTTTATTAGGTAATACTTTAATAATATCTAAAACTAAATCTTTTAATTTAATATTGTATTGAAAACAACTATATGAAAAATTTCTAATTTTTTCAAGATTATAACTTTTTTTATTAAAATCTTTTATAAAACTATAAAGTGGTGGAAAATTTAAAGTACAAAAATCTTTATTTATTAAATGTGGTTCTTTTACTTCAATATCGGCAATAAATATGCAAAAAATTAAGTTACGCGATTTATCATTAATAAGATAATTATTTAATGATTTATTTAAATAGTTTTTAAAAATATATTGAATATCATTATTGCTAAATAATGGTATTCTAAAATTTGTAAAACGACTAATAATAGCTTTTTCAATACTAGATATATTATAACTGGTGCAAATAAAATATGCATTATCAGAAAAACTTTCTAATAATATTTTTAAAACAGAAAAATGTTCTCTTAATATATCAATATGTTTAATAACAATTAAATGTTTACTATTAGTAAGATTTTTACTTTTTAAAATATATAATATGAATTTTGTTAAAAAAGAATAGTCTTTTGGTATCAAAGGATTCATTAAATCTATTTCAAAATAATATTGATTTTGATTATAATATACATTCTTTTCCCATATACATTCCGTTAAACCTAATTTACTAATATTAAATTTATTTTTTAATATTTCATTTAAATATAATTCAATCGGAAATCCATAAACAGAATACAATAATATATTATTTTTAGAATGTGATATAAAATTATATATTTTATATAATTTTTCGTTATTAATTATAATATTTTTAAAATTATTTTCTAATAAATTATAATATGAGTATGAAGTCATATAATATTTTAAATTTAATAATATATAAAAATATTTGTTAAATATTATATATATGTACAATAAAAATCCATATATAATTTTAGGAATTGATAATAATGCTACAATTAGTGAAATTAAAAAAGCATATAAAAAAATAGCATTAGAAAATCATCCTGATAAACATCATTTTTCAAAAGATAAAGATAAGCATGCTGAAAAATTTAGAGAAGCGTCTGAAGCATATAGTTTTTTAATTAATAATAATTCAGAAAATAATGAATATTGGAAAAGTATGTGGGATGATATAAAACATGATTATAATAATGAAAATTCTTTTTTCAAAAATTTAGCAAAAATATTTGTTAATAGTGAATATATTAATAAAAATAATAAAAATATATTTAAATATACCAATTTGCCTATTACTCATAATATTTCTGTAAATGTTAGTTATAATGAAATTTATAATAATTTAGAAAAAAAATTAAGATTAATATTAAAACATATTAATGAACCAATTTATATAAAAATAAAATGTAAAGATGCCTTTCCTATAACAAATAAAATATATATAGATGATGAAGATATAGAACATCAAATTACTATTAAAATTAATTTAAAAAAGTTTAAAAATTTTAAACATATTATTACAGATAATAAAATCGATTTTATTACCACTATTGATTTAAATTTATTAAATATTATTAAAGGATATAATACTAAAATAATGTATATTGATAATACTGAACGATATATATATATACCACCATTTACTTATAATAAATATGAAATAAAGAATTTAGGTATAAATAATGGTTCATTGATTCTTAATATTAATTATATAAAATTAACAGAACAGTATTATAATAAATTAAATGATAATGATAAACATAAATTTTTAGAACTGTTGTATAAAATTTTTAAATAACAGTTAAATCAGATACAATTATTTCTTTATAATTTGTTTTATCTGGACATATATTATTGGTTTTATAATATTTTATTTTATGTCTTGGATAATCTATATTAAATAATGTATTAAATTGTAATAATCCTTCTAAATCGCCATCATATATACTTAAGGGTTGAATATATATAATTTTAGAACCTTTTTTTAATCTTATTCGCATTACACAGCAATTTTTTGATGAATATGTAATAGCAACATAACTACTTAATGATACACTTGTTAAAGTTTTAGAATTAAATAAACCATTTTTAGAATTATCTAAAAAGTGACTATCGGTTGAACCACGATAAAGTACTAAATTATTTTTAATTTTTGGACATATTTTAAATATATTATTTATATCAGTTATATAATATTTTAGTATTTTTGTCCAATTAAATTTATTATAATTATTAATTATATAATCTTCTAATTCTAATCTGGATAAATATTTATATTTATTATCTAATTCATATAAATATTGTTTTATTTGATAGTAAAATAAAATAAAATCACGATTGGTCTTCATTGTTTTTTTGCTAATTATTATACTATCTTCTTTGCGAAAACCATTGTCAATTTTATCTATATTATCACTTAATGTATAATTATTTAATATAAAATTATTTATTATAACATCTCCATCGTGAGTATGACATCGTAGTGTATATATTTGTTCTGTTGTTAATGATTTAATAAATAAATTTTGTTCCGATAACCATTCTTGATAAAAATCTGGGTTAACATTAACATATATTTTATTTATAAATTTTTTATTATAATCATTATATAATAAATCAATTTCAAATGTTATATTTTTAAATTCTACAATATCATCATTATGTGTCTCTGATAAAATATGATTACATAATTTTATACTTTCATATTTAACTTTTTTATTTTTGTATTGAAATTCTTTATTTAATTCTAAATATTTGTAATATGCCTCGCATAATTCTTTGTGTTTTTCATCCATATATATATCATTTTCTTGTAATAATTTATTTTTAGCGATAGATGCTTTTTTTAGTAATTTTGTTGAAACATTTTTAAAAATAGGTGTTGACATATTTCTTATTATTATATAATATTTTTATACGAATATATATATTATTTTTAAAAAATTATATAAAGATTTTGTAATATTAGATATCATAAATGAAAAAAACATCAACTACCGCCGCTACTAAGAAGAAACCCGTCCAAGAAAACAAATCTGCTGCCACTGATAAAAAAGTAGCGGCACCTAAAAAAACACAATCTAAAGTTGTTGAAGAAGTTAAAAAAGTTGAACCGGTTGTAGTTGAAAAATCTCTAGGTGATACTCTAATTTCTGAATTAGGTGAAAAAATTGTATCTGTTCAAGGTGAATTAAAATCAATGCAACAAACACTTAAACTTTTAGTAAAAGAATATGAAAAACAAAAAAAAGTAATTGCTAAAGTTCAAAAAAAAAGAGAAAATGCTAAAAAATCACCATCCGGTTTTGCTAAACCTTGCAAAATTTCATCTGAACTATGTAAATTTGTAGGTGTTCCCGAAGGCACAGAAAAATCTAGAACTGATATTACTAGATATATTAATGCCTATGTAAAAGAAAAAAATCTTAATAATCCAGAAAATCGTAGAGAATTTTTCCCAGATGATAAACTTAGAGCAATTTTAAATGTTAAAGAAAAAGAAAAAGTTACATATTTTATCTTACAAAGACTAATTGCACACCATTTTCCTCTTAGCATCAATAAACAAAATGCCTTAGCCGCACAAGCAGCTGCTGAAGCTGCTGAAGCTGCTAAAAAATAAACACATTTTTTTTATTTAAATATTAATATTTATTAAATATATATAATGGAAACATTTCTTACAAAAGAAAATTGTATCAAATTATTAATTGGAAGTAAAAATTTATTAGAACAAAAATTACAAATAAAAAATATTGACGAGAATGAGTTAAAAACTTTATTAAATAAAATTATTTTAATTATAAAAGATAAATATAATAATAATAATAATGATTTAAAAAAATTAAATAATATATGTTTAACAAATATTAAAAATTATTATGTTAATAAAAAACCAGATAATGTTAAAAATAATTTAGAAACAATTCCTGAAGAAAAAGAAAATAATATTCATAAATTAATTACCGAAGAAACTAAATTAGAAGATAATTTATTAGATTTGAAAATTAAGGAACTTGAATTTTTAAGAGATGAACAAATTCCCGACTATAATATTGAAGATGATTATACTATTAATAATAAAATAAGTAGTGATGTTTCAGGTAATACTATTATTAATTATAATTCTTCAAAAAAAGAGGAAAATACTTTTTATAAAACATTGTTAATTACTTCTATTAATAGAGATTGGTCTTTAAATCCTTTTCGCAATAATATTAATTTTGATACTAAATTATTTAATTTTAATGAATATAAATATTCTTGTTATGGTCTATTATTACCAAGTTACGTTTCTGATTTAACGCCTATTATTAAAATGAATATTAAAAATAATGTAGATGATATTTTTTACAATTTTGTTTGTACTACAAATAATAAAAATAATTGGAATATGTGGAAAACAAATGATAATGTTGATATTATTTTAAATGAAAATTTTTTTAATATAACTTTTTATAATTATACTAATAATGTTTTAGATTTAGGTAATGATAATATTAAAATAAATAATTTTAGTAATTATGATTATCACGGTAAAGATTGTGTTAAAATATCTATTAATTATGATTATTTTAATATTAATAATAACTTATTTAATATTAACGATATTATTTCTATTAAATTAAATAATAATAAATATTTTAATACTAAAATTATTTATATTCAACAACTTAGTAATAATTTTGAATTAATAATTATTAATAATAATATAATTGATTATATTGATAATAATTCTACTATTATGATATGTAAAAATCAATTTAACTTAATGTTAAAATATTATGTTAAATAAATTATAATTGAACTAAATACATATATTATTAAAGTTATTATATCTAATTTATATTTATAATCTATTTTTTCTTCTTCTGTTAATTCATCTGTATTTCTATTTTTTATGTTACTATCTACACTATATATAAAATAGTATATTATTAATATAAATAATATAAATAACGTTATATGTGAAAATATATTAGTGCCATTTATATGTAAATTTAAATAATTAAATAATATTCGTAATTTATAATCATCTATATTAATAAATATTAAAAATCCAAATAATATTATAATATATAATGCTGTATACATAAATAATAAATATTTAAATTGTGTTACATTATTATTATTTAATAAATAATCGCATATATATAATGATAATTGTCTTATAACAAATAATAATATTATAAATATTATTTTGTCTGTTGAACTTATATCTAAAACTACTTCTGGATTTAAATCATTTCTTTTTATTGAATTATAAAAATCACTATCAACTTCTTTTCTTAATTTTGTATTTCTTTTAATATCTTTTATATATTGATTCCATATTCTATTAAATATATTATCAAATGAATTATAATTAACTTCTTCACCACTATTATTTGTAAAACTTACATTTTTAACTTCTGACGGTTCTAATTTATTTTCAATATCATCTAATTTTTGATTTATTGGTTTAGATACTTTAAATTTATAATCATCAAATATAATTGAATTGTGTAATATTTTTAAATCTTTTATTAAATCATTATTATTAAATTCTTTTTGTAAATTATTAAATTCTCTTAATAAATTTTTAATTTCTAATAAATTATCTGTATTATTTCTATCTCTATTATAATGGTCTTCAAATGAATCATTAAAACCTCTATATTGATCATTATTACTATTATTACTATTATTTATTTTATTTATTAAAGTATTATATTTATTATCATATTCAAACTTATATTTTTTAATATATTCATTAAAATCTACTATTTTATTATAAATATCTCGAAATTTTGTTTTAAATTTATTGCTTATTATTTCTAATATATTATCTAAATATTTAATATTGCTTATTTTATCACTTTTGTCATTATATATTATATTATAATTATTTATTAATAATGTTTTTAATTCACTTATAATATCTAATAAACTTTCTGTTGTTTTTAATAGTCCATTTGTACCATTAAATGTTTTATCAATTAAATTATTACTATCTAATAATGCATTATCTATAATATCAATATTTTTGTTATATATTTTACTTAAATTTGAAATAAATTCTCTACTTATTTTTCCATCATCTATTTTAATATCTATTTTATTATATTTTTCAACATTTTTATTTAAATTTTTTATTAAATTATTTAATCCATCATATTGATCATCCCAATATTTATTAAATGATTTATTTAATTCTATTAATTCAGTTCTAAATTTTGATACATTTCTTACTACTATTTGTTTATTTGTTTCATTATTTTCTACTATATTATCTGTTTCTGTTTCTTTTTTATTACCTCCACTCATAAAATTATTACTGAATTCTCTTTCATCACTTTCAAATTCTCTTTTATTATCTGAAAAACTATAACTTTCTGCTTCACTATTACTTTCTGTACTATCATCACTTTCTGTATCAGCATCACTTTTATTTTTTTCTATACTAGCATTTTTTTGCAACAACATTATATTTGTTTTTCCATCTATTTTTTCTTTCATATATTTTAAATATTTATTAAAATTATCTTTATTATCTAGTGTATTACTCGATGTTATGATAGATACATATGTATTTACTAACTCTTCTAAATTATTTTTTTCTTTTTCTATTTTAATTCTTTTGGAACTTATAGAATTTTGAAAATAAGGGTATAAATAATTGTTATATATCTTTTCATTTTTATTTCCCTTTAAATCACTAATAAATTTTGTTAATTCTTCTTTATTTTTATTATATTCATCTACTTTATTTTTTTCTGCAGTTAATTTATTAATTTTATTTTCAATTTGTTCTTTTTTTTTATTATCAGTTTCATCTTTTAATTCATAATTTAATTCTTTTAATTCATTTATTAAATATTTGAATTTAGTTTCATCATAATATTTCTCTATATCGGATAATTTTTCCTTTTTATTTAAATAAATTGAATTTCTTAATAATTCATTTATTAATAAATCGCGCATTGGCTCTTTTGTAGCCATATTTTTTAATATACTCTAAATAAATTAAATATAAACTTTTTTAATAATTTAATGCTATTATTGATGTAAATATCCATGATACAAAACTATATTTATTTAATAATTTTTTAGCATCTTTTATTTTTTTATAATCATAATCTAAATTATTATCACTTTCTTTTGATGATTTTAATATAATTGGTATTGATGCAAATAATAATATAAATAATATATGTACTAAAATACGTCCATTTCTTTTAATCGTTTCACCTGGTATTATATAAAAATAATATAATACATTCGCTAACATACTAAATCCCGTTTTATCATTTAATACACTTGATGTATTATAATTGTATGTTATATTTACTATTACTACTATTAACAATAATAATATTATATATATTGCTGTATATAATATAAACATATTTTGTAATGTTGATATATAACTTGTATTTAGAGACCATTCAATAATTGTTAATGATATTAAACGTATTATAAAGGTTATTACAACAAATAATATTTTATCTTCTTTATTTACATTTAAACTTTTTGTTGGATTTACAATATCATCTATATCATTTAAAATATTATTATATTTATTTAATTTTTCTTTTTCTTTTAAATTATTATCCTTATCAACATTATATAATTTTTCTGAATAATTATATAAATTATCTTTTCCACCTCCTTTTATTAACTTTCCACCACTTTTATCTATATTATATATATTTGATATATCTTCTAATAATTCTTCATTGCTACCGCTATCAATTTTTTCAGAAAACTTTTTTTGCAATAAGTTTTTTATTTTTTTACTTAATTCTACCGCATTTTCCTTTTTAATATCTATATTATCATCTCTTGTTAATTTATCATATAATGATACTAATTTATTAAATTGTTTATCTTCTTCTATAGCATTATCTTCTATATTTTTTAATGAATACATAAATTTTTTTAACACATTTGGGTCTTTTTCTAATATTTTTGTATATCTTTTATAATATGCATATCTTCTTGGATTTAAATTTTTAACGGTTTTATCTGGTAAAACTAAATAAGACAATAATATATCTGTAAATTTATTTTTACTTATATTATCTGGTTTTAAATCAGTTGTTTTTTGAATTTTCATTAAAAAATTATCATTTATTGACTTACTCATAAAAGTTATCACTCCTCTTTATGTAATAACATAAAAAAAATCTTAAAAATATTTTCCTGTTATAATTAAACTATATAATATTGCAATTAATAATAAAATTCCAATTACTATTAATATAAATTTAGAATAAAACGCACCTAATAATTGTTGTATAAATTTTAATAACAACAATAATATAATTCCCCATACTATTAATAATATATACATTATAACTTTCATATTATTATTATTATACGGTTGCCAATCTGCTTCCATATTTCTTATTAAATTAAATAAATTTGTTAAATTACTACATTTTACTTTATTATCATTATTATTATCACAAGAATATTCCGTATCTGGACTTATTTTTTCTATTATATTTTTCTTATTATCAACAACCTTTATAAAAAAATTTATATTATCTAATGTATCATTTTTACTATCATAATTAAATGGAAAATATACAACTGGTAAATTTTTTATTGGCAATTTATTAATATCTTCAATATTTTCTAAATACTCATTATATTCTTCTGAATTACCTATTAGATATATTTTTTTCATTTTTATCTATTACTATTATCTAATATATTTTATTAATATTATACCTAATATATAACTTGTTATTAATAATATTAATAAATAATTTGTTTTTTTACTATTATTTAATGCAACTAATGACATATTTTTATTTGTTGTTTTATTATTTATTTCTATTATTTTATTATATATTTCTATATTATCATTATTATATTTTTCTGTTTCATTATATAATTCATCTATCATATTTTCTAATTCATTTTCCGTTTGATTTTTTACAATAATACTTACCTCTTTTATCATTTCATTATTTTCTTTAAAATTTTTTAACAATGGTATTAAATCATTATTATCATTATACATTTCTATAAAATTATCTATATCATTTATATTATTTTCTAGTAAATTTTTAATATCTTTTTTTGCATTGTTTTTATCAACTATTTTTAATTGACATTTATCTGTAAATATCTGCTCAATATCATTATTACAAAAATGTCTTTTTATTTTATAGTAATTATCATTTATTTTTTTTATATTTTGTAATAATTCACTATTTGTATTTTTCTTTTTTTCATTATAAGGATATATTATATTTTTAATATATTTTTCCTTATTTACATTATTATAATTATTTATAATATAATTACTTATATTATAACGATTTACTACATTATTTGTTAATATTACATTTAATTCAATAAAAAAATTGTCTATATTTTTTATATAATTATTTATATATTTTATTATACTGTTTTTAAATTTTATTGGCGGCAATTCACCTTCAGTATAATCATTATTTAAATATATCAATATTTCTTCTATTGTTAAATTATTTTTTATTTCCGATAATAAATATAAATTATAAACAATTAATTCTATATATTTTTTTATTATATTATTTACTATATCATCATATTCACTTGTTTTATTATTACTATTTGCATATATATCTATTTCTTCTAAAGTTAAATAATCTAATTTATCTTTGTTGTTATAATTTTTATTTAATATTACAGTATGATATAATGATTTTAAAATTATTGATTTGATTTTATCTTTAAATTGTGCTAAATTTACTTTAAAATCACTATATTCTTTTTTTTCTAATATTTCATAATAAATTATATTAATTATTTCATCTTTATTTTTATTAAAACTTTTATTTTCTATTTCTTTTAATAATTTATCTAATAATTTATTGTTACTAAATATTAATGTATTTTTTATTAATGAATATACTTTTTTATAATTTACTAAATTACAATTTTCTTCATATTCTCCTCTACCATAAAATATATTTATTGAATTATTTTTTATCATATTGTTAAAATTATAATTATATTCATCATTATTTTGTTTTATATTTGGATATTTTATTATATTGTTTAATTCTTTTGTATATAAATTTCGATTTAATAAACTATTTATTATTATTGATACAATTCCATCTGCAACATTTTTTGGTATATTATTTTTATTTTTATATTTTAAATATTCATCTTCTATTATTGGATTAAATTTATAATTTACATCATTTAAATGCTGTTTGTAAATATTATTTGGATATTGTATTATATATTTATTTAATAATGTATTATAGTTTATTGTACTATTTATTATAAATAAAACAATAAATAAACATAATAATGGTATTAATGTTTTATCTTTAATATTATTTAGTAAAAATTTATTATAGTATATTTTTGTTATTATATATTCTATTATAAATAATGATATTACAAATATTAATATTATAAATATTAATCCTGATATATCTCTTCTATAATTTGTATCTGTGTTTATAATTATTTTATTTTTTTCTAGTATTTCTGTTGTAACTTTGTTATTATTATTTACTTTATCTTTTAAATTATCTATTTCTTTTATAACTGTTTTTATTATTATATTTATAATACGTTTTTTTTCATTTACATCAATATCTAACACTGTTGTATCATATATTTCATTATATATTTTTGTTATATTTACATTGTTTAAATGACTATTTATAATATTTCTAACTATTTTATCATAATCTATATCATATTTGTCTATCAATATATTATTTATTTTTTCTATTATTTTATTTATTTTATCATATCTAACGTCTTCTAATTTATTTAATTCTCTTGGTAAATTTTTATTTACATTTATTTTGTCTCTACTTAATGTTGGGTCAACATCCACTATTTTTTCAATTTTATTAATATATTTATTATGTTCATTTATCCCAAATATATTTTTTATGTATTTTATTACAATATTATTATCACTGTCATTATTATTTAATATTATATTACTTTTATTATAATTATATAGTATTATAGTATTTGTAATATAGTATAATGTAAATAGATATATAACTGTATAAAATATAAATATAACTATTTCTGTATATTTATTACTATTAATTTCATTTTCAAATTTGGGCAATTCACTATATTTTATTTTTAATAAAACTAAAATTAATGTTATTAATAATAGAGGTTTTAAATTTTTTAATTCCCCTTTATCATTAAATGGTGTTATATTTTCTTTTTTTATTAAATAAAATGTCATCATTATAATTGGATATAACATCGTTAATGAACATATTAATATTATTAAAAATATATATAATTTACTAAATAAACTATAAGAAACAGATGAATCAATTTTACCAAATATATTATATATTAAATAGGATAAATTAAATGAAATAACTATTGTAAATATAATTGATATAATAAGTATAAGTGTCATATAATTATTTTTATTTGTAAAGTCATCATTATTTGTATTTAATAAAACATTGAAACGACTTGTTTCATATTCAAAATATTCATTATTACATAATTTATTTAATATTTTACCATAATCATATGATTTTTGATATTTAATTGTTGTTTTTGTTAATCTATATAACTGTTCAAATATTATTATTATAGCAGTTATATATAGTATATAACTAGTATATAATTTTAACATTTTTGTCCTATTTAATAAATTAAAATAAAAAAAACTTATCTTATTGTATATAAACATACATATATTATAATATATATTAATACTAATAACATTACCATATAAGTAATATTGTCTGTTTCTTGTTTAATTTTTTTAGAATATTCTACATCCATTAAACTATCTGTATTTAATTTAATATCATTATTTGATATATTTTCAGTAATTTTAATATTAAATAATATATTATAAAATTTTTTATAATTATTTATAAACATATTATATTCTGATTCATAATTTATTTCATCTATAAATTCATTATAATTTAACTTATATAATTCTGAACCTTCTAAACCATTTAATACTTTTCTTTGTATTATAACAATATTATTTATTAATTCTCTATTTTTTTCATCATATTTTGTATTTTCTAAATTTAATTTCTTTACATATTCATTATAAAATAATATTTTATTATTTAATCCATGTATATGTTTAATATAATCTTTTGATATATCATTCATATCAAAATCATATATATTTTGAGTATTTTTAGAGAAGTATTTAATTGCCTCTATATTTTCATTTATGTTAATTTTATATTTTTCATCAAAATTAATCATATCATTTACAATATCATCATTTAAAGAATTGTCTATTATATTATTATTTATTTCATGATTATTTATTGTCCCTTTTAATATTATTATTAATTTAGTTAATTTTTCTACATATTCTGTTAATCTTTTATCTTCTTTATCTAAAGTAATTAATTCTTTAATCTCTAATTTATTATATTTATTTTTATGTTTTAATATAACATTATGATTAAAATAAAATTGTAATATTATATTTGCCATTAAATCTTGTAATTTAGAATAATTTTCTGTAACTTCTAATTTTGATTCTTCTTTTTTATTTATTAAACTATTAAGATTTATAGGTGTTAATTCTGAATTTTGAGTATCATTTAATAAGTTATAATTATATTTTATGTAATTTGTTAATTTATTTGTTTTATTGTAATCATTCATATTATAATCATTATAACTTGATAATAAATTATTAATATTTTTAAATCTATTACTTATTATATTTTTGTAATTTGTTACAAATTTATTTATTTTTTCTGTATGATTTTTATCCAATATATAATTTTCTCCATAAAATTGTTGTTTTAATTTTATATCTGTTATAGTTATTTCATTATTATTTATTATTTCATATTCACTTTTATATATTAAATAGTATAATTCTTGAGTTTCTATTATATAATTAATATATTCATCTATAATACTATCTATTAATATTTCATACTTTTTAATTTTAATACTTTCTATATCTGCTAATAATAATTCTCTGTCTTTTTTCGTATATGGTAATATAGTATCAATCTCTTTTGTTAATTTATTATTATTTTTTATATTATTATTAAAATCCAATTTATTTTTTCCTAAATAATTTTTTTTATTTATTATATTATTTATGGAAAAATATATTTTATATTTTAATATTAATTTATATGTATCATAATACTCCTTTTTATTTTTATTATATGCCTCTATTTCTGCTACTGGTGAATATAAAAATATATTTTTAATTATATCGTAAATTATATATCTATTTACAAAAGAGCATTGTTTATTATCATTATTTGTATAAAATATATTTCTATTTTTATTTTTATTATTTAAATAATAAATAATATCATATTCCTTTAATTTATTATATTCTATTTTATCATTTTTGTTATTTAATGTATATTTAAATTCAGGTGTTATATCAATTTCTTCTATATATTTTTGTTTTTTATTTAGTATATTGTAAAATATATCATTATAAAGTATTAATAATATACTATTTGCTATATTTTTATCTACACTTTTACTAATTTTATATTCTATATTATCATTGCTTAAAATATTAGTAAAATTACTATTTATATCAAATAAATGTTGTTTATATAATTCTAAAGGATTATATATTATATTATTATTTATTTCCGTATTTACATTTTTTGTAGCATTTATAATTACAAATATTACAAATAATGCGATTAATGGTATTAATATTAAATTATATAATATTTTTACATCATAACTTTTAAACAAATAACTATCTGTATTTTTCTTATAAAATAATTCATCAAATAAAGTTCCAATATTTATTTCTTCTTTATAATATTTTAGTAATACATTTGATTTATTTATTATTAATAATATTAAAATAAATAATATAACTATTTCTATATAATATATATATATATTAAAATTATAATAATCATCCAGATATATACTATTATAATAGTGTTTTAATCCAAAAATATTTAATAAATAATTTACAAATATATTTTCTTCTTTATTATTTTGTGCATTATTATATTTTAATTGTGTTATTTTATTAATATAAAAATCCAAAATTTTATTTGTATAATGAATTACTGATAAATATATTAGTATCAATGTTATTAAAAATACGTTTGAAAATATTTTATTATTATTTTTAAATAAAATGTAAATATATAATAATATATATCCATATAGTATATAATTTAGTATTTTTTTATCAAATTCTTTTTTATCTATTTTTAATCCTGTTATTAATGGTATATATATTATTGATAATAGACACATTACAAGTGTTAATATATTATAAAATGTTGGACTATTTGTTTCTTTTTTAGTTTTTTGTATTTCTATATACATTACATAAGTTAATAATAAACTAAATAATATACTAAATATGGTACTTAATGCTATAATTAATATATAATTATTCTTATTATTATTGTCATTTTTCATAATATTTTCATCTAAATTATTATATAATTGGTAACGCGATGTTTCATATTCATTATTATTATTTTTGCATATTTTTTTTAAATTATTACCATAATTATGTAAATTTACGTAATTATATGTAAATTGTGTTAGTAATATAATTTGAATAATAATATAAGATGTAATTATTATTGTTGTTATTAATATTATTATTTTTTTTATATTAACTAATTCAACATTACTTAATAAATAGTTATTATATGTTGAACTTATCATATGTCCTTAATAAAAAGTTATAAAATAATTTGATAAAATAATCTTTAATATAATTATGAATAATACTTTTAAAAGATGTCATACAAACTTGTATAGAATGCAATTTGATAATTTAACAAAAAATGAAAACAGATTATTAAATATGAAATATATTAAATATACTTATAATTATAATAATATTGAATACTATTATTTATCTAAAACATTTAGTGATAAAAAAATTGTATATCTTTTATTTCCTGCTTTTCAAAGTTATATGAAATTTAAATATAATATTAGTATATATTCCTCTTCTGATGAAATTTTTATAATTGAATATAATAGCGGTAGAAAAGTAATACATATTTTAGATAAAAATAGGCAAAATATACAAAATTCTGTTGAAACTAAATTGTGGTCTGGACCATCACTTAAAAGAGATTATGAATTTGCTTTAAGTAATAATTTTGAAGTATATTATGCGTTTTGTGTTAATAATTATATTAAAAAAAAACTATTATCTTTTCAACAAAAATATTTAACTTTAAATACAATATTAAATGAATCAAATATTATCGTTTTATTTGGTGAAGATAATAATTACTTTAATACTTTAGATAGTTGGTTAAAATTCTCATTATAAAAAAAGTACATTTCTTAAAAAAAATAAAAATTTATAAAAAGTTTTATAAAATTTAAAAAAAATAAAGAAATGTACTTTTTTTATCCTCTTAAATAAATATAGAATAACAATATATACATTATAAATAAAATAAATAATAATAATATATAATTCTTACTATTCAGTATTGTATACAAATAGTGTAGTAATATTATTAACAATATTATATAAATTATTAATAATAAATTAGTATTTCTATTTAATATTAATGGTGTTTTTATTTCATTTGTATTATTAAATAATAAATTTTTATTTTCTAAATAATATTCTACATAATTAATATCCTCTTTATCACCAATCTGTGTTTTTATTTTATTATTTATTAAATCATAACTATCTAATTCATTTAAATAATATTTATTATTATCTAATATTACATACATATTATCGAAATAGTCTTTAAAAAAATAAGGCGATAATTCATTTAATGTAATATATTTTACAAAATCTAGTTTTTTATATGCCTCTTTTTTTTTATTATTAATCTCTAATGAATTACTTATATTATAAATATTTGATATATTAAATGATAAAATTTCATCGAATGTTTTATCGTTATTTAAATCCTTATTGTAATACTGCAATTGTTGATTTAATATATTATTATCATCATCTAAATATAATAAAGAGTTTAATATTTTATATATTTTACTATATCGATAATAATAATTACTAGTATTTGTTTTATTATTTTCAATAGTTTTTAATTCTATATTAATATTATAATTAATATAACTGTATATTGTATATAATAAGAACAATAATATTACAATTTTATAATTTTTTTTTATTTTAATTAAATATAAAAGTAATAATACAATTATTAATATATTTATTATATTATATGTAACTTTATATTTATATATACTATTATTATATGTACTATTTTCTAAATAATTATATAAATTATATCTATATGTTTCATATTCATATAAAGCATTATTTGTATCTTTACATTGCATACTTGATAAATTTAGATAATCATTATTCCATTTTATTTTTACTAAATTAATTATATTTATTGTTAATAATATTAATATTATTATAAATATTATAATTTTAATCATATCTTCGCCTTAAATTATAATATTATTTTTATTTTAACTTATATTTAATAATTCTGTTATATCATTTATATTACTAGTATTTTGTATTATAACATAAATAATAATACCTACAAATATAGCAGATAATAACAATGAAATTATAAAATACCAACCTAAATTTATTACAAAATTTTCATAATCAAAATAACTATTCGCTATATTTATTTTTTCATTTAATATTGCTATTTTATTATTAACTTCCTTTCTTATATTTTCGGCCCTTTCAATATTGGTTATATTTTTAATAGTAGTAAATTTATAGTAAGATATTAGTTGATTTCGATTTTTATTTGTTAATAAAGAAAAATATGTATCTGTATTATCTAATATTTGCTCTTTATCTGCCATATTTTGTTTAAAATTATCAGTGTAAAAGTAATTTATTATTTTATCTTTTATATTTTTATTAGATGAATATAAATGTTTTATTAATACATATATTAATATATTTTTAATTATAAAATTATCATCCTTTTCACTATTATTTATATAATCTATTACTTTTGTTTCTATTAATTTTGTATTATTTATATTATTATATAATAAATTCGCATAATTTTTATCAATATCATTATTATTATCCATCTGTTTTATTTTATTTATTTCTAAATCAATATGCATTATTGAAACATATGTTGTTAAATAAATACTATATGCTTTCACAAACATATATTTATATATAATCATATTTAATACAATATAAACAAAACATATCAATGCCAATTGTATTTGTATATTAAACAATTTTTGTTTTCCAAATATATTTAAATCAACTTTTGTTTCAGGATTTGATGAAGCTGTTACAAATGATATTACTATAAATAATATAAATGTTAAAATAACAATCATTAAGAATGATAAATATAATTTAATATTCATAAAATTTAATCTCATATTTAAAAAAATATTAAATAATGGTTCGGTATTTTTCTTTTCACTGCTATTTTTTATTTCTAATTCTTTATTTACCATTATTTTAATTTCCTCCATTTTTTGTTTTTTATCAACATCTGTAATTTGTTCTTTATTTTGTTTATCTTCCCAATCTTTGTAATATATATCTACTAATTTTTCTTTATCATTATCTAATATATCTAGTATATTTTCCTTATTTTTATCTTTACCGTAAAATTTATCTAATACTGTTGATAATTTTGTTAAACTATCAGAAGTTGTATTTGTTTCATTGAAAGATGAAAATATTGAAGGTATATTACAAGTATTTACAAATACTATGTAAGATAGTAGTTTATATCTAAATGTATCTTTTGTTAATAAATTATTATGATGTATTTTTCCAATGTCTTCAAAACATTTTGTTATAAATTTTATAACATTTAAAATATTTATTATAACTGTTATAATACATAATACTAATATACTAAAAAATATTATATTATATATAATCATTGTTATTTTATTTAACATTTTTGTATCTAATTCTACATTTCCACCAATTGCTGAAAATGCATCAGTTTTATTTTGAATATTTGTATCTTTACTATGTTTTTGTGTTGAAGTTCCACCTTCATTTATTTGTGATTCACTATTAAAATATCCACTACTTTCATTACTATTCATATTAGATATACCTCCATCCATTTCTGGTTGATTAAAGTTACTATCTATTTTTGGCGAATTAAAATAACTATTAATATTATCAATTATTTTTTGTATTTCTTCATTTATTATATCACACGATTTTTGTAAAATTACACCTTCATTATCTTGCGACTTTATATAATAATCATTATCATCTATCGTTATTTTATATATATCTTTATTACTTAATTTTTTTCCAAATATAGAATCATTTTTCGTTTTATCCCATTCATCTTTTTCTAATATTATAATTTGACTTCCACCGCTAAGTTCTGCTCTTTCTTTAATTTTTTTTATTAAAATATCCTTAACCGTTTTATTATTCATTTCCTTTATATTTTGACCATTAACTTCTTCTAAACTTAATATTTCCCATAATAATAATTTATCATTTTTATGTTGTACTTCTTTTTTTATATTTTCTAAAGAAGTTATTATATTATTTATATTTATATTTTTATCTAATTCTTTTAATTCATTTATAAAATAAATTACTTTATTAATTAACATATTTCCTTCATTAGATGTTAATATTGGTTTATTCCAATGTAAACTTGAAGAACCACCTTTAAATACTAAGTTATTGATATTACTTATTGGTATATTTAAATACATAATTTTTGGTTTTGGGTCTTGTGCATTTTCATAATATATTTTTACTAGAAAATCTATTTTGTCAGTATTTTTTAAGTTATATTTTTTTATTATATTATTTATAATATCCTTTATCTTATTCGCATCATTTATTTTTAATGATATTTCTTCATTTAAATATTTTACACGGTCAACTAATATATTATTTACATTTG